TTGTCGCGGCGGAAATAGATAAGTTTTTAAAAGGGAGTCAGGAATATTATTGTGGTCTAGTATTATATATATATATATATATATATATATATATATAATACGACAACACTGTTATCCTATATTCCATCCCTTTTACTTTTGCCTTGGAATCTTTCCGTCCCTAAAGATAGGGAAGTATAGATGTAGAGAGGTAGATTTGCTGCGGGAATAGAACATTTTAGTGAACCCCAGTTGAGAATAATAAGCACACCCCAGTTTCATTTTCGACTTAGATACTGTCAGCCTGGATATACTTTTTATCATCATTTGCTGTCAACTGATTTACCTTGACAGGATTTTGCTCTTCATGAAGAATTTTTTGCTCAACTTCCCTAAACGTAGGACCGGACTGAAAGAGCAGCACTTACTTTTCCCGTTTTCCATTTTTGGCATTTTTTGGTCATTTTCGACCTTTTTTCATGATAAAACAGTCACTTTTGACATTTTTTGCAATGTTTGTTTACTATTGAATTATCAGCTTTTTTATCGGTATCCATCCCCGTGGCGGAGTCAGAGTTCTTCCCTAAAAGACGGGAAACTGATTTTTGTCATTTTCGACTAAGAATTGCCCTTAAAAATACAATTTCTGGAGTCTTGTTTATTATTGAAACCGATTTTCGACTGTGAAGTCGTCATTTTCACTGGAGATGGTGTCATTTTCGAGGTTGATAACGTGGAACTGGGGTTCTTGAAAAAGAGTGAACTGGGGTTCTGTGTTCATCGTCGATAAAGAGCACTTCTTCCCTGATTGTAGGTGTTTCGTAGATGATACTAAGGTGGTCATTGTTGATGGCTCTTCATATCTGATTTCCAGCCCCTTTTTATATGAAGGTCTAAATATAGGGATTCACTATGGAATACTGTGTTCCCAAGTTAGACAGTTATCAAGGTATCCAGGTCTAAAGTGTAAATAAATGATAAAAATGATTCCTATAATTGGTATATTGGGTATAGTATCAGTAATATGTTCACTAGTAGTTGGTTCCTATCTTTTTCGCCCGCCGCGCACCTCTCTTCTGACACCTTTAGTAGACCATTACTTTTTACTCAAATAGGAAAAGTTAAAATGTTCACCAATTTTTCACCAATTATCCCGTTTTTCGTGGTATAATGGGGTATAAGGTAGGGGTACATCAACCTTAAATAAAAAAGAAAAGGGGTTTTATCAAAATGGGTTCATTAACAAAAAAAGTGTCTTGTCAACAAATGTTTGAACAACTAAGACAGGCAGGTTATTCAACAGCAAGGGTAGCATTCACTAAATACACTAAATATGTAGCAACGAACGAGGCTGAAACTATGTACAACGGTCTTATTCAAAAAAATCAATGTAGTGGTGCACTTGTTAGTTATCGAGTTCTTAATCAAAAAGCAGTAACTGTAAACGGTATCAAACAAACTGAACTAGAAATTACTTGTCAAGATGGTAACGTTTATCAAGTATTAGTAAATGATTATAAATAGAAAGGGGTAAACATATGGTAAAGTTCAACGAAAATGGTGTTGTAAGACAATTATCAGATTGGGGTTATAACTTCACTGATGTAGAATTTACTTGTAACGAAGACAATGAATTAACGTTTACATTCACAGAATTCGCAAAAGTATCTTGTGTAATTGACCTTAATTCATTTACGTATATTGACAGTAGACATATTACTCATAATTTACAAGTTGATTTAATCAATAGTTTGTTAAAAAATATTATTCAATAATCATTCCGCCGCGCCGTCAAGGTTAGGTAAGTGAAAGGAGGTTATCCTAATGGAACAAGATAAAGATATTTGCAAAAATTGTGGTGAAGAATTAGAAGTCTATATGGAACAATTCAAACGTTGTCCTAAATGCGGAAATCTACACGATTTCGATGGAGAAGAATTATAAGGAGGTCAGTATGAGAAAATTATCTAGTAAGCAAGTATTAGTATTCTTACAAGATTACGGATACGATGTACAATCAGTTCAGACAATACGCAAAGACGACAACGTTATCTTCATTTTAAATGAAACCGATACCGTTGTTTTCAACACGGATTGTCAGCTGATTACCAAGTGTGATTGTAGTGAACAACTGGCAGATGATTTATTAGATTTTGTGATGGGTGATTTACTGTAAAAACGTCAGAAGTACTACTTCACTTTCAGCGCAATTGCGCGAAGTGGTACTTCACTTCTTATGGAACTAGAAAATAAAGTTTTTCAACAACAATTTCACGTATAAGTATTGTAATTTCACGTGTTATCAATTATAATGGGTATAGTTAGGAGGTATAATATGTACGACGTTGAAGAATATCAAGCCCGTCAGGCGTTCCTTGGTATGGACAAAGATGAACAAAGAATGTACGCTGATTTACTTAATGTATATGACGGGAGTTACACGGAAGAAGAATTTGAAGACTGTTACGGGATGACCGTACAAGAAGCAGAAAAACAATTTGAATAGGAGGAGAAAGAAAATGAGAATAGAGAATATCGACATTAGTGAAGACACTGAATTTAAGAACAAACAAGGAACTGAAATAACTTTAGATGCAGAAGATGTTTGGAAACAATCGAGACACAAAGGAATGGGTGTCATATATACCTTATTAACTAACTGGAAATCAAATAAGGAATATGGTATTATTGATTTTAAATCTGTTAGTGGTACTGACCTTATTATTGTTTACGTTCGCGGAGATAGAAAGCGTGCGGAATACCTAGTAGAAAACATTCAAGACCAATTAAATCTAAATGATGTACCAAAACTAAAAGTTATCAGTTATACACCAACAAAGATTATTAGATTAGATGTTTGGGACGATGACTTAGAGAATTATGCTGACAGGGAAATACGTGTTGACTTAAATTATGAATTGTAGGGGGACTGACAATGTGTAGAGGCGATGGCACTGACGAGCTAGAAAACATACTTGTTAATCAAAAAGACAGTGGTTTCTGGGTCGAGATTAGATGGGAACATATGGTAGATTCACACTTTTGGTGCGACGATGACGATATGCTAAACCGAAATATATCAAATGGTATCAAACAAGGTTGGGGATTGTTATCAGTTACTAAAGATGAAGTTCCACCAAAAGATAAAACTATTATCAGACTTATTACTGAAGAAGACAATAACGAATTTGATGTATTCCTAATTATAGAAAAAGAAAAGGAAGACCAAATAGAAACTATCGTTAGTGAATTAAGAAGAGAATTTATTGCTTACAAAGAAAGTTGTTTTCAAGATTCAAAAAAACCATCAATAGAAACATTAGATGAATGGTTTATGGATAAGTTTGAAGGTACTGACATCAAAGCACTTCAGAATATTAAAACATTATCAATATGGGAATAATAAACAGGGTCGTAATTGACCTTGTTTTTCTTTGCAATTTCAAAAGTAAATCTAAAGAGTGATATGTTTACCGATAGTTTCTTTTTAAGATTGACTAAATACAATACAAGTTTCTATCTAAACGCCACTCAGACAAATGGTGTAATTGCGCGAAGTGGTAATTCACTTTTGACGCATTTGAGTGTAATTGCGCAAAGTCGTACCTCACTTTTAGCGCAGTTGAAAAGATTAAATAAAAGTTTTCGTATAAAAGTATTGTAATTTCAACGTTTATCAATTATACTGTGTGTGTAGTTATATAATAAGGTTACAGGAAAGGGGAGAACAAGATGGGACACGAAATAGGAGATTATAAAGGATACACTATTGATGCCGACGATTACGGTTGGGTCCGTGTGTTCAAAGACGGTAAATTAGTTAAAGAACAAAAAGGATGCTTCCGTGATGGCTATGATATTATTGATATGTTAGAAGAAAAATAATTCTTATGTTTATCGCGTGGGTTATTATATTATCATTATGTTTATATGAATTTATAATTATATTTAAAGAGGAGATGGAAGAAAGATGAAAGGTACTTATAACAAAGAAACAGGAAAGTATGAACAAACACAAGCACCAAGACCAAAAAATTGGGTTGTTAAAAATCCGACTGAGCCGTATGTAAAAGAAAAATACAACTACGATGATATGTTAGTAAAAGAACTTAAAGACCTTGCTAGAGAACGTAAATTAGTTGGTTTTTCAAAACTTAAAAAAGCAGAGTTAATTCAACTACTAAAAGATAACGAGTAGTATTATGAGTAAAGTCATTAGAACAGTAGAACAACTTAAAAAGAAATACCCTACTGCTAAGTTTATCAAAAACTGGAAAGAGTTACGTGATGTACCAAATGAATCTGATACACATATACTTGAAATTGGTGAATATAGTGGTTGGCTAAAAGCGAAGCATCGAGAAAAATATAAATGCGCTAAAGCAAGAAACAAACATAAATATGAAGATTACTATTTAAGTACTCATACTTTTTATGGTCAGCAATTTGTAACAAGCACTAAAAAGCTTCAGAAGTGTGGTTTCGATGTAGTATTAGATAATTGGGACAAAGAAGTAGAAGAAGTTATATCAGTAGATGGTAATCACGACAAAAGGTTAGAGAGTGTCGAAAAACAACAAAGTGAAGTAAGTGCAAAAGAATACTACGATGAAAATTATTCTTTTGAGAAGGGAGTTTAATATGCCACATTATAACAAGAAATATTATCAACAAAAATTGGTTCAAGCAAGAAAAGATTACGTATGTGATTTATCAGGTCTTTCAATAAACAAAGGAGAACATTATGTTCGTATTACTATTGACGTTGGTAGACCTAGAGTAGGAAGACATAGTCGAATGTACATAGAAAGAGAAGTAAAGCACGTATCAAAAAAAGTTCTTGCTTATAACTCTATGGAATCAATATTAGATGCCACCGGATTATTTGAAAGTGATAACGATAAAATTAATCGTTTAGAAAAAGAAAATATAATATTAAAGAATTTAGTATCAATCTTATTAGGAGGAATGGTATGGAAAAATTAAGAGACGAAGAACTACTTTGGATATTTGCGTACAAAGATGGTAAAGTAAAAGAATACTACGAAGAACACTATGGTGTTTATGATGGAGAGCCTAGTGCGGGGACATTATGTTCTATCTTGTCTCAAATTGTAGATAGAAGAGATGACTGGAAGCAACTTATGCATTTACTCAGAGGCAGTACATCGATGAAAAGAATGCTTATTAAAGAGAATGGAACGTATAAAGAACCAACATTAGAAGAATGGATTGTTTATGGGTTTGGTGTTTGGGCTATTCACGTAACAAGAAATATGATTAACGAATGGTACGGAAGCAACAAGTGGGAAGAAGTTGTCAGGAAAGAGAGGGCTAAGTGGAATAAAGAAATAGTCTTAAAATGTTTAGGATTCGATAACTTTGGTCAAATAGTCTATATCGACGAAGAAACAGATTTCCTATATACTGATATTAACCAAACAGACCCAAACGAACAAGAAGTACAACATTTTAGTGACTTGTATCGAGTTGTAGGAGATTACAACGAACCATTATGTAGTGTCGAAGAGTTATCTGAGTTTAAGAGCGACATTATTATCCTTAAATACGCAGATGGTAGTGAAACAGTACTAAAACGTACGAAAAAATAAAATATTCGTAAAAAAGTATTGTAATTTCTTGTATTATCACTTATAATATTTATGTAACAATAAATAAGGTATTAGAAGGAGGAACAAGAATGGGAGAATTTTATAACAATCAGATTTACGTTACAAGTTGGGCTTCATATAACGAAGGAGCTGGTCGAGGTGGCTGGATTGACTTAGACGTTATAGACGAAGATAACTTTAAACAAAGAATGGAAGAGGTTGGTTTATTTCCAGACACCATAGACGAAGAATTAGTTATTCACGATTACGACGATGAAGAATTTGGTGGTAGACTGTATAAAATGTTTGGCGAATGTTATCCACTTGAGGTTGTTAAGTTTTATCAAAAATGGATTAACTTAACTGACGACCAAAAACTTGAGTTTATTGGTTTATATGAAACAGAAAGCGAAAGAACAGCACTTGAAGCATTGGAAAACGAAGACCTCAGTAATTATTTAATTATGGACGAAGATGCGTTTACTCAATTCTGTGAGGAATGTTTATCTTGTAATTTTACTGATAAAGATAATTGGGAATTAGTAGAAAAGTATATTGATTGGGACAGTGTAAAAAGTGATTATAGTGTAGACCATAACGAATTTGATTATAAAGATAAACATTATTATATGAGAGAACAATAGGAGGAAAAAATGTTAAGATGTCCTAAATGTAAGACACCACTAGTTGCTTCGTTAGAGGTAGAACGTGAATTAACTAAAGAACAATTAAAAATGAGAAACAGTGCTTTCTTTACTTACTTGAGTGAGTATTGATGGTAAAATATATTTGTGAAGAGTGTGGTAAAGACCAATACTCAGCAGATACAAAAAGTAAATCTCCGTGCATTTATTGTGGCGGAAAGGTTAAGAAGGAGGAAAAATGCGTACCAATAGAATATCAACACCCGAAGAAATATTAAAGTTGAGAAACATCACTTGGATGGGTGGTACATACCGAGTTCAGATAACTCCCGATGAGTTAGATAAACTAATTGAAAATGGTTGGGACGAACTGTATCACAACGAAACACCAACGAAAAAAATACTGTCTTACTGTAAAAAGAATAAGCACCTTAGACCATACATTAGACTTGAGGTTATTGTATTCTCTCCGCGAAGAAGAAACTTAGATGCGGATGTTGGTATTAGTCTTGGGGGGATTAGAGTTTATCATCCTGTTGGTAGTAAGCAAACACCAAATGATATAGAAGAATTTGTTCGTATATTTAAAAACAAATATCAAGCACAAGAGTTTTCAGTAAATACAAGAACAAGTGCTTGGTCGTGGGATAATGGATATGAAAAGTTTACTGAGGGTAATTGGCCGCAAAGAACTCAGAAATATATGCGTGCTTGGTGGGATTGATGAGTAGACTTAAAAAGTTATTCTTAATAATAATTCATATAGTATCAGAGACTGATACAATTTAATTTCAAAACCTCCTTTCTGACTTGATTGGAGGTTTTTTGTGTTAACAATTTACTCAAATGTGATTATTTTGTGTTCATAAAGATTATTTTATATATACCCTTGTAATTTCAATGTTTATCAATTATAATAGGTATATACAGTTAAGGGAGGAAAATTAAATTATGGTCTTTGTAAAAAATTGCAGTATTATCAACAGTGGGTATGAGTACTTTGAAACTATGGAAGATTTACACGAATGGAAAAAAGGAAACAGTGATGCTATTAAAGTTCTCGACACCGAAAAAAACGAAGAGATGCAACAACTTAATATTAACGTGGAACAAGGTTTCTTACGTGTCAAGAAAAAAGATGGTACAACTATTTCAATACCGTTCACAAGAGTATTTGTTAACGGAGAAAAAACAACAATCAGTAAATTGTTCAGAAGATATTGGTATAATCTAAAAGATTAAGTAGTAGAATATTACTACTTAACTATCAATAATGTGATTAACACGTAGAATATTACTACTTAATTCTCGTTGTAAACGTTTTCACGTTATATGGTAGTATGTAACACCATAATAACAATGAACGTAAACTGTGGCGCTATTTGGTGGGTATTTCGTACATATTCACCAATAGTTAACCTTATATTATAGGGTAAAAAATAAGCAAAGAAAAAATAAATAACTTTTCTTGTAAAGTACTTGTAATTTCAACGTTTATCACTTATAATATAAGTAGTTAAATAACAAGGGGGTAAAGAAATGAAAGTAAGTAACAATAAGAATTGTGTATTGAAAGTAACTAATGCTTATGATGAGTATATAAATGCAGACGGAGTAGGAAGTTTTAATTTATCTGACGCACCAAGATATACTTATTCAGAAGCCATTGAAGCTAAAAATAAACTTGATAAAAAAGAAATAGAAGTTATCGCAGTTTATGACGCACCTACCGAATTAAAAGCAATTTTCTTTGGTGGAAGATACAATAGAAAAGTTGTTAGTGTTGTTGACCTTTATGCTGAGGCGACAGGCTTAACCGATGACTTAACCGAAGTGAGAGAGAACGGTGGTTTATGTCATAGAAAAGAATTAGACAACCAACCAATCATTAAAGGTTATATCGGACCAATGTGGGACGGTGGAAGACTAAGATATGAAACACAAGAAGTTTATGATATGTTATCACGATAGGAGGTACAAAGATGGGTCAAGTAATTATTGAATGTGGCGGTAAAAGAACATTTGGACAACGAGACAAAGAGATAGCGAAGTTTCGTGAAGCAGTACTTATGTGTGAGGGCAGTGAACAAAGCCGTTATGTCAGTATCTTAATGGCGCTTGAAGCTGGTGCAGAAGTATGTAGTGATGGAGAACCAATTTATAAAGACGAAACGAAAGGAGAAACAGTATGAGAAAAAAGAAATTAAAGTTTCTACAGAATATTGTTCTAAAAGAATTAAAGGAAGACGAGATAGTTGAATTTGTAGTTTCGTTAGTTCATAATAAGGAAGTAACGCTAGCACAAAGAATGGAAATAAAAGATAGGTTAAGTCCAATGACACTTCACGAATTCTTAATTAGAAACGATAGTTGTGTTGACATTTATGTAGATGGCTTTGAGTATATGCCTGCAAGTACTGAGTGTATGAGTAGTGGCTTTGATATGTTTACGGAAGAAGGTAAAGAACAATTTTCTAAGTTCCTGAATGCGACAGTAATTGACCCTTACGAACACTTGCGTAATAGAGGTATTATTCATATCTTAATCGGAGGCACAAAAGAAACTAACGATGAGTACTTGAATAATAATGATGAAGATACTATATGCGAAGAGATACAAGATTTCTTATACGCAATGGCGGGACATATATCAGCATCTAAATATGATAGGTGGTTTAAAGATGAGTATTAAGACTGATATACCAACACCAAAAGAACTACTGATAAAAGCAGTATTAGAATTAGAGTATGATTATAATTGGTACGAGATTTCTGATAACGCTCAAACATCTTTTGGAATAGATGCGCAAAGTTTGAGTAGAGAAGAATTTGTCAAACAATGTGTAATTGCGCTATCAAGTACCACGACTTTTGAGCAAGTTATTATGCGGGCTATTGATGATTTAGAAATGGCTTATGAAAATATAACGACTAGAGATTTCTATAACTATAAAGATTTACTTGATAGTTGTATCATTAGTTACCTAAACGAAAAAGCAAAAAAATATCTTAAAGAAGACTATACAATTATTGTTTGTCAAGACAAGATACTTGTAACCTTTAGAGGAACGTTTATTAAAATGGAACGTAAGAACAGAGAGAAGATAGTATTATTTGATTTTAATGACTTTATGACACACGTATTAGAAAAAATGGGAGATATAATTGAACCGAATGTACGTGCAGATTATTTAGAAGTATATTGTTTGTTCAATACAGTTGTAGTCGAATTAAATTATGAAGATTTAGAAAGGAGAGAGTAATGGTAAAAATCGGACAAGAATTTGTAGTAAACGGTAAGAAGTATGCTTATACAGGAATAACAAGTGGCGGTTCAGTTTTGGCATATAGATTAAAAGATATGTCGCCAAGACGTTTTAAGACCACACTTACTTTAGATAAGGTGCAGGAATTATCTACTGATAACGTACACCAAGATGTTATTGACTTAGTAGAAAAAGAAAAACAAGAAGAACTAGAACGTAAACAAACAATGCACTCTATGACTAAAGGTCAAATCTTTGTTGGAAATGACGGTAATAGGTATGTCTTTGATAGTGTACGTAGAACTAGATTTAATCTAACTTCACTTGATGGAGAAAGAAAATACACTGCTAACGCAACTTTTATCAAAGAAGTATTAGACGAGTATAAAGAATAAAATATAAAAACTTTTCTGCCACCACTCAAAAATGGGTGCCCGTTGTGGTCAGATAAATTAGAGTAGTTTTCAAATCCGGGGGAAGTTTCCTACTCTCATACTAATTATCTCCTTAATAGTAAATAGAACGTAGTGAACTCTATTATTTGGATGGGGAAATAATTAACTCTTGCAAGCGCGTAGGAGTATAAACTAAATCGGCGGGGTCAACGGCTACACCTGACCTAACAAAAAATCGTGTAGCAATTATGGTCAGGTAGCTCAGAAGCGACACCGTTCGTTTGAGGAAGAGCGACGGCTTGAAAACCCGTGCGTCGATGGTTCGAGTCCATCCCTGACCACCACTTTAAAAAAGAAGGAGTAATATAATGATTAGTAAAGAAGAAAGATTATTTTATGCCGAGAAGGACGCTATGGAATTTCGTGCGTACGTAAATAAGTTGGCAAATCATTTTCACACCGTTAAAAAAATGGAAATTGAAAATCCAGAAAACAGGGACGCAACATTCACAAAAGAATTAGTTTACGCAATTGAGGGTTGTGGAATAGTTATCGAAGTATTGGCTAGACATAAAGAAATCAATTCGGGATATGCGTTGGAGAAATTGAATAATGCTAAACTCTATTTAGACCAAGCAATTAGACATTTTAATTCTAAATTACCGCCAAAAGAAACAACGGCTGTCTTGGAGGAAGAAGATGGCGAATAAAAGACCACAAGTTTTTGTATCAAGACACGAAACAGACGAGATGAAAGACAAGGTTATTTGTCGTAACTGTGGACGAGTAGAATACTATGGTAAGATGATTAACCATACGGGTCATACGGCTTGTCCAGTTTGCTATGAAAGTATGAGAAATGAAATTGTTAGTACAAAAGAATCTAATTATGCACAGTATATTATGAAACCACATTTTTATCAGTTATCAAAAGAAGATTACATAAAAAGAATTCAACAATTATTAGGAATAGACAAAGTTCCAAAGGAGGTTTATCGAGGTGAGTAAAAAAGAAATTAAAGATGAAGTAATAATTCCATATGTTTCTATTGTTTATGATACATTAGTAAGTAATAAGAACGAGTGTTATATTGTAGTTGGCGAACAAGCATTGCTAGACGAAGAAGGACATATAGTCTTATTCGAAGATGAACATATGGCACAGATGTATCTTAATGAAGAATTAGGACTTAATGATTCTAGGTATTTTGAATCGGAAGAAAACAACTATTTAAGAATAGTAAAAAGTAGTATTCCAAATGTTCCAGAACAACTTAAATTAGATTACAGTTTAGAAAATAATTCTATTACTTTATATATCAAGTTGATGGTTCCTTTATTTACTCGAGGTGAACAACCAGATTATGATGCTATAGCTATAGAAGCTATGGAAAAATGGGCAACCAATATTGCAGAAGGTATTCCCGAACTTAAAGAAGACATAATGGAAACACTTAATATGGACTGGTATTCTGGAATGAAGTTTGGTGGTCGTCGTTATCATTACTACGCTTTTTTCATTTACTTTTAAAGAACAAATAAAAATATTCATACAAAAGTATTTACATTTCAACAATTATCAAGTATAATATTAGTAGTTAAGTAATACTATATTTAAACGAAGGAGGAAAACTAAATGGGAACATTATCTGAAGTTGCAACAAAAGAAATGTCCGAAGAACGTGCTAACGTTGTAAAACGTGAAGGCGGATTTTGGAGACGTAGACCTTCAGTGGACCTAAGATTAACTTATCCTGACGTTAAAATGCAAGGTATTGTAAAGAACACAGTCATTAAGTTAAAAGGCGTTGCTTATAAAGAATGTGACGCTTTCGAAAGAAGAACTTGTGCTAATCCTATTACCTTGACAGGTAAAGAGATGAATGCGTTACAAGATAAAGTTGATGAAAGACTTAGTGAGATTGCTAAAGAAGAAGAACTAACAAGTTCACAATTAGGTTATATAAACGGACATATGACAAACCATTTTAATGATTATATTACAGTTGAATAACTACTGTTTGACACAGTAGTTTTTCTTTACGACAATTACGAGGAGGTTATACATTGAAATTATTACTCGGACTTATTCTTGGATTGGTACGATTTGCACTTGGTAAATAGTACTTGTTCACCGTGTATTTAGCGCCTGTAACGGTATTCACGGTTACGGGTACGGTTTAGGTACAGTAAAAACAACTTTCACCGTTACAGCGCCAATTACACACCAAAAACAATTATGTTCACAACATTTTATATGTACAATATATTTTAATAGGAGGAAAAGAATGAAAGCGACTTTATTAGAATCAGATAGTTTCCCAGAACAGTTTAATCTAGTAGACTGCCAAATAAGAGGTATTAAAAAAGAATACCGACAAATGTATATCGATGATTTTATTAACGAGATAGACGAAGATGAAGACATTATGGACTTCTCAGTTTGTGTTACGGAAGACCAAGTTGAGGACTTCGACTATGTAGATTATTATTATGATTGGCGATTTGATGAAGACAACTACTACGAAGAACTTAGACAAATAACAAATCCTGATAAACACGAAGGATTCTTAATCGTTTACTACAATGCTAATTGGCAGGGTAGTACAGGAATTAGGATTGAAAAAAATTGGCGTAATATACTTAACTTTGATTATGATGTAACCATTTACCACAAAGCAACTGAGGAAGAAAGTAGACAATTTAATGTCTTTAAAGTTCATAGTCACGATGTACCTATGGGAGGAACTTATCTTGTTATTGGTCTTACGTACGAAGAATTAGAAGTTGTAGAAAATAAAACTTGGGAAGAACAGTCTAGAATAGCTGAGGCTTACCTTAATCTTTATAAAAAAGCATTAGAGGAACAATGAGAATAAATGTTGTTCCAGTCGATAGTCTTAGTGATGTTCACCTAAGGGCTGAGTATAGAGAAATACTAATGGCTCCTCACTATTATCTTCGCAGTAAGAAAAGTAAAAATGGAATCGACTATAAAAGCATTCCCGATACATACACACTAAATAAAGGTCACGCTAAATTCTTTTACAACAAGTTCGGATACATTGCTAGACGGCACAGTGAACTAGAACAAGAGATGATTAGTAGAGGTTACAAGATTAGAGAAGAGAACAGGCTTGAACCGATGTTAGATAAGATACCGTTTGTTATGATGAATGATTATAAACCTACTTACGCGGACTACGTGATTAACATAGGTAGAATACTAACAAGAATAAAGAAAATGTATAATGCAGGAAAAGGTAATTTTTACAAGATGCGTGGTCAGTTACGAACATACAAAGATTGGGAAGACCACTATGATTTGGTTATTAGAAACAAACGAAAAAATCTGTAATTGCGCGAAGTAGTACTTCACTTTTAGCGGAATTGCGCGAAGTCGTAATTAACTTTTGGAGGAAAATAAAATGCAAGTAGAAAAAAATAAAGATGGAAGTTTTACAATAAGTGATATTGTTAACGATGTTTACGTACATAGAAAATATATGGGATTTACACTTAAAGAAGCGAAGGAAATGTTTACCGAACACGTTAGTAACCTAAAAGAAAACCAGAAAAAGTAAAAGTTTTCACACACAAAACACGGTTTTCGTGTTATAATATTTATGTAAACAAGTTAAGGGGGTATAAATGAAACTAGATTTAAAAGACGAGGTAGTAATTGAGTTAAGAGATATAGAAAATAGACCTAACGATATTCGAAGATGTTATGTAGATAACTACACGGAAATAAGTTCGGCTGTCGTTGAATTCTCTTCATTAAAAGAAATAAATGTTTACTACAATGAACTTACTGTAAATTATGATATTTACTATACAGTTAACGACAAAGAAAATACTATTTACTTTACTATGGGTGGACGGTATAATAAGGCTTGCACATTTGAGCCTCACATATCAGCAATTAAATTGTTTGAAAACATAGCCAATAAGTTAGATGCTAAAATTAAGTTAGTTCCTGACTATTACGAAATGCTTAAGAAAATTGGTAGAGAAGACGAAAAGGGGAGAATAACCTCACATTATTACTACAATAGACATAACGAAGAAGAATTTCAAAAGGGTTACGTTGAGTTTAAAAAGAATTGTTTTTACTTAGATGTATTCGACGGAGAAGGTAGTTACAAAGAACAGCTAAACAAAAAAATATCTGATGTTATTTTAAAGCAATTGAACTCACCACTAGAAAGATTGTTTTTACGAGGTTATTGGAAAAAAGACGAATTAAGCACTTTGATGTATTTAAAGTTACCAGATAAAAAACATATGTCACACAGAATAGTAACGTTACTTATGTATTATTTTGATGAGAATATGATTAAAAAATATTTAGATGGGAAGGTGTAATTAAATTGATTGACGGGTATTGGAAGTCATTGACTGTATCATTGTTAGTGGTTATGTTTTGTTCCACAGCGTTGTTCTTAATCAACCTATTGTGGATTATACCAACGGCAATAGCAACTATAGAGTTATTGACAGAAGTTAAAGTATTGTTATCAGTGCTTTGGTTATTAGATTTGGTTCTTTTAACATTGGTAGGCACTGAGTTATTAAAAAAAGATAAGGGTGGTTCCCAAAACCAAAGGAGAAGAAAATGAGTTTTGAAAAAAAAGTTGCAGAATACGTATCAAAAAACAAAGAACAAGGTGAAGTTAATTTAATGGAAGTGGCTGCAGTAGTCGCTGAAGGTAAAAACACCTCAATGAATGGACTACAAGTTATACAAGAACTTCTTGAGTTAGGGATTGTTGCTAGTATTGTTGGTGATGGTAGTCAGCCAGTAATTAAGATTGTTAGGTTGACAGGTAAAAAAGAAGAGGAACTTATGGAAGATGACAGTGAAGTAGAAGAACCTATTCCCGCCGATAATCTTAAAGACCTTATTAAAGGTTCTCAGTATTCACAGAAAGAATTGGCAAAAAGACTTGGTGTTAGTAAGTCGACAATATATAGAGCGACTAAAAATCCCGAGAAGTATGTTGATGTTGTTAATTCCGTATGTGATTTACTTGGTGTAGCAAACTTTATGGAAAAAGAAGAAGAGTGTTGTGAAGACCCAGAACCTAAAGTTGAGGTTTCTGAAGAAGTAAAAGAATATAACTTGGAGGAAATTCAAGGTGTATTGGACGAAAATAAAAAATTAAGAGGTATTGTTATTCGTATTGCTAAAGCCGTAACAAAATCGTTTGTTGACACGCAAAACGAAATAAACGAATTACTACAAGAATTAGAATAATAGAAAGCGGGGAATTAAATTGAAACAAAAAGTGAATTACTTTGGACAATATAATAAACTAATAAATCAGGCGGAAGACATAAGGGAATTTGTTCAAAACGGTGTTATTGTGAACAATTCTGAAATTACAAACTTACTAAAAGTTCAGCGTAAACTTGGTGTTGCTAAGTCGGAATTGAAGGAACTACAAGAAAAAGAAAAACAACTTATGTTAGATATATATTCCCCGGAACTTACACACAAAAACGATAACCTATATTTTCAATACCATAATAAAGCAACAGACATTACATATTACTATGATAACGATGGTTATGAGATTGATGAAGAAGAGTACCACGATAATGGGGAACCTGATAAATATCTTTACCCTATTAAAACGAAAAACAGTGAAGGTTCTTTATATTTAGGATACAACATTAAGAGAGCCTTGGCAGTCTATGGATACTTTAAGTTTAAAATATCGGCAGATAATAGTAGAATAAGTATGAATCTACAGAACTACTACGTGGTTAATTTACTCGATGCTGATGAGAAGTTCTGTTTAAATACCGACGGTGAAATAACTACTGTATTTACGTCAACACTAGCAGCGTCTTTGGATGATGAAGGTATGGTTAGTTCTGTTATTTCGGAGTTCTCAAAAGAATTTTATGGTGTAGATTATATTCCGAAAGTTTACTCGGGGGATTTTTATAGCACAAAGGAAACGGAAAACTTTGAGTTAGTTATTAAAACGGCACCAAAATGGTTTATTGATTTATATTTTAAAGAGTACAAGTTTAGAGGGAAGTTTTATAATAAAGTTAATCATATGTCAAAAATGTTTGGGATTACAAAAGATGTATATAACCTATATAAAGACCAACCTGACCTGCTTATTATGGCTGTTTACTTAGTAAAAGAAAAGGGAATATCTAAACAGGAAGCCGAAGAGATTATCAATAAAGTAGTTGACATAACAAGAGAGTTTGAATTGTTCGGTAAGGGAATGGATACCTATGGTGATTACCATTGGTACATAAACGACAAATGGTTTAACCTGACAAAAGTTATGGATAGAGATTTTATTCATCATTCTCAACACCAATGGTTTGTTTTTTATGAACTTGTTGAGGGTTACTTTGACGAACGTAATAAAATAAGTAACTCATATAGTTTAATGCAGTATTTACAATATGCTAGGGATGCAATTATTGACCAAGGATTTAATGATGTGAGTAGTTTTGTTACTGAGATAACAGACTACATTAGATTTAATTACGAAGACAATTCAGAGCCTGTTGTTAAGCCTGATTATTTACGTAGAGTTCACGATGTTTATGTAGCTAACAGAAAGATAACAGTTAGTGAAGAAGAAAATAAAGCCTTTATGGAAAAATATAAAGATGCTAAAGAGTGGACTAAGAAATACACGAAAAAAGAACTTGCTAAGTTTGAGGAAAAAGATGAGGAAGTTCCCGAAATTAAATACATGATTACTTTCCCTAAAAAAGCAGAAGAATTGAAACGAGAAGGTAACGTTCTTAATCATTGTGTAGGCGGTTACATACCACGTGTCATTAACGGAGAACTATTGATTTACTTCTTACGTAGAATAGACCGTCCTGATGAACCTTTCATTACCGTAGAAGTAAGAGATGGAAAGGTTACTCAAGCGAGAGGTGCTACAAATAGACAAGCCAATAAAGAGATTAAAGAGTATTTAGACGAGTGGACTATGCACTTACGTTTACAAGATAAAAAGAATAAGGCGGTGAAGTAGAAGATGGGTGGAATATTTTTGCCTGGAGATAACACTGATTATGGTGCCGATGAAACGGTCGCAGCACAATCAATTGATGGACTTAGGTGTAGAGAGCCTGTTTATATATTTACTGACGGACAGTTAGATGCAATTAAAAAAATGAGTTCGATACCATTTTATTATTATCCTACTAATATGGGTTACGTTCTCTATCCATCAAAAGTAAAAGTCGTTAATGAAAAAGGAAAGACAGTTAAAGTAGATTACTACTTGTTAGCAAAAAGATACGCAAAGAAACAACGTGGAGTTAAGAAACTACATTTAGAACTTGTTGATGATGATATAGAAACGTATTGTTTTGACGGTTGGAATAACTACGAATCGAGGTTTAATGATGAGTAAACAAAACAAAGAAAATGTTTATTATTTTATCCTTGATATGGACGGAGTATTAGTTGAGTATAGGTACAACGATAAGGTATTTATGACTGATAGAGAACTTAAAAGTGTCGGAGCTTTTCTCAATAGACAACCAGTTGACTACATAATTAAAGCACTTAACGAGTTTAGAAAATACAACAAGGCAGAGTTTCACGTTCTTAGTGTTGCTTATACACCACAAATAGAAAAAGAAAAAAGAATTTGGCTACAAAAAAATGTTCCGTTTATTCTAAAAAACAATGTTCACTTTGTAGCGTCTGCTAAACATAAAGCAAATTATATTGACGAGTTATTTCCTTTACTACAAGAAGACCATAAGGTTATATGGAAAGAGAAACTTAACAAAAAAGATATTATATTGATTGATGATACACACGAAACACTTTATGAAGTTGAAAAAAGAGGTTACACGGTTTGGCATCCAACTACATTAATGAACATTTATTACCACGAATTGTATTTAGAACCAACTATAAAAACCGTGTTATAAACGTGAAGAGTTAAAAGCCTGGGTTATACTAACAAAGTGTAATGAAAACAACACACAACGAGATTTTAACACTTTACTCTTTACATTTAGTGTTATATATGTTATAATAATATATGTGTTTGTGATATGTAACATTGTCTATATATAGGTATTAAGAGTGAACACATATTACAAAATTAAGAAAAGGAGGAAAATAATGCATTTTAACAAAATGAAATACTACCAAGATTACAAAATATTTACTCACAAATATAAGTACGGTGGAGAAGACAAAACTCGTAGATATATGGTTATGAAAGATGGTACTATACTCAATGAGTCAACAGAGAGACCACTTAAGAAATTGATTAGAGAGAAAACACTTGTCGATGGTTCTAAACTCATTCAAGTACAAGTTAGATTACCACAAAAGTTTTATAACTATTCACGAGTTGTAGCTGCTGCTTACTATCCGTTCTTCGATATTGATGACCCAAATCAAGTTATTAGACATAGGAATGGAAAGGTGATGGACTTTAGACCTATTAACCTATACGTAACAGAACGTGCTACACACACAAAATATTTGACAGAGATACAACAACGAGCAATTAGGTGGATACGAGAACACGAAGCAGGATTGTTTGGTCGTAAACCATCGTATCGTATGTTAGCAAAACTATACGGTGTCAGTAAAGACACTATTCAAAAAGTCATAAGGGGGACTTACTAATGAATCCAATTTTAATGATTATTTTATTAATCTTATCAATTATTGTTTATAAAGGTATTGTGAAAGGTATGACAGTTCAGGTACTAAAGAAACAAGACGCGACGTATATAGACGCCGTTCCAATCTTAATTTTATCGTTCGGCTATCCGTTCTTTATTAGTTTTATTGGAATGCTAATGATTAACACTTGGTTCGAACATTATGGTGTTGATTTTCAATTAACATATTGGTCAACATTTCTTGTTTACTTTATATTCTATACGATGTTTAGCGGAAATGATACAGATGTTCGTAGTTAATGAGAGTAACATTGCGCGAAGTCGTAATCCGTTTTTAGCGTTATTACGCAAAGTAATAATTCACTTTTTATAGAATACATAGGAGGAAAAATGAATACAAGTAAATCAAATAAAAAACAATTTATCATGAAAAACATTAAGGAAAAATTACAGTATTTAAAAGATAAAGGTTATGATGTAGCAGGAATCTTTTTACAAGGAAGTCAAAACTACGAACTAGATACGTACACAAAAGAATACAAGAGTGATATTGATTGTAAGGCTTGGATTGTACCTAGTTTAGAAGATTTAATTTTTGGAAAGAAACCAGTGAGTACAACTTTAGTATTGGATAACGACGAGCATATTGACTTAAAAGATATACGACTTGTTGTTGATTTACTTATGGGAGGCAATCCTTCTTACGTTGAACTTATTAACACTGATTACTGTATTTATACCAATGACATTAAATATTTTGTTGAACATAAAGATGAAATAAGTTTAATGAATAAGACAGCATTAGTAAATGCAATAGTTGGAACGTTTAATAATAAAAAGAAAGCCTTTAAACACGTTTATCCTTCACGTAAAGAGTGGCACAATAAATATGGTTTTGACCCTAAGGAACTTCATCATATGTATAGATTACTTTTATTTGCGGACGCAATATTTGAGAACGGTAGAACTTTTAAAGAAGCACTTACTCCAATACTACCTAGACGAAAAGAATTAATGTCTTTAAAAACTGGAGAAAATATTTTTGAGACTGTTAAGAATTTATTATCTTTATATAATATATCAGACATAGACATACGTCTTATGAGTGATGAAGAAAGCGTGGAAACACTTATCGCTTTTTGGGAAGAAGAATTAACTTGGATTAAAAAGAAACACGACAATTATGTTCCAAACGTAGACTTAAAAAATAGGCTAACACTTATTGTTAATGATATACTTCTTAGAAAAACTTATCAGGAAGCCTATGAGGCGTTGGCTAAAGGAGATAAAGATGAGTAATAAAAATATCAAACGTATTATCAATACAATAGTATCTGCACCTATTTGGATGTCTATTTTATTTGTCGCGTTAAAAGTATTTGAAATAATTAGTTGGAGATGGGGTTTTGTTTTACTTCCTCTTATTATAGGAACAACATTGGGATTTACTATTATAATGATAATTATGATATTGTTAATTAAAGCAGAACTAAGGAGTTGATGTTTTAGTGAAAACTTATGAAGATACAGGAATAGGTATTCGTTTAAAAGAAAGAGAACGTAAGCGTTTTATGGATATCATACTAAGTGTCTACCCTTCCAAAAGTAGATTTAAAAGGTGTCTTCATAATATGCCTGACCATCAACTAATGGCTTTTTCTAATAACTTAACTAACAGTGGTAAGGCTTTAGCGACACCGTCAATAGTTTATATGCGATACTTACTTAGTCAAGCAGACGCCGATACGTATATGTTAGATTCCAAAGACGGAGGTTACATCTTTTATCTTGGAGCCACTATGAATAACAAGCGTTTACATAAAAAAGAAGTTTGGCAAGTTGGTAGTGTTGAAACTACTGATAGTTGGAGTATTAAGAAAGTAATAATTGGAATGAAAGAATATAAAAGATTTGTTGGTATGAAACTTCGTATTGACAAACTAAATGATGTATAGGGAGATAAAATGAATAAGAATAAAATTATAAATATAATGACTTGGATGTTCGCAATTATTGTTACTGCGGTATTATTTCTAATGCCCGGAGTTATTTACTTATGGAACCAAGATGTTAATGTCTTTGAGGTTGTTTTTGCGTCTATGGTTTTGTGGACATCAATACTAATTGTTTTGTCTGGAGTCGTTGTGGTTATTGATACATTACACTCTATGATAAATAAAAATTAAAAGGATTGGAGTATATTAAGATGAGAGTTAGAACGCAAGATGGTAGTAAGTTAGTTTTGATTGGCGATATTAGTATTACTGATAGAAAAATTGTCGGAGGTCAAAACACTATTAGGTATCCTATTTGGAATAACAAAACTTGTAAACTTGGAGAATACGAAACAAAAGAAAGAGCTTTAGAAGTTCTAGATGAATTGCAAAAAGCTTGTGACGATTATGATGTTACAATGTATGAATATTATCCACCAGAAAGAATTGAATACATTTACCGCAAATGTTCGAGTTATACAATGCCTAAAGAATAGGGGTAATATTATGAAATTAGTGTTAACTTGGTTAATTTTAATAGTGATATCTTGGATACTGTTTCTTTTGCCAGGATATCTTGCGCACATCGACGCCGAACTTACGTTAGTAAGGGCTATTGGTGTATCGTTGCTCTTTTGGACGGCGCTGTCCGGGTCCATATTTGGGGCTTTTTACATAATAGACAAACTGGGTATTAACTTGCCTTGGCGCAAATAAATAGTAAAAATTGAAGGGAGAAAATATAGATGAACAAAAAGATGTATGAATTACCTATTTCAAAAGAGTACGTTCACACTTGGGGAATAGAGGAAGCAATTAGAGAAATTATGCAGAACGCAATTGACAGTGAAACAGATGGAAATCCGTTACAAGTAACTTATGAAGATGGTTTATTATCAATAAGAAACTATGGTTGTAAACTAGATATCAGTTCTCTTGTTTTAGGAAACACAGGCAAGGGCGATAAGAAATATATTGGTACTTATGGTGAAGGATTTAAGTTAGCCTTAGTCGTATTACTTAGAAACGGTCTTGGTGTTACCATTTCAACAAATGGAGAAAGATGGGAACCAGAATTTAAAAAGAGTAGAAAGTTTAAAATTGATACACTACATATTTATGTAAGTAAAGATGATAATGTTTCAGAGGACGTAATTCAATTTGAAATAAGTGGTTTAGACGTAGATACATTCGAAGAAATTAGAGACCGCAATTTAGCAATGAAACGTTCTCTTGGATACAACGAAGGTCTAACGGTTGAGAGTGAATATGGAAATATTTTACTTGATAAACAATATAAAGGTATGATGTTTGTTAACGGTCTATATGTACAAACAGACAGTTCGTTTCGTTATGGTTACGACTTTAAGCCAGAGTACTTACATTTAGATAGAGACCGTAAAGCAATTAACTATTATAAACTAAGAGAGTTGACTTCTAAAGCAATTACTTCTCAAATGAATATTGAAATCGTAACTACGGCAATGAGTAAAAATGCAGTTGATGTTAGAGATATTATAGACAACCTAGATGATATAACAAAAGAGTTCAAAACTAATTTTGCTAACGACTTTATTAAAAGACACGAATTAGATGAAGATACTTTTGTTGGTACAGAAAAAGAAGTAACTATTGCTAAGAAAGAAAAGTCTTACGTTGTTGAAAGTAAGGCCGTTGCAGCATTAGTTAACTCAGGTTTAGATAAAGAAGACGAGTACAAAGAGATACAACAACGTGTACGAGAATTATCAAAAGAAGAAACTGCGGAGGATTACTTCGAAGGCAGTGATTGGGAACGTGTTGTTAACTTCTTTATTGAGAAAAGACACAAGTTTAACGACGAAGAAATTGGAGAGATTAAAGATATTATTGAAGACTGTTCTTCTTTACATACCTTGTACTTCAGTTACATTGTAGATAAATACTTAGATGAGATGGTGGAATAATATTTGGTTGAACTTATAGGAATACTTGCTACAGCATTTGTATTAATTTCTTTCTTAATGCGTGGAGAAAAACACATAAGATTGATTAACATTTTTGGCGCTGTTACATTCGTTGTTTACGGGGCTTGCATTGGAGCATTTAGCGTTTACTTTATGAATGCTTTGTTAATTTTTATTCATGCTTACTACTTGTATAAATTAAGAAAAGAAAACAAGACATCTAAATGATGTCTTTTTTTTTGTGTTAAAATACTATTGAGCCTATATAGGTACGCTAAATCAATTTTTAGCCTGTGTATTTGCGCGTTACAACGTGAAGACTTGGGTTATAAGTATTGTTACTACACCTACACGGTGAAAACGTTTACAGAGCTAATGTAAAACAATTTACCACGTAATTCAAACGTGTAAACTATGTGGTTCTTTTTGTACACGTATTCAACACACTCCCCTATGTAATACATACAACTATATAAAGAAAACCGTTACAGGCTAAATTGTAACGGTTTATTTTTATGAACTTGTGGTTTACTTAAACGTTTATTTGCGTCATTTGTAACAAGGTTAATTCAAGTAAGTATCTTTTAGGTTCTAACTTTTGACTATCGTAATAAAGCGTTTTCACATCGTGTGTGTATCTTTTAATTAGTTTATCAAGTCGTTTAAAATCTTTATCAACTAAAATTCCCATATGGTTAAGAATCATTTTAATATCATCTTCGTACAAACTACTTGTTCTCAAGTAATCCATATTTCTTGTAACATAATATTTTTGTAAATCGAGAGTAAACATAACCAAGTTCTCAATAAACCTTTCAAAGTCAGTACCTGCCCTATAATACTCCTCAATCAAACTAATAATCTTATCTCTATCTTTTAGTGATACAGCCTTTAATATATCTACAAAGTACTGAGTAGGAAGATAACCTAAAATGTTTTCGACATTTGGAACGGTTAATTCCTGTTCTGCGTTTAAGCAACTTTCTAACATTGTAATACTTAATCTAACACCACCATCAGCAAGTTTAGCAATGTATCTAAGTACGTCGTAATCAACATCTAATTTCTCGCTCTCAATAATACGAACTAAATTATCTGTTATTTCTTGTGTAGTAGGTCTCGTAAAATTAAATCTTTGTGTCCTACTTATAATTGTAGGTATCACTTTATGCGGTTCGGTTGTACAAAGAATAAATATTGCGTGTGCTGGTGGTTCTTCTAATGTCTTTAACAACGCATTCCAAGCGCCCTTACTTAACATATGACACTCGTCAATAATATAAACCTTGTATGATTTTGTCAGTGGTTTATATTTTACATTCTCGGTAATCTTTCTAATGTTTTCAACACCGTTATTACTTGCAGCATCAACCTCAAGTATTTCAGCGTCAATCTTATCGGCAACAATTCTTGCAACAGTTGTTTTTCCTGTTCCACTAGGTCCACTATATAGATAGGCTTTACCCATCTTGTTCTGTTTTATTTGATTTTCAATTACTTCTTTAATAAATTGTTGACCAATAACATCATCAAAAGTTTTCGGTCTATACTTGACCGCTAAAGTTGTATGTTTCATCCTATCGTCTCCTTTATGAAACTAAATAACTATTTACTTCTTGTTTGTACGTGTACGTACATAAGGCTCCTGTAATTGCGCGAAGTCGTATCTCACTTTTTGTGGGTTTTTATTTTTCTTCTAAATGTCCGTTAATTAAAAGTGAAAGTACTTTTTTACCTATTTCTTTATCGACTCCTTGACTATTAATTAAATCAAGCAGTTCCTGTTTGCTATATTCTCCGTTTAATACATTGCCTTTTTCTTGTTCTTTTTCCCACAACTTTTCTACATATCTACTACCCAATTCAAAGTTACCATCATTTACTATGTGTTGTTTGATTAAATAATTTCTTAGTTTTGCGGTGTTAAGCCAAGTATCAAACTTAGCAATGTAAGAAAAGTTTGGATTGTAATCAACGTGTACGTTGGTTTTGTTTGGACTACTTCCCTCTTTAATAAGGTAAGCGTAAACCATAAAAGCGTAGGCTACATACTGTTCCTTATGTCCGTCCTTAGACGGTGTTTTATCCATATTGTTAAGTACATACAATATATCTCTCCAAACAATTAATAACTGGTCCTTAGTCATAACTCTTAATAATTTTGTATCTGGTAATCTATCGGTACTGTTCTCTACTGCCATTAAAATCTTCCTCCTAAAAATGCTTTAGTTCCCGTATCTAAATCCTCAATAACATCAATTAATTTATTATTTATTCCTTGTTCTGTGGGGTCTTTTTTCTGTTCATCTGTTAACTTAGTTTCAAAACTTCTTTTAAGTAGACGTACTTCTACGTCCATACGTGTAATATTAATTCTCTTTTTAAAGTAAACAACTTCATTATCAAATCTACAATCTGTTATAATAAATGTATCAACAACGTTTAAATACCAATCATTAATAATCTTATTTACAACAACATCAATCAACAATGTGTCATTATACTTCCTAAAGTAATTACCTAAATCAATAAGTAACTGTCTTCCCTTGTCATCTTTCTTAGTGTCCCAACCAAAGTATTCTTTAGCGCAGGCTTTTATATGCCCAGCAAAACTGTAAATACGAACAGTTTCTTCTGGATGTTCTTCTATGTATTGGTTAGCCCAAGTATTCTTTCCGACTCCAGCTTTTCCAACTAACATAATAATCTTTTTACCTTTTAACATCAATAAAACTCCCATTCTCCATATTGTGGACGACATATTAATTTTTGCCATCCGCCTTCCCAACTAATAAAAACATCTCCCGTTTCATTTTTATAAAGATTCATTTCAGCTCTTGAACGTCCGTATTGACTTGGAAAAACCACTATACCTCTTTTATATCGTTTCATTGTTTAGCCTCCTCGTGAATGTTGCCTATGACTTCGAGTTCAACATAAGCGTTTTTATTATCTAACGGATAAGCACTGCCATATACAAATGCTTGTAATAGTTCACAACCCACAATATAACTAGCCTCTCTATCTAAATATTCAACCACATCAAGTTTTACACCTTTACTGCTAACTATATCCCCCTCATAAATCTCTACACCACTCTTGTCTTTAAGTCCTGTGTCTTGGCCCAGTGTTTCAGGGATGATTTCTACCATATCAGGTTTATCATTTGTCATACCCCATAGAATATAGTGTTTATCCCATATTCTATAATAATACCCTTGTACCCACTCACCATTATCTACTCTTTTACCTCTAAACTTAATCTCTCTCATCTACCTTACCCCTTTTCATAACTAATTCGACTTCAACTATTTCATACCCATATTTTTCATTATTATTATTGCTATTACTATGGAATTTTTTGGGTTTCTGCCAGTCAAATTTTACTATATTTGATAATTCTGGTTTTACATCTTTGATACTTAAAGTTGGTCGTTTTTTTTTCTAAAAACTCTCTACTTAAAGTTTTCATTTTTTCTCACCTTACCTCTTTAGGCATTGATTTGCGTATCTCAAGCGTTTTCTTGCCTATGAGTATGTTATATGCGTGTTCAGGGTGTATGCTTATCATTGCTTGTTTATTCATCATTTGCCTTCCCTTCATAAAATCGGCCTAACAATATATGACTTTTAGGGTCTATATCACTACTCAATTCAAGTCCACCATTTTTATTCATATAACATAAAGTCCATTCATCAGCATAGAATAACCCGTTTTTATACCAAACTTTATCCCACTCTTTAGTTTTTTTGCCATAGTTTTTTAGACTATCGCACACCTCTTGCTCAGTTGGTGGTCTATTGTCAATGCTGTCCATACGTTCATCAAATCGACCTTGTTCATAACCCTCTTTATATACTTTTCTGCGTTCTTCTTTACTCATCCTCTTCACCTACTAATTGTTTGAGTTCAGATTTTAATTCATTGAACATTCTATCATCTTTGCTAAACCAATCATCTTCACTAAGTTTAGATAAATTGATAATTCTTCTAACTTTATTTTTTAACTCTTTCAACTCTCTCTGTTGTTTGTGTGTTGTGAGTAGTGTTTGTTCGAATAAATCTATATCATCATCAATGGCTTGTAAGGTATCAATGTTAAACCTTGAAATACCTATTTCTTCTAAATATCCCTTGACTCTTTTCAACGCCTCCATAACTTCCTTTTCAGTTGGTGGGGTTAGGGCTTTATCATACACCTTTGAAAAATCTAAACTATATTCATATAATTCATTAAAACTTTTATTTGGGTATCTTTTTGTCATATAATTTATTACATATTCTAATTCTTTATTCATCTTCTTCACCTACTAAACAATCATTAGCGTGTGGCATTTTCGAGTATGCTTCATCAAGTTGTTTTCTCAATTCTTTATTGCTTCTTCTCAACTCTTCTAACTCTTGTAGGGCTTGCTTGATATAATGTAATGCCTCCATTGAATATCTATCTTGTTGTATGTTAGGATTGCTTTCTAAATATCTAATTGCTTCATCGGTTTGCTTAGTCATCATCTTCACCCACTAACTTTTCTAAATCAAACTGTAGATCACTTATACCATCTACCCATTTATTGTATCCACAGTCATAGGGTTTATACCAATTGTCCAATTGATTTAACAATTCTCTAACCTTACTTTTCAACTCACTCAATTCTTTCTCTTGTTGTTGTGATTTGAGTATGTAGGTTTTGATGTTTACATATTCAAAAGTATCACTAAATAGAATATTTTTACCAATTACCACTTTACCCATTCTTTCCAAAGCCTCCATAACCTCACTATCATCACAGTTTTCGATTTGTGTGAGTTTGGAGAAATCTTCAATATATTTTTCTAATAACCATTGAATATTGTTGATGAGGTCAATACTAATTATATAATTACAATTTTCAGTATCGTATTTATGTAAAGGTGTTAATTCATCATCGCTTAACCATTCTTTTGTTTCTTTTATTAGATTAATTCTATTTTCCTTATCTGTTACGTATTTACCGTTCATCTATTTCTCCAATCAATTCCTTTAAATTATATTCTAAATCTTCATAACTATATAAGTTTCCGTTAAAGCCCAAATCATACCAATGTAAACTATCTTTATGTTTATATTTTATAGTTGTGTTTCCATCAGTCCAGTGAGTCGCTTTAAATCGATACACCTTTTTTAAATCTTTAATTTTAAATAAAAACAGTATCGGTATATGAACAACTTTAAATCTATTTACAATTATTTTTTTCATTCGTGAACTCCTCATCTAATACTCGTTCTCTATATCTATCGTATTCAACGTCAACTCGTTCTGCTGGGTCTTCTACATATTCTTCTTCCCAATAACTATTAGGTGGTTCAATCGGTCTCTCTCTTCTAAACAAGGTACTCACAACCTTTCTATTTTAGTTTCTACTTTAAATGAAATATCAGATTCACAATGTTCGCAACAAACAGACCATTTACTAACATGGTTTAATCTAACATCCCCATTACCAAAAAATCTTGGTACAAAATGATTACTATAACTTGTATATTCTCCACAATAAGGACAACGAACAAGTTGCTTAACTTCTTTATAAATTAATCTATACCACCATTTAGATGCATAACTTCTTTTCATTTTTATTTTCCTTTCTTAACCAGATTTCTTAACTTGTAGTAATCTGGCAATACAGTATCTAAAGCCTCAAACAAAGCGTATTCTTTTTTGTCCCCACTTCTAAAGTATCTATTTCTGTATATGTTAAGTAATTCTATAGCCCATTCTCTATCTTTTTTATTTTCTTTTGGTTTAGGGTTAGTTTCTAAGTACATAGATAAAGCCTCTTGCGCTACTTCACACGCCTCTTCTATAGTATCTCCACCACCTGTCAGCCCAGGAAATTCTGGATAACTAACAATATAATTTACTCCGTGTTCGTCTTTTCGTACTGGAGCTATTGTCATAAGATATTTAGTTTCCATTATTGCCTCCCATTGACTTCAATACAAAATTATAAGTATCATCAAATGCCTTTTCCACTTGGTCAACTTTAAAAACAATTCCAGCACTTAATAAATCTGTATGTGCATTTTTGTGAAGCGATAATGTCTCAGTAAACTTATGTGCATAATTAAAATCATATTCATTGTTTTTGTTGTCAATTTTTGGGTATTTATGTCCCCATCTTTTTAAAGAAATAAGTTTCCAAATATCACCCAAGCACTTCATATATACATAATTTTCACTCATATTATTGTCCTTTCAATATGTTTAAAATAAGTATTTCTAAATCAATGTCTACATCAGCCTTACCATACTTAATGTCTCTTTCAATCCTTCCGCACTCTAAAAACCACTTAACAAAAGTATTCATACTATACCTTTTCGCTAACATAACGTTGTTCTTTACTTGGTAGTAGTTAAGTCCTGTGTGGTTTTGTATTTCTTTAATACTGGCGCCTGTATGGGGCTTTATAAGTATTAATGTTTTAAGTTTGTTATACAACAACACCATAAACTTAAACTTACTTTCTCCTAAGTTAATAAGGTCTGAATATAACTTATAAAACTTATCTGAATTACCTACCATTAAATAGTCAAGTGTTTCAAATATTTTATCTTCATAGTCTGCAGAAAAAATCCATGCTACTTTATTATCGGTAAGCTTATTAAAACTATTGAGTAGTTTATTGGTAGTAGCGAGTTTTGTATAATCAGTACTATGTTTTAAAATAGTTCCAATACTTCTACTTGATAACATAGGATACATTCTTTTAAGAATAGCGCTGTTTGTTGGTGGTTGTTCAACAATAAGTTTATTCTTTTTACAGTATTTATATAGAGCACTTCTTTTATCTATTTTTTCGTCTATTATATAAATAGGTAGTTTTGATTTAACAAGTGTTTCTAACTGTTCTTTTTTAATATCACTATTAGTATAGTAATACGTTTTAGTATTAGAAACTGTTGTGAATAGTGGCACATTTCGACATATACTAATAAAGTTATTTATGTCTAAAACCCTTATTGCATTTGGATGTGTTTCTTTAAAATAGTCAACACTACTTATGTACAATTTAAGATTCATTTTTCTCACGTCCTACCAATTCACAAACATAATTAAACAGTTTGCTCTCGGTTAAATTCTTTACTTTGGTTATAGTTCCGCCGCAAGCAAAAAATATATCATATCTAAAAATGGTATTTCCACTCTTTGTCCAATTAAGTACAGGATAAATAAGCATACTATTAACTAGGTATATGTCTTCGTGGTCTTGTCTATTTGCTTGTAAATGAGTTTTCATTTTATGTAGTTGAAAACCATTTCTATCCAAGTGATTATACGTTTCTAGCATCTAATTCCTCCTGTTTTTTAAGTTTCATAAACTGTTCTATCTTTTCTTCCGTTTCTACATTCAATACGGGTTTATCTGTGTTTAAACTTCTTAACTCGGCTAATCTATCTTGTACCGTTGCGCCAAGTAGTATCTGTTCCATAACGTCATAGTCAATAAAGTTATCAAATATGTAAGCGTTAACATCTGTACTAAATACGTTCCATTTTTCTTCTTTGTTTTTAACATAAAATCTAGGCATCATTACACCTCCATAGTATTCAATTTAACAAGTAATTGTTCAAAAGTTCTTTCCCATTTGGTATTATTGTATATAATGTGATGTTTAAATTCTACGCATAACTTAGAGGCCGTATAGTAATCTCGCATTTTTATTATTAACACGTCAATCAGCCATAGTACCATTTTTTTATCACAGTCCATTGTCTCTAATCTGTTTATTATATTAAAGACATTAGCCGTGTTTGCTTTTGTAATTTTGGTAGTAATTAAATCTGCAAGTTTCATCAACTCATCGTATATTCCAGCTTCAATTAAGTACTTCTTATATGTAATATCGCCCGGAGTTTTACAATAACTTATATCAATATTGCCAGCCCTTGTTTCACTATAATGTCGTAGTTCTTTTTCCGTATAAGAATCCATTTTAATTATAGTACATCTACTTAATATTGTAGGTAGTATATTTTCCTTGGTTGTAGCACAAAGAACAAAGGTAATCTTACTGTTCGCTTCTTCAAGTGTTTTAAGTAAAACGTTTTGGACAAGTGGTGTCATATCTTGTACGTTCTCTATACAATAAACACGTCTATAAGAAACATAGTTAGCATTTTCAGTTATGTTTTTAATTTCAGCTATGTTTAAATCTTCAACAACAGCAAAGTCTGCACTTAACTGTTCACTAAGATAATTAGCAAGCGTGGTTTTACCACTACCACTTTTTCCAAGTAATAGTAAACTATTAGGTATTCTATTTTTTAATACAGATATTATCTTAGATTGTCCTATCATACTATTCTCCTGTTCATTTAAGTAAAAACGGGGACGCATACACATCCCCTACCCCCTATGTGTAATACATTTTTATACTGTATTATACCACATAATAACATAATTGTAAAGAGCCTTTCACCAAGTTTTCTTAAAATGGTAAATCATCATGTTCATCAAATTGATGAGAAACATCTGGTTCTTCTTGTTTGTCAATAACGGCAGGCTTATCGTTCCTATGTTCTCCTATTAACGGAAAGTTAACGTTTCTACACATAACCTCTGTAATCCAACGGTCTTCTCCACTTGGAAGTTTGTATGAACGACTCTGTAGTTGTCCTACAACCTCAATCCAATCTCCCTTATCTTTATACTGTGCAACTCTTTCAGCTAATTTACGCCAGCAAACACAACGGAAAAATGATGTTCCATACTCACCGTTTGTTTTATACTCGTGTCTAACTGCTAAATTAAAATTAAGTTTAGATACATTGTCTTGTGTGTATCCCATTACTAAATCTGTTGCAATTCTTCCTGTTAAAATAACTACATTAGCCATTTAGAATTCCCCCAATTCTTTTTGATACTTATCCATATAACGTTCAATATCTTTTGTTCCATTAAAGCCTTGTCCAATGTACACAATATGAGGGAATTTTTCTCCGTGTATTCCCCATTTTTTAAGATAACCAAACCTATTTACATATAACATTGGATTAAATCTATTTCTCATTAGCTGTGCAAATACATTATAGGTAGCCCTAATATCATCGATAGCCCTATGTGTATTTTCACCTTCTACTTGTAATTTATCAATAGCGTTTTTAAGTTTGTGTGGAAAACTATAACGGTCTCTATAAATAGTTAACACATCAATCATATTGTTTACTAATTTATATGGTTCCTCTAGGTGAGTAATCTTAGGACATTTACGTACTTCTTCCTGTGTAAACAAAGCATCAAACTGTGTATTGTAAGCACCGAGTAAACTGTCTATTTCTGTTGTTAAAAAATGATATAACCACCAACCAAACTCTATTCTATCAATACCTTTTTCATCTAATAATTCTTTATCTATTCCTGTAATCTGAGTTATTTTTTCTGGTATTTCTTTGTCGGTTTTAATAAAAATGTCGGCATAAGTTACTTCTTCGTATTTTTTAGTTTCTGGATTCATTTGATAAATTACGTAAGCAAACTCTATTATTTCGTTCTCTTTACAGTCCAATCCTGTTGTCTCCGTATCAATAAATAACAGTCTTGGATACTTTTCTACAAATTGTCTAGTTCCCATTTTCTCCTACTTCCCTGAGATATCGCACACAAAAAGCTCACACAAGTGTGGGTACATATCTCTTCCTATTTCATTTATTAATTTATTTTTTGCTTTTGGTGTTTTTGTATTTGGCATTCTCATATGAAAATCAATTAAGTTGAGTACTTTATTTGTGTCTATGTTTAATTTCGTAAACTCGTCTCTAATGTTTAGAAAACTAAACAGTATTGCTGACATATAAGAACTAACGTGTTCGTGTCCATAATAACTAGATGTACCGTGTTTATTTTTAACCTTAGTATATGGTTTTCCAATATCGTGTAATAAGGCAGCTAATAAAACCTCGTTATCGTGAAATTCACGGGCTCTAATAGACACTTCATAAATATGTTGGTCTAATGTTTTTGTATGATAACTATTATCTTGGTCGTAGTCTTTAATTGTTTTGTACCAAGGATGATTTTCCATTCTAATATATCCTGTGGTAACTGCTTCAACAAAGAAGTCGGTTATTGTAGTTAAACTATTGTCCCAATTATACGTTGAATTTCCACTAATATGATATTCTATTTCCGTAAAGCCCTCTTCTTTTGAAGGAGGGTTAAAACTTCGTAAGTAAGCCTTCAACTTGTCTTCCGGAAAACCTCTTTCTAAATTGTATTTCCATATATCATCGATAGGTCTAAGAACAACTAATGCTTTTATGTTGTTGACATATTTTTTAAAGGTATTAAGTGTATGTTTTCTTATTTTTCGGTTAAGGTTTGTTGCGTCGTAAACAACATTTTTACCATCTTTAAGGTCATCTATTGTTCTACTCCGCATAAGATTGAATACATAATTATTAGCCGACTGGTCATTTTCGTTACCAAGTTTCTCTTTTCTGATTGCATCACTACTGTGAACCACGTAACCAATTCTTTTTAATTCCTTTGCTCTATGACTTTTTCCAGCGCCAGGAAAGCCAATCATCATAATTAATTTATTCATCTTCCAACTCCTTAACGTTCAATATACTTCGGTATTCTTTATACATATACTCACGTATTTTTTGTTTATAGCCTTTATTATCTAACACTGAGAAAACACACGCAATAAGTGTTTTATTTTTACCTTTAGATTCAAAGTGTTTATATATGTCTGACCTATCTAATTTTAAAACCTCAACATCGTTAACCATACGCATAACTTCTAACACGTAAGAATTAAAAACCACGTCTAGTGTTTTATATAAGACATCTAATTCATCTCTAAACTCTTCGTCTATTTCCGCTAAATAGTTTTCGTGTATTTGGTCCTTCCATAATTCTACTTGTTGTTTCATACTAAAACCATATCTTAGTTTATGAACTCGTAAATACTCTGCTCCTTTTAATTTCAGACGTTTTCCGTTTGCGTACTTAATAACAACACCCTCCATATTTTTGTCCCACTCTTTAGCAGATTTCAATAACTCTTTAATGTTAGTATTTCCTTCATACTTATCAACTACTGGAAGGTTACACATAAAACCTTCTAAGCATAAATCTCGGTAATTCATTTCAATACCATTACTATTTCTAATCATACCTAAAATTATTAAGCCTTTTGTTTCTCCATAATCAACAACAATTCTATTATTTGGATAAATAATTTCAGCGAGTATTGTCATCCCTTCATAGTCAAAAGCCAAATTCTCTAACGCTTCTTCAGTAAAGTTTTCTCGCATATAAAAATTAGCAAATCTCGCCTGTTCACTATCGAAACTACCTCTTGTACACCATATAAATGTGTTCTTATGTACAAAGCCAATACCTAGACTGCCGTCCATCTTAATATACGTTTCATATGTTTGTGTTGGTTCTACACAACTCAAGTGTTCATAATCTGTATTTTTAAGTTCGTCTAAATTAAAGAATTTTGAGAAGGGCATAGCAACTATTCTTAACTCTTTTTTATCAATAACTAAGCCCCTACAAGCCAAAGTATATGTATTCCATTTTCTTTCAAATGTTGTTTTTTCAGAATAGTTGTATATCGTTAATTCTGGGAAAAAAGAATTTACGTTTGATTTGATATATCCGTCCGCTACGTATTTGTCCAGTTTGTTAATTACTCTTTGTGGGGATTTATTAAATAACTCTACAAAAGCTTGCTCATTTGTTTTCATATTATTTATAGAAAAACTTGAAGTCAACGGCTTGTAAACTTGTACTCATATCACTACCGTCTTCTTTCATCTTTTCTAACTCTTCCTCGTCTAAAGTTAACGTTAGCCAGTATCTTAATGTAGGGTCATCTTGCTCTGACGTTTTTCTCACTTCTTTATTATGTTTAGTGTATTTACTTGCTGTATTGTGAATAAAGCCCATAGCCTGTTTAGCACTTTCAACTGGTGTTTTGTTAGTGTGGTCTGTGTCTTCAAACTTATCGTAATTTACATTCTTTTCAATTACGTAATGAATTTCTTCCTCTTCCCCATCTTCGTTTTTAATTGTTTTAGGTAAGTAACTAACTTTGAAATATTCTACGTCAGATTCTTCCTCTGGGTCATAGTGTGGATTCTTTTGTTTAATACGTTCCCCTAAAGATAACATATACAAATCTGCTTCGTCCTCTTCTGACAAATGTTCGTGTGATTCTATAATTCCAGAAAATGTTTTGTACGGTTGAAGTTTTTCTCCATCAATACCGAATAGGTAAAGATAATTATACTCCCTAAATGTGAATGTTGTTTCTACTCTTTTCAATGTAATTCTCCTCTCTTATAATATACTTATTTTTACATAGTTATTATACCATATTTATACATCTGTGTAAAGGGTGTTTTTTGTTTTTATCACATTTAAAATCCCGCCCACAAACGTTTTCTCTTGTTTTTACTGTATAACTATTGTATATAATTAAAAAGGGGCGCTACAGCCCCAATTTTAACCTTTAAAATAGATTTGTTTTAACTCTGTAACAAATAAATAACTTATTTTTTTATTAATAAACTTTAAGTCGTCTTTATCTAAGTCTTTATCATCGAATACTTCTTCAATAACGTCCACTCTAAACAAATTAGACAACTTACTTAACAAAGTACTTAAATCTTCATCTTTCCAACGTTTATCTATAATACTTTCATCAATCATTTTATCAACGAATTTTTGAACGCTTATTTCATTAATGCGGTCTTCGACTAATTCGTATAACATTTTTTCTCTTTCACTTAATTTTGGTGGTGTTCTTCTTTTTTTGGGTGTTTGGTTTTCTTTAAACTCTTTGTTAACAAACTTAATTGCTGTCTGTTCTCCAAATCTATTGACATAAGCATAGTCCTTAACAACCACGCCCTCTGGTTTACCATCCGACAAGGTACTTTTTTCCATATAAGATTGAATAAACTCAACGGCATTTTCTGGAAGTAATCCAGCATACCTTACGGGAGCAAAGAATGCGTCTTTAGTTGTCTGAATAAAATAAGTTCCAACCTCGTTGTAACAAGATTGATATTCGCCCTCTAATTCAGAATACAAATCATATAAATAAAACTTATTGTAGGCTTCTTTTTTGTAACCTACTTTATGTTTAACTAGCCACTCGCCAAAGTAGATAACGTGTGGAAACAAGTTGTCTGTTTTTACATTATCCATTACCCAATCGTAAAAACCTCGTAAGTCATTATCTTCATTTAGTTGATTATTTCTACTAAAGCATTCAATTGATTTACCATCTTCAGATAGTTTAAAACTTGCATTTGCTCCATCAATTTTTTCAGAAATAACAACAGACTTAAAACTATCTAATGCTTCTTTTGCCTTAGGTTTTGGGTAAGCAATAATTTTTCGGTATTTCTTCATCTTAATACTCCTCTCTAGTCTATCTTTGAATTAAACGAAACGTGATAAACTGCGTAAGGTCCTAATTGATTCTTGTTGTAGATAATTGCCTGAGCTGCTGGTAAACTATTATAACCAGATTCGTAATGCCAAGCATCTGTTCCTGTGATACTACTAACAACACGTTTTCTTACACCACTTTTTTCGTCAAGATAACTTTTATGGAAATGTCCAACAATCCATTCACTGTATTTTGTTCTTCCCCATAACTCTCTAGCCTCTTGATGCATAATTTCGTATAATCTTTTCTTCTCTTTTTCTCCGTGTGTAAATCCAATAAGGTTTACACCTATTTGTCTATAAGTTCTTGTTCTAATATCAGTATCAATCTTAACGTATCTATTATTATCATACCAACCACGTAACGCCTCAAAAGCATAAAAACTTAACTGCGAATCGTGATTACCTTGTACTAATATAACGTCTACTGGCGCGTACTTAACACAAGTATCTAATGTTTCTTTTAATAACTCTATTCCTAACTTGAATAATTTTTTCCATCTTATGTCTGAGTCAACACGTGTTCCTTTTGTAGTTTCAGAACTTTCGTTATCAAATTGGAAGAAGTCGTTCATATTAGTCGTAACTTTTCCATAATTACGTACGGACTATATCTTCACCTAATAATAGGTGCATAGCGCTTCCACCAACGTATTAATAGTTAGTGTACTTCCTTTCGGAATAGTCTCTACATCTTATTTACTTTTCTCCACTCAAATCCATAAGCAGTATGATTGTGAGGACATTCAGGACTTATTACTTTCCAAATTGTTCCAGTCCTTTTTCCTTTTAACGCAATTTCAGCTTCTACAATGGAATCAAAAGTATTAATGACTTCACCAGTATCTATATCAACTTGTTCAATTTGTATAGAATTGGGATGGTCTTTTCCGGTGGGAAATGTTATTGTCCCATCTTCGATACCTTTTCGTCTACTTTTTCCTTGTTTTGCCCTGTCTTCCTCACTTCTTTTTCTACCAAGTGCAGCCTTTCGCATTTTCTTTTTTGTTTCTTCCGTATGGTTTTTACCAAGAAATGCTCCGTTATTACCGGCTTTTTCGTACCATTTATTTTTCGCTACACTTATTTTTTCCCGAATTTCAGCATGGTTCATTGGGTTATCTTCACCACCGACAGTAGAATTGTAACCATTGTTATAACTGTCGTAATAATCAACACAATAAGCCTCTTTTTCGTTTAACTCTTCGAATGATTCAGCGGTATCAATAATACTCCATATAAACTTATCAAAACCATATTTTCTAATAGCTCTTTGAAAATGTCCATCTTTTAGTTTACTGTTATACTTATGATCTGCTATTCTTTCGTGTAACTTTTTCCGGGTTTGTCCTATATAAACTTTACCGTTTATAATATTTTCTGCTTTATAAATTATCATTTGTTACCTCCTATCAAATTAAAAACAATCTTACATAAATATTATAACATATTGTTTTCAAAATGTCAAGAGGTAATCGTAAATCTTGACACGGGATTGCCCATTTTTTGGAGGGGTCCCCCGTTAGCACTTACTTATTTATTGTTATGTAAGCACACCATTAATAATGTTCACTATGTTTTATGTGAGCCACGTTTTTCTTTAACCCACAGGGAAAATAATTTTTGAAAATCCAGTTCTTGCTGACCTAGACAATAAGTTTTTAACGGCGTATCTAAATCTAGAAATACCAATTTTTATGTCGTAATTCTCTCTAGTTTCTTTTCCCCAAGCAAGTTTACCAATATGAGCATCAAAGATAGGTAGTACTAATACGTTTTCCTCTTTTAATGATACATACTCTGGTATAGAGTGGTCTTTAGGCATAGCCTTAATTTCCTCAAATATTTCTCTAACCTCTTCTGGTTTAATAGTTATTTGATTAATTGGTTCAAACTTAGCAGAAGCAGAATAATTTCTATGTGTAATTGGTGTGTCCTCTGGACCCTTCATAGTTGTATCCCAAGACTTAGTTGTATAGCCTACACATTTCCATTTAGTTTCGTCTAATTCAAACAATTTAACTACTTCTGGTAATGATAAACCAGAAATACTTTTATTCAATTTAATACTTGCGTTTAAATTACCTTTACTGTCCATCTTAGAAGTTCCTGGTGGTAATTCATCAATCTGTTCTTCTTCAACCTCTTTTTTTGGTGTTGGTTTTACACTAAATAATCGGTCAATTTTCTCCTTAATGTAATGTCTCGCTGGGTTATCTGGGTCTTTTAAAAATCTGTATAAAGTTGACCTATTAATGTCAATCATATCCGCAACTTCGCCTTGTGTTAAATTACTATCTCTTATTAGTTTTCTATAATTCATTTACTATTCCTCCCAGTACTCAATTGATTGTGTTTCTTGGTTAGTATTTCTAAATCATTAGAGTACTTACTATATCCAAGTTTAATCATATACCTAAAAACTTGTGACTTCGTATCGTAGTCTCCTTGTCCGTGTAGTTTGTTATAATGACAATCTTTACATAACATACACAAGTTACTAGGCTCTCCAATACCCCCTCGACTTCTCGGAACAATGTGATGACACTCTAATCCACGAGTACCACCACAAACAACGCAACGTCTTTTGTCCCTATTAAATACTTTTTTATATACTGCATCAGTTATTTTACCTAAATCTTTTTGTTTCTTTTTTCTCCGTTTACTCTTCAACTGACTCGTTTTTGTGTACTGCATATACATCCTCCACAGGAACATATTCTGAGTAACGTACAGGCATCTCCATTTCAATACCGTCTATTTCAACCATTTCGTTGTGTGTTTCTATTTGTAAAACATGAGTAACAATACCAAGAGAAACTGCTAAATCATAATCAATATACCAATCTCCACTTCTTTCGTACCATTCCTCTAAAGCATCTTTTCTAATATTTATTTTACTCATAATAAGTTCGTCAATTTTATCTTGTCTTCTTCTAAATTCTTGTGCTGATTGTTGGTGGTTTGTTAGTGTACCACTATGTTGGTATCTCATCTCGTGGTGCATAATTTTAGCGTTTTTACCCATTGTCCTATTGATTCCCGCTAAGAAAACAATAAAGCCACCACTAAATCCAAATCCATCTAAATGTGTGTTAATATTATATTCTTGTATAATATCCCACAACGCAAATGCCTCGTCCATATCTCCACCGTTTGTCTTAATTCTTAGTTGTATGTTTGGTGCATTACCATATGCAAGTATTTCACTAATTAATTTACTTGAAGACTCGGCGGTTAATCCTCCATATAAAAATAGTATTACTGAGCCGTCCTCATCTACTTGCGGTTGTGGGCTAAATGTCGCCATATTCATGTCCTGTTGTTCCATCTAATTCTCCTTTTCGTATTTAAGTATTTGTTAAACCAAAAAGCGCCTAACATACCTATATTATACCATATTTTACAGTTAATGTATAGGGTATAATTTACTTTATTCCTGTTTGTTTATGTGTTTTTCAACTTCCTTGTGCAAGTAGTCGTACAACTTACTATCTTCTTCTAAAAGTTCTATTACAGAAGAGCGTCCTTGGGCTATATTATCTCCATTTAAACTAAACCAAGAACCTTTTCTTTCGACAATTCCGTATTCTATCGCTAAATCTAAAACTTCTCCAACCACATTAATTCCTTTACCAAACTCAATCGTAATAAAAGTCTCCAAAAATGGTCTAGAAACTTTGTTTTTAATACATTTGACTTTAGCAGAAACTTTTTCTCCTTGTTTGTCAAGTTTATTTTTAGGGTCATTCTGTTTCTGTATTCTAAGTCTTTGTGTAGCATAGAATTTAAGGGCTCTTCCTCCTGGCGTTGTTTCTGGGTTTCCAAACATAACACCAACTTTTTCCCTTACTTGATTAACAAAGACAACCAATGTTTTCGTTCTGTTAATTGCAGCCGTTAATTTACGTAAGCCTTGAGACATTAATCTAGCCAATCTAGCAATATTTGTATCGCCCATTTCTCCACGTAAAGTTGCTTCTGGTGTAAGTGCGTCTACACTATCAATAACAACAATACTAACATCGCCACTTCTAATGTAAGCCTCGGCAATTTCAAGTGCTTGTTCTCCACTATCCGGCTGTGTAATAATTAACCTTTCAAAATCTACACCTATGGACTTAGCATATTTAGGGTCTAATGCGTGTTCTGCGTCAATGAATGCTGCGTACATATCTGGGTAGGCTTTTTGAGCCTCTACTATTGCGTGAAGTGTTAGTGTTGTTTTACCACTAGACTCTGGTCCATATATTTCAATTACTCTTCCCATAGGCAATCCGCCACCAGTTATTCGGTCTATATTTAAACTTCCGGAAGATATCCTTTCTACATCAAGAGATTTACCGTCTCCCAATACCATAGCACTTCCTTCACCAAATCTCTTATTGATGTCTTTAAGTGTTTCTTGTATATGTTCTTTATCTTTTTTAGCCATCTTTCCTCCTAATATCTAATTGCTTCTAAAGAAGACAGTAGTTTTTTGAGTGCATTAATTTTTGTTTCGTAGTTATTTCTAAAACCTTTAAACTTAGACATCATAGTTTTACTTTCGTTTACATCCGTCCACAATTCTAATGTATCGTCTTTGGCTAAGTCCTCAAAATATTTACTTGCTGGAAACTTACCTTCTCCAGGATGTTCGGCTTCCCAATCTTCTCTATGTTTCTTTGCAGCAACTGCTTGTTTTGCATCAGCTTTTAACTTAGCATTTTCGTAATTAAGTTCATACCTACTAAGTAACTCTACAATAATTGTTTGTACATCACTAAGAATAACTACTTTGTTTGCTAACTCTATACTGTTATCAGAAACAAGTGCTGCGGCTTCTTTACTTAATTCTATAATTATGTCGGTTAACTTTTGTGTATCATATAATTGTATTGATATAGGGTCTAAATTATACGTATTAGCCATCTTTATTCACCATAACCTTATTGTATTCTTTTACAAACTTATGAAAATTATAATCAAATCTTGTTCGTCTAATGCTAGACCAAAAATCTACGTGTTTAACTTTTCCCGCTTTTATATGTGCTCTAGATATTGATTTTAAATCGCTGTATTTAAGACGTTTTACTTCTTCAATCGGTACAAAATAATGTTCCCCGAACTTAGCGTACTTAATTAATAGACCACACACTTGATTTTTATACTGAGACATTTGTAAAAGTCCTTTATACTGATTATCACTAATGTTTCTTAGTGGTAATGTTCCCGTGCTTGTAGATTTTAATTCTAAGTAAAATGTATAAGGGAAGTAACCAATAATAAAATCACATATATTTTTAACGCCACTCATTCCCCCAACGGCATCATATAATCTTGTTATGGCTACTTCATCCTTACACGATAGTCTAAAGTCCTCTTCAAATAATTTTCCACTATTCATCTATATCAATCTTCAAATCGGGAAATAAATTGGGTGTATAACCATCTTCTTGACATCTTTGTTTATAACTACAATACATACATCTTTTATCGTCAGTACATTTAGGTGGTACTGCACCTTTTTCTTTATAAGATTGAATTGCAAAAATCTTATTTAGAACGGCTTTTTTGTGTTCTTCTCTAACGTGTCTCTCATAAACACGTATCTGGTTATTTTCCCTATTTTCGTAGATATACAACACATCATCTATACCTAATGCCGTACTGTAAGCAGCTGCCTGCATTAAGTGTTCTGGTAACATAGAGTTCTTATTTTCGGCAATAGCGTACTTTCTACTATTCATAGTTTTAATTTCAATAATATAAAACTTACCTTTTAATTTTACTATTCCATCACAAAGAAATCTAGCAGATAGTAATTCAGAAAATAGTTTAGTTTCCATACCACTTTTTTCAATAACAGATGTTCCAACTGGTTTATGTTCCTTAACGTATTCCTCTACGTCTATCCATTCAATATCTAAACCTGTCTTTTTCATCTCTGTTAACGTTGTTTGTATTCTTTCGTGTCTATCTGTTCCCGCATCAGTAATTGCAGCCCAACTACCTAATAAATGTTCTGGTGTACTAAGATTTGGTTCTGGTTTAATACCATTAATCATATAATAAATCTCTCTACTACATTTATTTAATGAGCTGGGACTAAACATATCTACTTTTGGTTCTCTTGGTGGGTGTTGTAAAAGCACCGTTTTATAATAGTACATTTCAAATTCTTGACCAAGTGTTTTTTCTGACTGCGATAATACAATTTTCTTTGCTAAATCTTTTAATCCCATTTTAGTCCTCCATACTTGCTAATAATTGTGTCAATCCATCTGAAGTTAATTTTATAGCTTCTAAATCATCGCTACCAAAATGAACAGTAATATCTTCTTGGTGTTTACCTACCAACTCTTTCAAATCTCCGGCATCAAATTGTTTACTGTATTCTAGTTCTGTATCATCTGTTGTTCCAATAGGTTCAAACGTTTTCTTTTTTGGATTTAAAGATAACGTAATTTCTCCATCTTTAACATTAAAATAAACAGTGATTTCATTAAATACTTGTAACCTTTCTAAAGCAGATAACAAATCGTTTTGGTTTATAACTAATGTATGTTCAAACTCTGTTGCTAATACACCAGCAATAGCTGGGAATGTATCGTGTCCAGGCTGAACAGGACCATAAATTAACTTTGTTGGAGTTTTAATAATGTTAATTCCATTGTTACAATAAATATTTGCTTCCTCGTCTGTAAATGTTCCATATAAGTCAACCATTCTTGTTGTTAAATAAAAAGAATCGTCTGTTTCTTTTTCTGTTTCTACACAACTTAGTTTAGAGCTGTTTGTGGTGTTAATTACCTTATCGTCTACTAAATACCCCATTAAACGTGTGTCAACAACCAGTTTACTTAAACCAGCTTGCGCTGTAACAAACTTATTTATTGGAGGTAGTACCATAGTAGGTATATCCTCTCGTGTAGCGCCTTCCTCTACTTCCATAAGTTCGTCAAATGTTGAATATGGTACTAATTCGGTTTCTATTTGGAACGAATATGTTCCGCCACAGTATAAAGTAACTAATTTTTCGTCTACTTTAATTTTTGTTTTGTCTTCTTGTAGTTTACTAACTAGTTGTAGTAATCTTTCTCCGTCGACACTAACATTAAACTCTTCTGTAATACCATAATCCTTTATAATTTTATGAACAAATACATTACTTCCGTCATTAACAATAAAACTTAATTCTTCTTCTGTTCCTTTAATCATAATATATCCAGAGTAAGGCAAGAACTTATTCTTAACCAAACCCTTTGATACTCTTTTAACTATGGTTGCTAAAGCAACCGTTCCTATTGTAAATTCCTGCATCTTTTCCTCCTAAAATAGTGTGTTTTTCTTTTTACGTAAGTGATACTTGCAAACATAGTTTTTACTTCTTTCGTCCAACCACTTAATATTAAATAAGGTTCTTTTCTTATAGTCCTTACTTAACTCTTCGTATGTGTAACCATATTTAGAAATGAACTCATCTATTTTTTCTTTGACTGGCGGTGATTGGTTTTCATAGTGGTTTTTCTTTTCCGTACTTTTCTCACTTACTAATATAGGTCCAAACTCACTCATTATTCCACCGTTTGCGCTAACCATTATCCAACTACTTGCATCGGCACTATAAAGAGGAAACTTTTCACTTAATTTAAAATCTTGAACTCCCAATGCGTGTATCTTAACATCTGGGTTACTACTTCTAGTTATTTCATTAAATATAACTTCTAACTTAGCTTCTTTTTCCGCTTTTGTTTTTCCAACAATGTTACCAATAGCAATCATGTCTATTTTTGGTTCGAACTCAAGTAATCTTCTTAGTATATTAATATCTGAACCAGCGTGAAAAACAGGAACTAATTTGTCAGGACTTTTTACACGTTCTCTCATATAAAGATAATTATTCCAAGTAACTTGGTTAGACGCTAGTCTTTCTTTTGGTGTTGGTGTGTATCCTTTTTTTCCTGGAATTTCATCGACCTGAATAAAATGGTCTATTCCATCGTCCCACTTATTAACATATTCAATATACTCATCAATATCAACTTCTGTGTTCTTAGTCCACGCTGTAAACGCACCACTATCTAAAAATGTTTTTAGACCTTCTTTGCATCTTTTTTCAAACATTTTTTTATCATTCCAATAACTTAATAACCTTAATAAGCCGTGCTCGTTTATATACTCGTCGGCCTCAGGACACTGTATCCCGGCATAGTAGGTATTAAACTTTCCCATTACGCTTTTATATTGTGATACTTAGAACGTAAGTGTTCGTAAACAGTCACAATATCTCCTTCTTCTTTTTTTCCACGTCCATAAGAACCACTTTTTATTTTTGGAATGATATTTTTTTCTAAGTAGTTTAAAATACGAACTTCTTTTTCCTTATCGAATGTCATACCTTCCATATAAAATGTAACAAACTTACGGAAACAAGGTTTACAAGACCAGCATTCTGTACCGTCTTCTTGTGGATTATAACAACTAAAACTACTTTCCCAAGCCTCTTCTAAAGTACCGTTCATAGTTAAGTATTGTTCTAATAAATCTCCTTTTGTGTAATCTTTAAAATCGAGATTTATTCTAAAGTGTTTTTGTTTAGTCCACCATTGTTCTTGGTATAAATAGTTGAATAAATCAGTTACTTTATCTGCAAATTCAACGCTTTTATCAAGTACACGGTCTCCAGCTGTTGCCCCTAGACATATTTCGTACTGTTCGTACTTGTCGTCTTTAGCGTAATTGCTTGCTACCATTAAGAAATATAAGTTTCTCATTGGGATTATTTTATTAGGTAGCTCCCATTTTCCTAAATCTAATTTTTCTACAATTACATCTTCTGGCAGCTTTGAAATCTCTTCTTTACTATATGCACCATTAATATCAACATATATCTTAATATCTGGTTTCCATATTTTATTAATTAGCCAAGAATCGAGTCCGCCACTATACAATAAAATCTTTTTCAATAGTCTTCTCCTTCATATACAATTTAACATTATACGTCGTACAATGTTCCTTACCTCTAAAGCCAACTTTAATGACGGCACATAATGTCCGTGTTTCTTTTTCATAAACAATTATGTGCCACATAGTATCCATTATTTTAAATGTGTCCGCATCATATCCATACCGACTAATAAAGGTTTTAAGTTCTGTTTCGTATTCTCTAAAAGTAGGAGTAACTAATTTATGTAAACTTTTAATCTTTTTAATTACTTTATTATGTTTGTTCATTAGCAATCCTATCCCTTATATTTTCTCCCGACCATCTTTCTAGTATCTCTCCGTCACATTTCATCGGTACAGATACTTTTTTGGCCGAAGCTTCTATCATTAATCTAATCATAAGTTGTAACGCTTCTTCAGCTGTTTCTTTTGGTGCTTCTCCAATAATTTCATCGTGAACAGTAATAAGAAGTTTTCCACCAAGTTCTTTAAATCTTTTGTTAGTACCAACCATAACCAATGCTTCATTAATCATATCTGCAGCACTCGTGTTATTCTTATATTTCTATAAGCACAGACTATCTCTTAGACACTTGTGTGTCTCATACCTCTTCCAACCGTAACTCATCCTCGGCTGTACTTCCCAACAACGGGAATAGTCGTTACACTTTATTCTAATATAACTAAATGTCAAGAGGTTAACTTTTTCAATTAAAATCTTAGCACGGGATTACCATATCTTTCGACTTAAGCTTCCCCGTTAGCCGTAACTTATTTTTTGTTATTGTTACGACACCCCCGAGTAATAGGGTTCAATATGTAAGGGCAATACAATTACCCTGAATAATACTATTTACAACTTGTCTTTTTGCCGCATGAATTCTTCCTGTATTATCTTTAATCTTAATACCATAGTTTTTCTTATACCAACTAATTCGTTCACGTTTTTTATCCCTATTCCAAATATTAGATAAATCAGCTTCAATCTGTTGTTTTGTTTCAGCATCTAATTTAAGTTTACTTGTGTATTCGTAAGGTGGTAATTGTAATTCAGGTATTCGTATTTTTCTTCCCCAAACGGTCTTAACATAACCATTTTTATAGCAGAAGTTTATAGAGTCATCTACGTACTGTTTAATAGTAGGAAAATTCTGATAAAACTTACTTATAATACTTTTTGCCGCTCCTGGAGAGATACCTAATTCCTCCGCTATACTGTTTGCTCCTCTATAGTACATTATACCAAGTATTACTGACTTCATACTTGTACGGCGCTTTTTACCCTCTTTACCGTAAGATTCTAAACAATGCTCGTAAGGTACATTATAAACTAAGGCTGCAGTTGTTGCATAAATATCTTTTCCGCTAAGGTAAGCGTTAATCATATTCTTATCCCCAGATGCAAAAGCAAGAAGGCGTGGTTCTTGTTGGCTATAATCGGAACCTATAAAATAATGTCCTTCACTAGGAACAAAAGTTCTTCTTATTTGTCTACCAAGTTCTGTTCTAACTGGTATATTCTGTAAGTTAGGGTCCGAACTAGAATATCTTCCTGTTCTCGCACCATATATTTTAAAGTGTGTATGTATTTTACCAGTTTTTTCATTTTTACGTTTTTGTAAACCTTCAACATAAGTACTCAATAGTTTTTGTACTTTTCTATAGTCCATCAAAGCGTTGAACATTTTAGCGTATTGTGGATATTTTTTAAGTAACCTCTCAACAACAGATTCGTCAACACTACGTTTTTTATATTGATGTAAATGCATAGCATCATAAAAAAGAATTGATAGTTGTGCTGGACTTGCTGGGTTAAGTGGTCTTTCTATTTTACTAAATAACTCTGGGTCATTGTTCATAAGTGGTGTTAAGAATTCCTCTGCTACATCGTCTACTGCACTATCAAAAGCCAAATGTTTTTCGTGTGCTTGTGCTTGTAGTAAGTCTCCTAACTCTTGTATAGCCTCATCTTCAATGTTTACACCATTGTCCATCATTCCAGAAACGACTTCAATAAGTCTGCTCCACATTTTGTGTGTTTCAACAGCACTTCTAAGACCAACCTTATCTGTGTATTTACCATTTTCTCCTAAATATTCATACTGAAATTCGTAAACTTGATGTGTCATCAAACCGTCTAAAGCAGGATATGTAATTACATCCTCTGGATTAAACTCGTCGAAACTATGACTACCAAACAAACTTTTATAATCGTCTGGTTTTATCTTATCATACGGTGTTTTCATAACATAGTATTCCCACAATATTTTAAGACCATATTTTCTTAAGTTCTCATTTAAAAACTTTCCAGCTATTTGAACATCCCACAAACAACGAATATAATCGTCCATCTCAAATGTGTCTTTAATTTTTCGTTGGTCATAAGTAGCCTTAGCCATAGGTACAATTAACTTTTCCTCTTGACTAAGTTTCATAACTTCTTCTAAAAACGGCTTTACGTTTACATTGTACTCGTAATTAAGATGATTATATGGTACGTATGATGGATTCATTCCTGGCGTATAAATACAAATACCGACAACTTTATCGTCCTTATCAAGTCCTGTTGTTTCGGTATCTAAAGATAATACTCCATTGTCAATTGAGGCTTCCAAGTAATTGTTAAGTGTCTCCTCGTCCGTAATTAAATCAAAAGTGTACTCTGGCAACCTTTCGGCAACTCTAAGTGAATATTCCCGTACTCTTTTTACACACTCATCAATACTTAAATTACGTGAAGAGCCTCTCCTTGACTTTGGATTTTTAGTTTTTGCGACTAACTTTTTTATCTTTTCTTTGTCTTTTACTTTTGGCGTTTTAAAGCCATCAAATAGTACTCCTCTTTTCATCGTTAGTCCTTCCGTTTTTTATTAAAACATATTTGTCTGTTCGTCGTCTTCTTCCTGTCCTTCTAGTGTAGGAAATTCCCATTCTCCAGTTTCGTTATTTAATACTGGTGTATGCCATTCACCGTCAACTAATTTTGGTTGTGGTGGTGTTTGTTTTTTAGGTTCCTCTTTTGCTGGAACTTCGTATTTTCCAGTATCAGGATTAAAGACTGGTTTTGGTGGTGCATCTTTAGGTGTTTCTTCCGTTTGTTTATTTTTCTTACCGACAATTTTTACACCTTTACTAAATGCGTTACCTTTTTTCTTTTGCGTAGTTTCTTCTTTGTCTTTCTTATCAAAAGCAGGTAATTCATAAGTTCCGTCAGCAACTTTTTGCATATCTTCAATACTTAAATCTAAAATGTATCTTCCTGTTTTAGTCAAGTTTTCTGGTTTTGGTAAACCAACTTCTTCTGGGTCAATGTCTTCTCTACCAGTAATCATTTGATATGTTGTTTGTGTAGAGCCTTTTTTACCGTTTCTAACAATAGTAATTGGGTACGTGTTAAGCGGTCCAACAGTTTCCATAAACGTTAATAACTGAGTAATATGTTTAGGTCCTCTGTCCCAAACTTTGATATCACTAAATTCTCCATCTTCGTCTAATTCAACCAATTGAAATAACGCTCTTACTTTTGTTCTATACATTCCTGCTAATGGGTCATCGTCTCCCTTAGATAAAACGTACTTTTTGATTTGTTTGTTTTCTCCTTCGATAGGTAGTTTAACCTCGTAAACTTTTCCCCAATCGATATCTTCTTCTGAGGCGTGTAGGAATACAACCGTTGCTTTATCTCCGTCATCCTCCAGTACAAAATAATCCTTACTTGTGGTGGCGTTTTCTTTAATCGCTTGTTTTAATGCACTAAGTTCTTTCAATTTTAATTTCTCCTTTTCTATAATTATTTAGTTGGGTCACTTAAAGTATAGTCAGCCCAGCTAGTTGGTGTTTCATACAATCTAACATTTTTTAAGTAAACATTTTTCGGTAATTGTGGTGATAATAATTCAAAAATATACTTTGACATATTTTCAGCTGTTGTTCTAACTCCCATTACACAAACACGTGTTCCAAGTCTTTTTATTTCAGGAAGTATTTCCTCATCGCCTTTAGCCAAAAATGCGTGGTCCATCTTATTTAAAACTAACTCTTTAACAAGTTTCTTTAAATGTCCAAAATCATAAATCATACCTTCAGAAGCCTTGCCTTCATTTGTATCTATAAGACCCGTAACGGTAACTTGTAGTTTGTAAGTGTGTCCGTGGTGGTTTTTACATAATCCGTCGTGGTTGGGTAACTGATGCATAGCATCAAATGTAAATTCTTTTGTTACATAACTTTTTCCAAAAATCATCTGTTTCCTCCTGTTGCAGTTAAGAATTTTTGTTCTAACATCTTATCTTCTTTAAACACACCTCTAACAGCAACGGTAACTGTATTAGAATTTTTTTCTCTAACACCACGTGCTATCATACAAGTATGAACTGCGTTTATTTTTACAATTACGCCCTTAGCGTCTGCTTCTTCCATAATCGCCTTAGCAATCTGAGCACCAAGTTTCTCTTGTATTTGGAATCTACTTGCATACCCTCTAACTAAACGTGCAAACTTACTAAGTCCTAATACCTTTGTTTTTGGTATGTAACCAATATCTACTGTTCCAATGAACGGTAAGATATGATGTTCACATACACTTTTAATAGTAATGTTTTCTACAATTACTAAATCGTCCTCGTCTTTCTCAATTTCCTTATCTCCGTCATCTAAATCAAACGAAGTGTTGAGATGTTCTCTTGGGTCTTCTGTGTAACCCTCAGACATTTCCATCCAGGCTTTTGCAACTCTATATGGTGTATCCTTTTGTCCGTTTCCGGAAGGGTCTCCACCACACATTTCCATAAGTCTATAAATAGACGGTAAAATATCCGTTTCGATTTCCTCTAGTTCCTGCTCTAAAATTCTTCCTTTTCCAGCAACTAAAAGTTTTTCTTTTTGTTTTGGTTCCAACTTAATTCTTCTTTTCACATCATCCATATTTATCTTTTTATACTCCTATCTTGTTGCCCCATAGCAACGTGTGAATTTGTGGTAGCACGGAAACATCTTTATAGTAACTATCGTTTTGTACTTTTTGAACAAGCCAATCGTAACTATCTAAAAGTCCACTAACAATGACGTCTTTTGTATCTGTTGGTTTGAAATTACTATTACCTACAGATAAGAAATAATGGTCGATTAATCTCATATCTAAATACCTATGAAATTCTTTTGCCCAATCGTAATCAATGTCGTCAAAAATAGGAATCTTAACAATAACGTGTTTGTTTTCGTCTAATTCTCTATTCTTAGCAAAATCATTAATCTTTTCTGCAACATCTTGTTGGTCAACTTCCATCTTACTACTTGGAGCCTTTGGTGAAAATACAACATTATCTACCTTATGTAGCCACTCTGGAAACTTAGTACCTTGTGTTTCTATATGAACAAACATATTCATTTTATGAAGTCCATCAATAAACTTATCTAAGTTATACAAAGCAGGGTTTCCACCAGTTAAAATAATGTGGTCGCATTTTCTTCCTTTTCCAAAAACGCCTTCTCCATTAAGTGCTCTAACTCTATTTATTAAAGCCTCAGTACTTAACCACTCTGTTTCATTGGTAATAACGTGTGTGTATTTACTATCACACCAGCTACACCTAAAATCACAGCCTGCAAATCTAATAAATAAAACTTTTTTGCCTGCGTAATTTCCTTCTCCTTGGATTGTAGGTCCAAATGTTTCTGCTACTGGTAATCTATCCATCTAATACCCCCTTATATTTTTTACTACCTTATTATAACATATTTTTACTGTAAACACAAGGGTTAAAATACCAATGTCGTGTGATTTTCACGTATGTAATCTTCTGTCAAGTCGTTGACGTCTTTACAACCCTCTGGAAACAGTAATCTACGTATTATTTTAGTTTTTAATTTTTTCCTTAATAAATTAGCACCTATATTTCCTGACTTATCATTATCTTGTGCTGCAACAATATTTTTTATAGGTACTTGTCTAAGTAATTCTAATTGTTCTTTTGTTACAACTGCTTGTAATGTAGCAACAGCCAACTTACCATTACTCCATAAATACAATGCGTCAATAATAGATTCTACAACATACAACTCCGTTAAATCAACTAAACCAGAATCATACTCTAACTGTTCATAAACTTTATCCAATCCATACAACAAGGAAGCTTTGTCTGCCTCCTCTGTGTTTTCAAAAAACTTATAATTTATCATTCTTCTTTGTATAAATCTACAAACACCATTCTCATCATAAACAGGAAAAACAGCAGCATTCTTTTCTTCGTCATAACCAACATTAAAATACGATGCTACATCAACATTAATTCCACGTTTAAGTACATAGTTTGGAATCTGTTTACTGTATTTTTCTACAGTTTCGTCATCTATTACCATCTTTTGTGTATCATTTTTACCTTGTAATTTACCAATATTTATTTTTATCGGTTCTCTTTTTTCTTCATCGTCAAAAACAAGATAGTTTTTATAAAGCCACTTTCTACCATAGGCACCAAAGTCATCAACACCGTTAACAAAACCAACCATAGTTAAAAAATCAACTGTTGTATTACACATAAAACAATGACAAGTTCCTTTACGGGCTTTATCGTTATCTTCTAATGTAATTCCCATTGAAACGTGCTCTTCCATACCACCAGCGTGATAAGGACACGAAACCATTATATTATCTCCAGCTATTTTTACATCCCTTAAATATACGGTATCAAATCTAATTTCTTCCCTTAGGTCATTTACTAATGTTTCCATATCTAAGTTTACTAGTAAATCATAGTTGTCCATTAGAATACAGCCTCTCTATTGTCTTCTTCGTCTTCGTCTGGAGGTACTTGTTCAAAATCTTCTGGGTCAGAAAATTGTTCAAACGTACCAGTATCAATATCCCAAATCATCTTAAAACCACGTTCTTTTTCTCCATTGGTATTCTTTCTAACCATAACGTGCATTACACCTTTATTAACAGCGAACGTTATTACTTTAGTTGCGTTTTGTCCTACTCCATCTGATTCAGATAGGTGTTCTATTCGTGCAGGCTCTAATAATCCATCATCATTTTTAGCGTTGTTTCTACTTGTCTGACTCATTATAATAACTGGTATGTGATGGCTTTCAACAAACAGCCTAAGGTCTTCCATTATGTTACTATACCTAAAGCGTTCCCCTTGATTACGTTTTGCTCTTTCGTCTGACATTAAACTAAGTTGGTCTAAAAATATGACTTCTGGTTCGTACTGTCTCACTAAACTTTTCAACTTTGTTATAGTTAATCTCTCTCCATTTATCTCCTGTGGAGTAACTACATAAAACGGAATTGTTTTTTCTGCTAAAGACTTAATATAGTTTTCGTACATTTTTGGTGTCTTACCATTCTTTAAGTTCTTATCTCCAAACATAAGTCCACTATTAGAAAAGTGTTCTGTTAAAGTGTCGAATCTATATCCAGTATTTAAAACACTATTTTCACCAGAATAGAAAAGAATACGTTTACCAAAATCCCACATATTAGCAGCTAACTTTAATCCCCAGAATGATTTACCTTGATTTGTTCTAGCCGCAATAACTGTCAAATCGTTATCAAGTATTCCGTGTATAATATCATCTAGTAATTTAATGTTAGTTGGAATTCCTGAAACATCTGGATTTTCTAAAGCCTCAACGTATCTTTGATGTCTACTTGTATCTTTAACAATATCAACAGCAACAGAAGCACCAACATCAATGTTTTCAATATCCTCAACTCTTCTTCTGATAGAAACAAAAGCCTCATCACTATCTTTTCCACCAAGTTTTTTTGCCCACTCATTAATCGCCTCTATTTGTAATCTTTGTTTAAGAGACTCAACAAACTTAGAAACAAGATATTTTTCTGTTTCAAGTACTTCTATTACTTCAAAGTCCTCAAACTCGTTTAACATAGTTGGATAATCAGGAACTTTACCGTACTCGCTGTGGTGGTTAAAGATAAACATGGCTTCCATCATATATGCTTCACTAAACTTATCTGGTGTTATGTTGTTATGAACAAGTAAATCTAATGATTTATTTGCGATTACATAGTTCAATAATTGTAATTCTGTCACTATTTGTTCCACCACGCTTTCGTAACTCTCCTACTTGTTCCTTTAAATTCAACTGGTCTACAAGTTTCAAGTATTCTATCAAAAATTCTGTTCCCCAATCTTTTTTGTACTTCAACTAAACTTAGATTACTTGTGAAAATACTAGATTTCTTTTCTACATATCTTCTATTAACATAGGTATATAACTTTTCTGTAACCCAAGTTGTAGGAGATTCTACACCTAAGTCATCGAATATTACTAAAGATGAACCAAGTATTCTTTTTTCTACTTCCGCTACTTCTTCTTTGTTATTCATATTAACACGTAAAAATTCGAACAGTTGTGCTACGTTAACGTAATAAACACTTCCTTCTTCATCCGTTTTACTTAGGTGTTCTACGTATTTATGTAATATCTTGTACGCCCAAGTTGTCTTACCATTTCCAGCATTACTACTATGAAGATATATACCATTTCCTTCTTTTACGTGATTAACAACGTTATCTTGAAAAGATTTACATATGTCAAAAGATTTCTCGTCCTGTTTTTCTGGAACAAGTTTCGTCAAGTCGTATGCCGATATTGGAAGATTACTATTTGCGTATAATAATCTAGCTCTATAATACCTACCACAGTTTATTTTACATCCAGGCTTACCATAATATTTACACGTATCTTTAAGTCTACAAGGCTCTACATTAACATCATCCCACCACATTAATAATCCTTCTCACTTAAATCAATTTCTGTTTTTGGCTTTTCTCCACTTGTCGCAAAGATAGCCTCTCTTGTTTTTTGTGTCCAAGCAGCTAAATGAGCCTCGAATTTTTCTGGTCTAAATAATGTTGTAGGTGCAAAGTACTGTGGATTTTTTACATACCATTCATTAATACTAGCGGCTTCAATTACTTTCATAAAGTCGTCCATTGTTCTGTTATTATCTCTTACTTGTTTAATAATTAATTTTTCGTATTTCTTTGTTTTGTCACTAAAGTGTTTTCCTGTTAACCTATTCAAGTAAGCAATTACTTTACTGACAAATCCTTCGTATTTTTTACTTTCGTCTTTTGTTTCTTCTTTCTTTTCTATCGGCTTTTCTACTCTTTTAATAACAATTTTATCTGATAATCTAATTCTTCTTTCCTGAGTTCCCTTATCCATAAATAACTCTGTTGTTAAATATCCAAGTCCAACCAAATTGTTCACCCATCTACTAACTGTTTTTGGGTGTGGTGTATCTCCATCCTTTTTAAAGTATTCAGATAGAGTGTTATTCGTTGCATAACAATATCCTAGTTTATTGGTCATAGACGATATAACACCATAAAGTATTTTTTCGTTAGAACTTAGGTTATTGTTTGTGAGTATTGCCGAAGGAATTACTGCATAAAAATTCATTTTATTCTCCTAGTTCTGTTAATACTTGAATAACCTTAGGTAACTGCTTATCTAATTCGTTATCTACCGTATTCCAGCCCATATCTTTAATTTTTTGTGTGTCTTTGTAGTCGTCTCCCTCTAATGCAATAGTCACACCAAAACCAATATCAAAAGAATTATAACTGTGTGATAACTTTAGTGTTTTGTGAAAAGACATTTCTTTTACTTTAGCCATTTACTTTTTACCCCCATCTTTAATTTTTTTAACTTTCACCATAGGTGATTCCTTAATTGTAATACAACTTGATACTTCTTTTTCATCAATTAATCCCTCTTCAATATACTTGTTTAATTTAAACTCATCGATAGTTACAACTTCTTTTGTTACAAGTATATCTTTTAAATCTTCGTTTTCTTTAATTGCCTCTCTAACTAAGTATTCCAATTTTTGTTCGTCCATATCAATGGTCTTTCTTGTACCTATTGTTACATTATAACCAATGTCGGATAAGTTTACACTTTCTCCTGGCTGAACTCTAAGTAGAATTCCTTTTTTATACTTGTCTTCTACTTTTTTTGCTTGTTTACGTGTTTGAGAAGCATCGTAAAACTTCTGCACTATATCTCCAAGTTCGGACAACTGTTCCTCTGGTTCTTCTGGAATATCCTGTAAACTTAGTTTCTTATAGGCATCAATAATTGTTTTGTCTAAAGACAATTTCTGTACCCCCTTTACAATCCAAGTAATGATTTAACAAGAAGTTTAGCGTTATTTTCAATTTTTCCGTCTACTAAATAATTACTCAATTCACTCTTCTTGTAAACTATTTCTTCTATATATTCATCAACAGTATCTCTAGTAATAAATGTTAGTACATTAACTGTATGATTTGTTCCAATTCTATGTGCTCTATCTTCCGCTTGTTTTTTATCTTGTGGTGACCACGGAACATCTAAGAAGATAACATAACTACCTTTATTTAATGTAATACCAGTTCCCATAGCACCAACTGTACCAACAATAACTTTTCTACTTTCATCGTTTTGGAAAGTGTTTTTATTTTGGTTTCTAATACTCTCGTTTTGTTCTCCTGTGTACATCAAAGGATTATGGTGGTCCAACGCCTTTTTAACTTGATGTAAAACTTGTGTCCAGTTACTATAAACTAATACTTTATGTCCTTGCGTAGTTACTTCATCTACTATTTCAACAAGTCTATCTATCTTAGCCCCATAACCAGTATCTTCGTCTAATATTCCAGGAGCACTTGTAACCTGTCTTAGTCTAGTTAACTTCGCTAAAGGATTTGGACTAAGAACAATATCGTTTATTTTTTCTATTAATTCCGCTTCAATTAGTTTATAAAGTTTTCTTTGTTTACCTTCTAATTCTACATAAACATTTTGATGTAGTTTTGGTGGTAAATCAAATACGTCTTCTTTTAGTCGCCTAAGTTGTATGTTTTCAACACGTTGCCTTAGGTCCTCCATATTTTTATAACCGACAATTTCTCTTCCGCCAAAACCTCCAAATATACAATAATTATATTTAAAGTTAGTTAATGTACCATTTTCTTCTCCTAACCATTTAAGTATATTGTATAAGTCTAAAGCATTTGTGATTAATGGTGTTCCGCTGAGACCGACTCTATAGTAACTTTGTAATTTATGAATTGCTTTACCTACTTTACTTGTAGAAGATTTCATTTTATGTATCTCGTCAATAGCAACCATATTTACTTCACCAGTACTTATAAGGTTTTCCATTTTTTGCAAGAACATTTTATTTCTTAACGATTCCATATTTGTAATAATGAAAAAATCGTCAAAATCTGAATCTAAGTATTCTAACTTTTTATCCATACCACCTTGCACAAGACGTCCTTTTGTATTAACATAACTACCGATTACTTTTGCGCTCTCATTTGAATGCGTCTGTATTTCTTCTAGCCAATTCCATTTAAGGGTATTAACACCACAAACAATAAGACAGTGATTTATCATATGCTTACGATTTACAGCTAAATCAATAACTTGCTTTGTGTTGTGTGTAACTATGAATTCATCGGTAAGGTATAAACTATCTTTTGCAGACGTTCTAATACACTGAGCCTCTTTTTTACCAACAAACTCAATTTTATTAATAATTCTTCTCGGTTTATAATAATGCTTTCTCTTATGGTATCGCTTTAGTTTTCTATTTAATCTACAAGGTTGTATTTCTTCTGGTAAATTAATAGTTAATGTATAATATTGATTATCCTTTATACTTAATCTAGCATTTCCACCTAAAGACTGAACTAATTCTTTAACATTCTCTATTAACTGTTTTGAAACGGATGTATATTGTAAAATTCCCGTTTTAGAAACGTAACCATCAGTATCAATAAGTCCTTGTAATAAAGCAATTCTATTACCAAGACTATTATATAGATAGTTATCCGGAATAAACTTTGTATGACTATTTGTTCCAAGTAACCTTAAATCTTTTAGATAATTAACTACTTTATTATTGCCTCTATACTTTGGTTCTTCATTTTCAATATAAAGTCCATATCGTATAGGACTAAGTGTTAATAAAGAATGATGTAAATACTTCTTACAGTATTTAGATTTTGAGTACTTATTATCTATTAGCCACTTCGCACCTTCGTTTATATTCCCAGAAAATAATAACTTAGATTTATCCTGTGTATATATTTTAACATTGTTAGAATTAAAACTGCCACCATTTACAATACAATAACTATACTTAGAAACTTTTTTCAACTCGTGGTTTTTTGGTAAATAACTAACGACATTGTCGTGGATTTCCTTATCTGCTGTAGTTAGAAAAGCTGACTTTGTTATTCCTCCGTCTCCTAATAATACGCCAATTAAATACGGATGTAAAGGAATACTTGTTTCTTTAAAGTGAACTGGTTTTGTCATTGGAATCCAATACCGTTGTTTTTTAGATATTGTTTTCATTATACTTTTTAAATCCGTAGTAAACCAAGGATTTTCCATTTTTTTACGCGAAGTATTTTTAACCGTCCACAAATGCTCATCACAAGTCTCGACAACACTACCGTCATCAAATGTTATCTTATAAATATCTTTCTTACCTTGTGGATAAACACCAAGAACTTTATATGTTTTACCATCTCTACCTAAAATATCGTCCCCAAGTTTAATATCTCCCATTGTTGTTCGTCCTTCTGGAGTGTACACAATACTATCTAAAGGTTGCGCTTTTCCAAGTCCTTGGTCATCCGCAAGTAAAAATCTATCGTGTTCCAAACCATAGTAAAAACAGTCCAATTGATGCTTAAACGGTTTTGTTTTAAAAACGTATGTGCTTACTGGTTCACTTTCAATTATGGGTTTAACGGATTCTTTATATTGGTCTATCTTCTTTTGTATCTTATCGTCATTTGTTACGATATTATCCTCTGCAAATGTGTACTGAACTAAGTCTAAATCTCCAAATGGTACTTCCCACATTTCCAAGTTTGGATGATAGTATTTAGTTTTAAGTCCTAATATTTTATGTATTATGGAAAGGTTAAAATCACAGGTTAAATACAAAGCTCTAGGACTTCTTCCTGTTGTATGTATTTTCTTTCCTATATTTATGTATAATGTATTAATAAAAAAAACCTCCCCTACTTTAAATATTATACCATAAAGGGTATGAAATGTAAAGAGTTAATAGTTGACAAACTAAAAACAGTCAACAAAGTGACTGTCTTGTTTATTATAGAAAATCCGATAATAATTCAGCATCAATTATATAGCCAACAAAAGCTCTTCCAGCAACATTAGAGTAATCACAAACAAAAACTAATTTTTTATCGTATTTGAATGTTTTTTTAAAACGTAAATAATTTTCTCTACTATTTCCTAAATAAGCAATATAATTAGATTTATTCGATAATCTTGGTGATATAACTTCATATATAAGTTTCTGTAAACTAAACATAATTTCCTTCTTTCTTTTAATGGTGGGTATGAAGGGAGTCGAACCCTCAAGGCCTTACGACCAATGGATTTTAAGTCCATCACGTCTACCAGTTGCGTCACATACCCGTATATACATAAAGAGATAAGTGTAATCACAAGTATGGCTTATTTACACGTTTAGAGGTTTCAGTATTTATCGATATCTCCTCTGAGGAATTCCGTCTTAATCACTAAAGTTTAAGGCCGTTATCTCTTTATATGTTTTATTTGGTGGAGTTGAGGGGAGTTGAACCCCTGTCCACAATAACAGTGATACAATATTCTACATAGTTAGTTTATTTTCTTTTATTTTAGAATCCATTACGTTTTTAAATAAACAAACACCACGCAACAATTCATCGGCCATTTACATCTCTACCCTCCCGACATCGAATAGAGCTAGTTATTTTACTGTCAGTTTATCTACAAATAATAACTAAAATTGTAGTAAACCGTTCAATCTCTTCTTAGACTGAAAGTGCAACAGTTGGTCTAGAGAATAAACTCTTTACCCAACTAACTGCTTTTGTAAATAAGTTTCCGATTATTTAATCGTGTGTTTTAGTTCCACCGAACCTATGCTAATTATACTCTTATTACTCTGTCGAATCCAGTACAACCCCATATAACGTTCTAGAAAACACCAAGTCTGTCATTCTTTAATTTCCTATTTTCAGTACGTTGACAACTTAATATCTTACTAATAGGATTAGCGTCTTCTAGAAAAGTTTATTAATTTGGTGTGGACGAGAGGGCTCGAACCTCCGACCCGCGAATTAAAAGTCCGCTGCTCTTCCAACTGAGCTACGTCCACATATTTTATTGTACTTCTTTGATTCTGTAGAATTGACTGTGACTACCAAAATCATACCATTTATAACCTTCGTCGTCTTCAGCCATCATTCTTAAATAGTAAGAAGTAAAGTTATGCTTACGAAAAAACTCTTTCATATTATCGTGTGCTTCCTTTTCCGTTTTAAAGTTGTCAATAAACTCCCACTTGTTTGTAGTATTTCTATTGATATATTCTAATCTAAACATAACTACTCCCTTAAAATTAAATCTGGCGGAGGAGACAGGACTCGAACCTGCACACGATTGCTCGCACGTCTGTTTTCAAGACAGGTCACCTACCAATTAGTGCACTCCTCCATCTATGTTAAGTCTAACCCGTTCACACCCATCAACCTAACTGTACATCCCTATAAACTAATGTATTTCCAAATTATTTATTTTTGGACACGCAGATGGGAATCGAACCCACGATAGACAGGTTTGCAACCTACCGCCTTTCCTCTTGGCTACTGCGTGTATATAAGGGAAGAACTGCCTCGGCAAACATTGATTAAACGGGTTTTCAGTTCTTTACAATAGTAAATAATTAATCTCCTCTACTTACTATTAACCTTTATTTTTAATGGTAGCGAGAGTAGGATTTGAACCTACACGAAGTTATTTGTAACTAGTTTATAGTCGACTTCACCTAATTATCCTATTACCTTCCCCTCTTTCCTGAGGGTACGTCTAACGTATTTCCGCCATCTCGCCATATGGCATATCCGAAAGGAGTCGAACCTTCATCCTTTGGTTCCGTAGACCAATGCTTTTCCAGTTAAGCTACGGATACAACTATTTTTCGTTTATTTTACTAATAATTATTTTCATACAATCTTCTAGTACTTTACTTACTTCTTGTTCTGCGTCAACAGTTTTAATTCTATTTGGAAACTGTAAAGCAAAATCTCTATATCCAAAATATATCTTTTTATGAAAGTCTAATTTCTCTAAATCTAATCTATTAACTTCTCTAGTACTGTTCATAATCCTTTTTAGTCCTATTTCTGGCTCAACATCAAGTAATATAGTTAAGTTAGGCATATGACTTCCAATAGCAAATCTATTAACATCATATACAGCGTCTACTCCTAAATCTCTTGCTAAACCTTGATAAACTAATGAGCTGTCAATAAACCTATCGCACAAAACTATTTTATCCTCGTTTAATGCTGGTATTATCTTTTCTACTAGGTGTTGTCTTCTTGCCGCCGCAAAAAGTAGGGCTTCGGTTCTTTTGTCCATCTCGGTATTTGTAACATCTAAAATAACCTTTCTTATTTGTTCTGCTATTTTAATTCCTCCAGGCTCCCTTGTTACCAAAACATCAAAACCTTTTTCTTTAAGTTGTTTATAAACATTAGAGATGATGGTAGTTTTTCCAGAACCCTCTACTCCTTCAAACGTAATAAATAAACCCTTCATATAAAATATATTCCTTTCTTATAATGGCGTACCAGACAGGATTCGAACCTGTATCCGCGGCCTTAGAAGGACCGTGCTCATCCAGTTGAGCTACTGGTACATTAGATACCTAAGATTACTTAAATCTTAAGTTCTCTTCAATTTCTCTAATAAGTAATAAACGTTTGTATTCTCTATCTACTGTAAAAATTCTTTTAATATACTTCCACATATATTATCTCCTCCAAAAAATTAAAATGGTTGCGGGTGCAGGAGTCGAACCTGCTATCTTTGGGTAATGAGCCCAATATGATTATCCGTTTCACTCCCCCGCAAAGTACGGGACTAACAACAGTGTCCGAAGATTACTGAATGCCCTTATTTTCTTTTAATAAATATCCCACCACATCTCCGAAACTTTACGATAATAATTACCGTTACTTAATTCTCCTTTGTATCGTCTAAGTCTCCTATTGTTTTCTTTTTTCTTAAACTTAATAGCAGCCTTAGGTTTCCATTTCTCCTCTACATAATAGCCTTTTTCACCATTATAGTAGACATTATTCCTCGGGCAGGTTTTGTATTGTTTCTCAAGTCTTCTTTGTGTTTCATTGTGTCCATTAATCAATTTGAACGCCTCCTTAATTATTTAATTACAAGGCATTTAATTTTTTCATATGGAACCTCCTATACGTCGTATGTAGTACCGTATAATTTACGTCTAGATTTATTTACATTTACTAAACCGTTTTTCTTTAGCACTACTTTATCTCTATGTAAAACTGGAATTTGATACTTAGCATACCACTCATACATAAACTTACAATTCGGCTTGTTTATTTTTCCAAGTTCGTCGTAAAAACGTTTCATTTTTACAGGAGTATAATCAACAACATCAACACTAACATTAAAATAATTACCTAAACTTAATGATATGTCGTGAGTATGTCCGTGTATGTTTATTTTCCCGTCTTCTACTGGTTGTGGATAGTGTGATAATAATATTCTTCTTGATAACCAAAAAGGCTTATTATAAACATAGTCGAAATGTTTTCTATAAAATGTTTTACTATATCCGTCATGATTACCTAATATAAGTGCTATTGTTCCTCTTAATTGTGGTATATATTTTTCAATAAACTTTTTATCTCCAACATCTCCAAGTAAATAGACAATATCATTTTTACTAACGGTTTTATTCCAACAACTCACAATGTGTTCAGACATTTCCTCATTAGTTTTAAATTGTGTTCTTGTTCTTTCCCGTAATTTAGTGTGATTACCGTGTAAGTCTGATATCACATATTCCATCTAATCTACTCCTTTAGTCCGTAATATTGAGCTAATGCTAACAGAGTTATTCTGTGTATATTTTTCTCATAAGGATATTTTTTCTTTATGTATTGTATTGCTGTTAATTTACTATTTCTTTTTGTAAACCTAGCACACTCATAATCAACAAGTTTCTCCTCATAATCTCTAGTTGTAGTTGGATTATGGTGTCTAGCACGGGCTTTATGTCGCGCTCTAACGTATTTTATCGGTAAGGGTGTTAGGTATAACAGTAACTTATCTAAATCGTGTGTTAGCCCTCTAAGAGTGTGTTTACCAAGTATTTTCTTTTCGTATTTAAAAAATGCTACTTTATGTTTAGTTAATTCTTTTATTCTACGTAATCTCTCCTTCACGTATTTCCTCCCTAATCTGCATTAAAATATTCCCAAGTTTATTTAGTCCCTTACCAGTTTTTAAGGATACGCCCCAGTAAGTATCATGCCAGTAGTTTCCTTCTTTTAAAGGCTCACTACCAGTATCGAGTAGGCGTTTTCTTAATTCTTTATTCTTAAACTTTTCTTTACATATTTCATACATTATGGTATCTTTTATTCTTTCCCAATCTCTTCTTAATGGAACTCGCTTACCTAATTGTTTTGCTTCTTTTGGAGTAATGTGTGTAAATGCAAACTTATGATATTCTTCCGTTGATTTTTGTGCTTGGAATGCGTTCTCAGCACTTGGATAACCAAGACCCTTATATACTAGCGGTACTGTATAAAAGTTACTCAAAAAACTGTATTCTTTTCTAAACTCGTCTATCATTTTAGTTCCTTTCGTATTATAATGGCAGGAATGACAGGACTCGAACCTGCAACATTTGGTTTTGGAGACCAACGTTCTACCAATTGAACTACACTCCTGTATGGTGAGGATGATAGGATTCGAACCTACTAAGCCCGTTAAGGCGACAGGGTTACAGCCTGTTACAACACGCCATCGTTGTCGCATCCCCATATATAATACAAGTTCAGGATTACCAATCCAACACTATTTACTCCTCGTGTCTTTCAAATGGTGTGCTTGTTTTGGTGTACAAGTATTGACCACTTTACTAAACACTCGTTTCGATAACTTCTTGTATTATTAATTTTTTGGTGGGAGTGAGAGGATTCGAACCTCCAATTACTTGATTCAAAGTCAAGTGCCTTTCCATTTGGCTACACTCCTATAATAAACAAAATATTCAAATAATTCACTATTCCCAATTCAATGAGGATGTCATCTCGAGTTTACTCAACTATACTTGGGTTTACTTTCCTGTGGCCAGCAGTGCTATCCCTTGAATATTTTGTTGTTAACTATCTGGCGGAGGATACAGGACTCGAACCTGCACATCCCTTTCGGGACTTGACGGCTTAGCAAGCCGCTGTCGTAACCGTTTGACTAATCCTCCGTATTGGTGACGTTGATGGGAATCGAACCCACTTAACATATGAACAGGGTTGAAAGCCCTGCGACTCGACCTATATCGTCCTCAACGCCAAATGTCACTACCACTCGTCAGTGGTTAAGTGTGTGACAACACTTGTATATCCGTAGATATACGCCTTCTACCTACAAAATAAAAAACCTACGATTATAAATGTCGTAGGTAATAAATAAATCGGTGTGATTACACCAACATTAACCCACGATAAAAAGATTGTCTTTTTTCAGACTCTGAGCATAACCAGTAAGAACTCAAATATAAATATTGTCGTAATACTAATGCTATCATTATCTTCCTCGTGTACTATATTCTAACCGTAATACTCGGTAATTTTTTAATGGCGGTCCAGACGGGGTTCGAACCCGCTTCCTCCTGGCTGACAACCAGACATGCATCCAATTACACCTCAGAACCTCGAGAGTCACACAAGCTTTTCAACAAGCGCAACATAATTTATAAATGGTCGAAGTGATAGGTCTCGAACCTACGGCCTCCTGGTCCCAAACCAGGCGCTCTTCCTACTGAGCTACACCTCGATAACCTAAAGACCCTATAAGCTTAGGTCTTTAGTAAGATAAGGGAGTTTTTAAAATTACTTTAAGCTTACCTTATCTTCTGAATGTTACCACCACGCCCCGATTTTTTTATAAGGAATCGGGGTAAACCTTGTTTTATTTAATTGTTGGTGAACACGATAGGACTTGAACCTACAACCTTCTGCTTGTAAAACAGATGCTCTTCCAGTTGAGCTACGTGTCCGTATAAATAATTAACTATAATGCTCTATTAGGTGACAAGTTCCACATAGAACTTCTAAATTACCTAAGTTGTTATCCTCTCTATTTTTATTTCTATGATGAACGACTAACCCATTTATATTTTCTTCGTATCCACAACGTTCACATCGAGCACCATTATTACTTATTGCTAAATCTCGATAATTAATATTTGTTCCAGTACCATAATGTTTTGGACGTATTTCTAAACACGGATTATCACTATTAAGTCTTTGCGCGTTATCTTTACACTTCCTCACACAGAAGAATTTCTTATTTCTAGAATTTATATACTTGTTAATTAGTATTTCAAATTCTTTACCGCAATAAGAACAATTAATTTTCATTCTTTTTCTTCTGTTTTTTCCAGAACATTCTATACTACAAAAATTATACTTTTTTATTTTTCGACGTTCTCTATAGAATTCTTTACCACATTGGTAACAAATAACGGACAGTTTTGGCACAAATAGTCAACTACTTTCTATTTTTGGTGGAGCTGAGCGGATTCGAACCGCCATAAGAAGTATGCAACACTCCTATGTTTCCATTACATCACAGCCCCATACATATAAATTGTTTTTACTATAAATATTATACCACATTTGGCTCTAAAAGTAAAGAGCCTATTTATATTTTTCTTTTGGTCGCACAGACTGGACTCGAACCAGCATCCTACACCGTATGAAAGTGTTGCTCAGCCATTGAGCTACTGTGCGTTCTCTAGGGGAAACGAGCACCCTCCCGTTTAGTCTTTAAACAAAGTTTAGGGTGAAATGGGCTTTGAACTTAACTACGCTATCAACGTCCCCAGTTTTTATATATAGACTATTTGATGTTATCTCAAATCTATCATCTTTTTTGGTGGACCTCACGAGACTCGAACTCGCAATCTTTCGGTTATGAGCCGACTGCTGTGACCAATTTAGCTAAAGGTCCGAATGGGAATTGCAAAGTTTACTGCAGACTCACTTTGACTTACTGTTCCCGTACTAAACCATAAAACTCTACTTTTATGATAAAGTAATATCTCTGTCTACACGTGGCAGACGAGCTAATATAGCAGTGACTCTAGGGTCAAGCCCTAGAATAACATGCTTCTATTTTTCTTTTAACCTAGTAACTAGGTCGCCAAAGCTGGGCTGTCGTCACCACTACCGTCTTATCGTTCCCACTAAGGTAGGGATACTCCTGTTTTATTTTCAAAATGGTTGTAGTGAGAAGAATTGAACTTCCATCTGTCGGTTATCAGCCGACTGCTCTGCCGTTGAGCTACACTACAATATGGGTTGACTGACGAGGTTCGAACTCGCTTACACTAGAGCCACAATCTAGCCGCTTTCCAATTAGCGTACAGTCAACATATAAAGGGGGCAAGTATGCTCCCCAATCTTTTAAACTAAATTAATATTATCTGCTTGTGGTCCACGTTGTCCTTCTACAACATCAAATGTAACTTCTTGTCCTTCAGATAACGCTTTGTATCCATCCATTTGGATAGCAGAGTAGTGTGCAAAAATATCGTTACCTTCTTCATCGGTGATGAATCCGTATCCTTTTTCTGCATTAAACCATTTTACTGTACCGTTCAAATTATTTCCTCCTATTCCTATATTACTAAACTTCAAACTAATTATATAAGATAGGGTTACTACTTATTACTAATTACTTTGTTGCTTAATTCTTTTATTAATGCCCACAGTCACCAATAAGTTTACATTATCGTTCGCTATCAAAAGGTAAGCGGTAAACTGCCGGGTCTTGTTTTATAATGGTGCTGGAGATAGGAATCGAACCTACAACCTACTGATTACAAGTCAGTTGCTCTGCCACCATTTGAGCTACTCCAGCCTATTGTGGAATATGGGCGCGAATCCATATCTTGTATGTCAAACCGTTGTTCGCGTATTAACGGAAACCACATACAACACCTCTATCTGTGCCAACTTGGTTTTTGCACTGTCTTCATTTTTCAAATGGGCGGACAGTGAGTCTTATGTGTCTACTTAACGTAGAACGTATATTCCGAATAATCGGACACTATAAGTTAATGGAGCGGGTGAGGGGAATCGAACCCCTATCTTAAGATTGGAAGTCTTAGGCCCTACCATTAGACGACACCCGCATCTATAAAAAGTAGTGTAATTGCGCGAAGTGGTACTCTACTTTTTACTCTTTTTTCTTTTATCTTTTGGTCTTATGTGTGGTTTTATTGTAGTTGAATCTGCTCCACGTTTACTTAATTTATCAGAAACTCTACTTGCAGCAACACTAGAAGGTTTTAATCTAAACTTAAATCCATAAGCCTTTACCCAACCAGTTATTCCCTGAATAAAATCACAAGTTAAACCATTACTACCAATATCTAAATCTACAACTAAATTATCAATTATTTCTTCGGTTGAAAAACCTTTTTCTTTTAAAAACGTTCTTAACTCATCTGCTAAAGTTAGTGTTTCAGAAACCTCAGCATATATTTTAGGTTGTAGGTCATTAAATCTTTTTATTCTTTTCTTACTACTAAAGTATATTCCACCGTGTGTTTTTTCTAATAGTACTATACTTCTTACAATGTTAGTTTTTCTATATGTTTGACTATCTGTTCCAACAGCAATTTCATATTCATAACCATTTCGTTTTATTTGTTCTATTCTTTCAAGTATCTTCATAAACACTTGTTCTTTTGTTAATTTTCCATATGTAATTGATGTGAACATTGTGTAGTCCTTTCTTATTTAATATTACTTTTTGGGTAAGGTTTTTTTACCGTGTTTAATTTTTTGAGTAAACGACTTTTTTCTTTTCCTTTATAGCCAATAACATAAACATAACGTCCTCTATATGTATGACTTCTATAAAATCCCTTATCTAGTAATTGTTGATAAACCATATCGACATATTTCTTGTTTAGTTTCTTGGTTTTTTTATAGTCTTTATCGTATTTTTTCGCTAAATCCCTATGTCTATTTTGGTCATAACGCTTACCATTTTTATCTCGCCATTCTGGAACTTTTCTGTGTCCTGTGTACGTCCAGTTTGTTGCTTGATAAATAGTACCAAGTTCTCCGGCTTCCCAATCACTGTAAGCGAGAACATATCGTGGTTCTCCTTCGTAATAATCCCTAAGTATTTTTAATGATTTAGAAACTAAATAGGAATTCGCCCATTTCGGAGCCCAATGTACACAAGCTCCCCTTGCTAAAACAGTTGCTTGTTCCTTTAAATACGTATAGTGTCCACCAGCTTTAGCGCTAACAAAAACTTCTACTCCAGCCAACTCACCGTCAATAAATAATCCTGTACTTAAGAACGCCGCTGGTGGCATTGTCTTTAACCACTCATACTGTAATATAATAGTTTTTGCTAACTCGTTTGTTATTACTTTAACTTCCGCAAACTCTGGTTCTATTCGTATTTGTTTTGCTTTATCTTCTGTTGTTTCGTTTAGTTGTTCACTTACTTTTTCTCTAAGTAATCGTTGCCACGCTTTTTTTCTCAAAACAATCATTTCCTTTATTGGTGGTCGAGACAAGAATCGAACTTGCGACGCGTAGGGCTTCAACCTACCGCTCTTCCTACTGAGCTACCCGACCATATTGGCGGTGCCGATGGGACTCGAACCCACAGAATCTTCTGATTAACAGTCAGACGCTTTACCAGTTTAGCTACAGCACCGTATCTATATATAATTTTTTTAAATCTTTGTATTTATGTGGTAAATTATAATTGTATAACCACTTACTTATTGATTGAAGTGTAACACCATATTTTCTACCAGTAGCGCTCATTCCCATACTAAGAACTTCCTCTACTAATTGTTGTTTATTGGGCCTAACAACCATACGTCTTTTATATTATCAACTGCGACTGCTGGAGCTAAATGATTATCTCTTTGTCGAGCATATCTTAAGGCTTGAATACATAATTGATATAAAGTTCTATCTTCCATATTATACTCCTTTCGTTTTTTTAATAACAATATCACAAAATTCTTTAGACATAAATTCATCATCAATTATTTCTTTTGTGTTCTTGTCTAATGTTAAATGTCCAAAACCTACATATGGACTATCCCAAAGAATATCAATTATTTTATCATCTTGATAATATATTTCGGTTTCAATATTCTTTTCTATTAAATCATAATCTATTTCTCTAGACATATTACACTCCTTTTTTATTTTGGTGACTGTGGTGAGATTCGAACTCACACTGTATAGGGTCTAAGCCTAACGCCTCTGCCAGTTGGGCTACACAGCCATAACAATTTACCAACCATATTATAACATATATAATAATGTTTGTAAAGAGTTACTTTTTATTTTTTCTGGATTTTTTAATTTCCTTGTTATTCTTACGTGCTTCTCTTAGCATATTTTGAATTTTTTTCTTTTTATAGCGTTCAGTATCGTAATTAATACCTTGACTATTTGTGTGTTTTCTTGGCAAAAATATCCCTCTTTTTACTATAACTATTTTCTTCCTTAATATTATAACATATTTATGGTTAAATGTAAAGAGGTTATTTTATAGAAAATAAGAATGGCTACATCTGTAGGGGGTGTAAACAAACATAGCCATCTTATAAACTAACTTAATTATTTTCGTTGGTGTCCTTCTTTTTCTCTATGGAGTCAAATCGGTTATGTGCCGCATCTATTCTTGTTTCTGCTTTTATGATTCGCTCCCTATTGTTGTGTGAAAAATTATCTAGTCGTTCTACCCTTCCAGTTAAATCTTTCTGATGCTCAACAAAATGGTCAACAGAACTATTTAACAACTGTACTGCTACAGTTAACGTCTGTAATTCTCCTTTCAACCAAGTTTTAAGCACCCAACCAAGTATTAACGATACTGTAAAGATAGTACTGACAACAATAGCGATTATTTCCAGTAAATTCATTTACCGTTTATTTACCCAACTTATCTTTTGCTTTATCAAGAGCTTCGTGGATTTTTTGTGCAGTTTCTGCGGCTTCTTCTGCTGTGTCTACGATATACTCTTTGTCTTTAATCATTCCTTTGAAGTCTGGGTTATTAATTGATGCTAATACGTTAACTACTACTTCACAGCCAACTAAAATATAAGCAATTGTTTCGTTTCCCGTTAGGAATGTTGCTGTTGCTGCTGTTACCAAAACGGCATTAGCGATAGTATATAACCACACTGCTGCGTTTGTCAATCTTTTCTTGACTCTTGTTTTTGTTTTCTTTTTCATCTTGTTGTCCTCCTATCTAAATTATTTTAATACTTCGTTATCTATTTCACTAAAGTTTTTCCTAATTAAACTTTCTAAGGATAAACTTTTTGTTCCAAATTCAAATTCTAGTGTACCAGCATTGTCTATAGTTTGTCTTTCGACAACACTAGTTACTCTAACGTGTAAAGTTAAATTCCAGTCTTCTATTTTTATGGTTACGATATCACCTAAATTGTAGTGTGTACCAAGTTTAACAAGTACTTTTTTACTAAATCCAGTAACGGATATCGCTTGTGTACTTTTTCTCTCTGCTATTTTTTGGAGTCCACGTGTTTCAAGACCTTCTAGTGTTTCAACATCCCTAGCGTCAACAAAACCAAATTGTGAATTCATTCCAGTTTTATCGAACTGACCAACTAAAAGTAGTTGTCTTTCAGTTCCTTCTCCTTGTCCTCCAACTAGTATTTGGTTGTTTGACTCCATTGAATCTTCTACATACTCTACTCTACTAACATTACCTCTATTAAAAGCAAATATAACACGGTCGTTAACTGATTGTTCGGCACTTCTATCTACACCTTCTATAATTTTAAATAAAAGTTTACCTTCATCAATAACAATGTTCCAACCAAGTCCACTTGCTGATGATAAGTAATCAAGTACATCACTTACTTTTTTAAATCTAAACGATTCGTATTCGTGTATAATACCACGTTCATAATCTGGTTCTATTTCTAACTGTGGTATGTTTTGAAATGGTAGGAAGTTAACTTTCCTGTTATTAAAAACAATATCCTTCATAATGGTTTCTGTAACCACGTTTTCATAAATGTCGTAACTAATACCCGTACCATAGTAATCTACCGTTGTGATATCTACAATATCTCCATCAGCATCAAACCATTGCCAAATTCCTGTTTCTGGGTCTCCACCAGCATAAACTCCTCCTGGTGGCATTGCTAATGTGAAATAAAGTAAGCCTTTTAATTGCATACCACTTACAAGTAAGGTATTTCTCACAATCCCATCGTCACCAACAGCCATTCTTCTACTTACCTTCGAAACAAATCCCTGTCTTCCAATTTCGTTTCCTACTTGTATAAATCTTCCGACTATAAATTCGTTTGCTTTTGGCTTATCTGCGTTTATTTCTATTGTAAAAGTACCGACATTTCCCCAATCACTAGCAAACCTAAGTGATTTGTAGTTAGTTACTTGGTGAATAAACTCTATCTGGTCTCTTTCTGAACTGTACTCCAATATTTTTATCGGAATAATTATATTGTCTTCTTGTCTTACTCCCATTTATCTAATCTCCATTCTTAATGTTTGTAGGGGTGGTTTTTACGCCACCCTTACTGTTTATAATTTAATTCCTCGTATTTCTACTTCAACAGCCAATAAACTATCTGGTGTTCCCATAAGTGATATTCCGTAGTTTGAACCACTGATTAAAATAATATTTCTTCCTAATTCAACTGGGGCATCTGCAAGGTCAGAACCAGTGTTTAATACTGCAGTTTTTATTTCGTTTTTCTCTAAATAAACACTAGCAATTTCTCTTTGTGTGTATGTAGTTGTATCTTCAACAGATTTATAATAAGCAACCTCTAATAATGATGTGGTAACTCTACCAGCAATACCAGCCTCATAAGGACTAGGTAAATGAGAAGAGCTTGTGCTTGCTGCGTTCTCTATATCGTATGAACCACCCTCTGTACCATAAGTTAACCAATAAGCCTGTGAACTTACTTCCCAACTGTATGTTGTTTGTAATACAGTTTGGTTTGTTAAATCGTCTTGTTTAATGAGTATTGTTGCTGAAGGCATTAATGCATTATCCAAATAAGCTGTTGAATCCTGTACAATCTTAAACTTAATTAATAACAAGTCATAATCGCTGTATGTACTTATTGGAGTTGTGTAATAATTGCTACTGCTTGATGTATTTTTGAACGTTTCTAATATAGCGCTTATTGAACCTTTTGTTGCCTGTTCCGCTATGTTATCAAGTTTGCCTTTAAGTGTATCAGTAAAATCATTTTCGGATAAACCTTTTCCAGTAACTTTGTCAACCTTGTCGTCTAATGCTGCTTGTTGTGCTGTTGATACTGGTTTATCGGCATCACTTGTGTTATCTACGTCTCCTAATCCAACTTGGTCTTTCGTTACCCCGTGTGGATTTTCTGTATCGGAAATATGAGCTTGTATGTTAACATTTTTAGGTTCGTATAAGTCATTGTGTGTATGGTCAATATTTGATTTATTTACTAATGTTTCTTCTATGGTGTCTATTTGACTTTGTGCTAACCTAACAGCTTGTAAGTTTGTTACTATTTGTTGTGCTCTATTTAATGTGTAAGTAATGTTATAATTTGTAGGTAAGTTATGTTCTTGGTAAATAGTAGTTACTTCATCTTGTATTAAGCTTCCGTCTACGTCTAATTCTGTTTCGATAGGCGTTGCGAGTTCATAGTAAACGACTGTTCCAGCAAGGTCGGCTTGTGCTTCGGCTAATGAAGCGTATGTTCCAACATCTACAATTAAATCTAACCAACTATCACTTATTGCGGTAGTGGCATAACCAATATATATATCGTTATCAAATACACCACCAGACAAATCATTTGGGTCGCTTAAAAAACCATCTACAAAAGAAGTACCTTGTGAATTTAATGCTAATACATCAATACCAACAAGTGAAGTTTTTGCAACTCTAACTAAATCTACGTTTGTAGATGATGTATATAAATTCGCTATATCACTCTCTTGCAACGTATAAGCCTTAACTCTCTCAATCTTATAATACTTACCATTTATTAATTTTACTGTGTCGTGTGTTTGATTTGGTAGTCTTCTTAAATGTAAGTCGCTTCCGTCTAGATGTTTGAATGACTGAGTACCTGATTTATATGGCTCGTAGTCAGTTGCTGTGTCGCCTTGTTCAAGTTGGATAAAGTTTGTGCCATCTTTTATGGCTTGATTTAATTCTTCTATGGTTTGACTTCCACTTTCATAATTAGCATATCTAAAATATATAACTAATAGACCGTTACTGTCGCTTGTAGAAGTAATAGGTTTATTTAACCACACCCCATTTAAACTAGTTGAGCCACCATTAAAATAGATATTTGCTAGGTTTGTTTCATCTATATTGCTTGATAACGTATATTGAGTATTAGGTTTAACAGTTAATTCTAATATACGTGTTTGTCCAGATACAGCAATAGGCAATGTCGTTAAATCTAAAGAAGGGTCAAACAAGTTCTTCCCAACAGCACTATAACTTGGATTAGTTACATCTTGAATACCGTTTGGCAACGTTCCGTTATTAACCCATAAGTCCATTTGTGCTTTGATTTCGGCATCACTCATTAAATCGAATGTTGTTGAGTAGAGTGGTGAGTATTGTTTGTTGGCGATTAGGGTATCTATATAAAAATTATAGCCATAATCAATTTCCATTACTTTTCCATTTGCTGTGGTTACGTCAGCATAGGTATGTTGTATTCTAACTTGTGTAAATGCACCAACTGTTATAACATTTGATATATTATACCATGTGTTAATTGTAGGTGTATTTATAATAATAGTTGGATTAGTTGCACCGTCAATTATTTGAATTAGTATAACTGTACAATCACTATTAGTAACTCTAACTTTAGCATTAAAATAATTTTTACCACCAAGCCACGTACCATCACTTCTTAAATAAGGACTTGCATTAGAACCATCGCCAACTAAACTATATATACCGTTTGTAACACTTCCAGTTGCTCTAATTGGTGCCCACCCCGTAGTTCCATCACTAAAATCTCCATTATCTACCAACTGCTCACTATCAAGCAACATACCTTCAACGCTTGTAAGTTGTGGTGAGCCGTCTTTTAATGGAGTAAGTACGTCTTTTGTACTAACTATTTTATCTGAGTAAGATACTTGACTAAATAGTGGTTCTGTTGTTATAGTGGTTAAGCCATTTACAACTAAATCTCCATCTATCGTTACATCACTGCTTATCGTTCCGCCAGTTTTGTCAAACTTGTTATTTTGTAAGTCTAAGATGTCTGTTTCTATTGCGTCAATGTTTAATTGTATCGCTGTGATGTCGGATTCAATTTCTAATATATCGTTTTGGTTATTGATTATTTTTTGTGTATTAAGTACAGTTTGTTGCTCTTCGTTTAATGTGTATTCTATTGTGTACTCTGTAGGCAATTCTTGTAGTTGCTCTACGTGTGTGACTGTATCTTGTAAGATTCCGCCTGTTGGCTCTATCTCTGTGATGACTGGAGTTGCTAGTTGATAGATAATTTCTGTACCTATTAAAGCAGCGTTTGCTGCCGCAATATCAACGTAGGTTCCTTTAGGGACTACTAACCAAATATAATCACTGTCTATATTATCATAGGTAGTATATTCGTTTTCAAGACTATCAGCATAAGTTTTACCAAAGAATCCTGGAATTAAATGTAATCCTTCAAATGTCGCATTTGACTGTGAAGTTTTTCTATCCGTTATTGGAATTGCGAATCTATCTATATAAGTACCAGTAAGTGAAGCACTCGTTATTTCAGTTCCTGACAATACTAACCTACCTATCTTCTGTTCATAAGTCCACTTACCATCTTTGTAATGAATCATGTCTGTCACACCATTGTCTAGTGCTGAGAGTCTTGGGACTGGGAAGGAGATGGTGTTGTTGAGGTTAGTGACGTATGGAGTTTCGACTGAGCCTTCTTCGAGTTGAACAGATATTTTATAATTATTAAACGTTCCACTAAATATTATGAAGTAAGCCCCATAGATATTTTCACCGCTAAATGAACCAACAGAACCCTCTGTTGCTGTTTGATAAATAAGTGTAGCGTTTTCTCTTAAAAGCAAATAGTTCGGTGATACTGTTTTTGTTCCACTAATTTCATTTATTTTTATAGTATAACTTTTAGAACTATTAAGTTTTAATAAATTACCTAAACTAACAACCGCTTCTGCTGAAGCATAAGAACCACTAATACCATTTAATAGATTTATACGTGTGGTTGTAGTTGCAGTCCCATTTATGGTAATAGTTCCGTCACTATCCGTTGTGATAATTAAACCGTTGCCATTGAAAGAACCACTTCCAACGTTAAACAAGTTCTTATTATTAGTCTTAATCTCAGGATTACTTACGTGATAGAGTGAGTGTGCTCGGTGTTCTAGATAGTAGTCACGGAAAGTGTCTAAGAGTTCTTTGGTGATTGATTCGTCGAAGTGTTTTGTTTCTAACATAAGAACGTCATCTACCCATACGGAATCTCCGCTCAGCATTGATAGCGAACTCAATACAGCCAACTTGTAAGCCGAGTAGTCCGTCTCTTTAGTTCTGAAGAAGGACTTCAGACTCCACTGCACTGATAAGTCTCCAGTGATTCCCTGTCCTAAAGTAGTGGATACGTAAAGCAAATTATCATTGTTAGAGTAATAATTTCTAGAGTATTTGAATTTACCAGAAATGTAATATCGACTTCCACCGTATATGTTGCCTGATTGAGTAACGCTAGCGTTTACGTCGGCGTTTGCGGTAACCTTTAAGGCTCCGTTCTCGACCGTCATGGTTGAATTGGTAGGTGCTTGATTTGACCAATTGGAAGTTCCACCACTAAAGTCACCGTTTTCGATTTCCCTAAACTGCTCAAACACATCAGCATAAGTCAACACTTTCTTTGTGATGTTCTTGCGTGCTAGGTAGAGAGAGTAGTAGTATTCCATATCGACTGTATCAGAAATACCTAAATCATTTATATCTATAAGAATAAGTTGTTTAACTTTTAAGATAGGTTCTGGGGATAAGATTGTTTCTGGCGTTCCTATTTGATTAAGGTAATGGTTTGGAACACCTTCTGATGTAACTTCTCTTTCAGCAGTAAATACAAAATCTTTGTTCACTTCTATTCCAGTTAATGTGGTATCAACAGGTGTTAATGCACCTGTACCAAAAGCAGTTCTTAATCTTACATCATAGGATTGAGTTACATTTAATAGTGCAAAATATTTCAATTTTTGTCCTACCGTCAAGGTTGGCAAATTAGTTCTAAAATCAGTACCATAATAAGTATTTAAAGAATTTCTTTCAAAACTTAAAACGTTATTATTCAAGGTCATATTAGAACCGTGCTCTATAAATCCGTTAGTTGTTTCAAAAGAAGAATTTAAAACTAAATTATTACTTTCAAAAACTTCTCTCAACGACAGTCCGTTAAGTTCAGCAATCGGTTCATCAATAGTCTTATTCACATAAGCAACTTTGCCCTTACCTTCAGTTCTACCTTTAAGTTGTTTAAAGTTAGGAGTTCCTCCAGCCATTGGTGTTACTATGTCTTTGGTTGAGGCAAGTCTTTCTGTATAAGTTTCCTCAAATAATAATGGCTCGTTAACATCAGTTAAGAAGTTACTACCGTCAAATCCTACTTTTAATTGTTTTTCACTAATAGTATTTGCCGGTATTTCTTCGCCGTTTAAAAGTAATGGATAATAGTCGTTTCCATTGTTTGTTGATATATTCACTAATGTTTCTTCTGTTGCCTCAGGCATAATAAGTTCGTATATCTTATCTGTTTCTGTTCCGGCATTTATGTTACATTTATAATTTCCATCTGTTACTTTTTCTAATAAGTAATAAGTAAGTGCTGACGAAGCATATGCTTTTAAGCCATCTTCTGTATAGTCTCCAGTTTTGTCAAATGCTCTACTGTCTCCATACGTCGTATCAACTATATCACCTATTGTAGTTTGTTTTGGTGATTCTGCGTCATCAATAAATACTCTCTCTGTTCCCGCAAGAGTACTTTTAGAAGTATAACTTGTTAAAATCTTGTCAACTTTTTTAGCCAGTTCACTAATTGTATTTGTTGGTGTGTTTTGTAATTTATCATAACCAGCAGCACTTAACAAACCAGCATTTTCAGATGAGGCTAATTCAACTGTTCCTGGTGCTTCTTCCCAAGCTGTTCCAGTCCAAGTGTAGTTAGCATCTTCTGCTGTTACATAATAAGTGTCTCCAGTTGTCATTCCAGTTATTGCGTTTAATGCTGTAAGGTCCGCAACTTTTCCTTTATAGGTATAAGTTCTAGCGATTAATGTATCTACTTCTTCACTACTATAAGAATCTTCTTTTGTGTAGAAGTTATTATAAATAAACAACTCACTAAGGTAATGTTCGTCATCTGGTGTGCTTTCTCCACTTTGGAACGCTGTAAGTAATTTATTGTCCTGTTTGGTATCTAAATTATCTTTAACTAGTTTTTCACTAGGATAATGTGTGTTGTCCGGTGTTGTTTGCCAAGCTGTAACTAAGTTGACTACATCTTGTTTGTTTGGTAATGTTGCCTCAATCGAATCTATATCTGTTAAGGCCTGTTCTAAATTACTTTTATCTGCCGCTGTAAATAATCCAGCCAATTCTGTAGTTGCTACTGGAATTACATAATTATCTCCAGTTGAAGATTTAATGGTAAGTGTATCTAGTGTTCTCTCTCCACTTAGGTTAGTAGGGTCAACAACGAAAGACAACGAATCTTCTGTGTCGTTGTATGTTATAGTTACTCTTGTATGTGTACCCGCACCAATTAATGTGTTCACAACGTCCATTATTTCTTCGTTACTTCTTTGTGTATTATCAGAAGTAATTTTTATTGTGTTATCAGCTGTTTCTGCTGTTATTGTTACGTTTTCTCCACTAATAAAGTTAAATACGTCGTCGGCAGTAATCTTATCGTGCGCTGTTCCATCAACATTAAATGTCCAACCAATGTATTTATCCGCCTCAGCTTCTATTAGGTCTAATTTTGCTTTGTCGCCAACAGCAAATGCGTCTATTGCTGTCTTATTACTATGTGTATGTGTGTCGTCTTCTAAGAAGCCAACTCGGGTATCTAAAGCAGATATAGCGTTTGTATTTCCAGATGCGGCATTTTGTAAAGCAGTTATATCTCCTTCTATAACTCCAATATCCGTTACAAGCTCATTTACAGCGTTTACAATGTTAGTAGTAGTATTTGTATCTAAATTACTTAATAATCCAACCACAGACGTTATATAAGTCTTTGTGGCTTTTTCTGTTGGTATTTTGTTGTCGCTATTACTAGCAAACGTACCATCTGTACTTTTTACGGCTCCACTAAACTCTTCTGCCCACTTTTGTGATACATAAGTTCTCTCATCACTTGTAGTTATTGTTCCATTAGTATGTACGTCAACATTGTATAACAAGAATTCATACATATTACTTCCATCAATATCTTGGACTAATGTTGGGTATTCTGCTAATCCTTCTGATAAACCTTGTTTAATAACAACAGAAATACTTTTCTCGTCTCTATCTACTCTAATAATAACAGAGTCTTTTCTATCTTGTGTTGTAGGAATAGTAAATGTAAGTGGAATAGTATCCCCACTAAATTCTTTACTAAACTCAACGAAATATGCGTAGTCCCCACCAATAAAAGCAGAACCACCGTCTAATTCTACTACATTTCCATCTGTAGATATAATATCAAACTTACCGTTAGCGTCGTCTTTAACAACACCCTCGTTTATGAGAGGCATCATATATCTGTTTAGGTCTTTGTCGTCGTATTGTCTTTCTCTAAAATAACTTTCAAATCTTTTTATTACTGCCATCTCGTCACCTCTTATGCAACTATGTATTTACGTCTGAATTTGATTTGTGTATATGGATAACCAGAACCAGCCGCAAATCTTATAACATTTGTTCCCACAAATAGTTGCCAATAATTACTGTCTACACTTAAATATCTGTTAACATTTGTCTCAATGCCTTCTGGCGAAATAAGTGTAGTCTCTTCTCTACCCTGCTCTGTCCTAATTCTAACACTATAATCTTCAGGTAAGGTGAAGTTCTCAAACGCTAACTCGTCCGAACGAACAATCTCATCCCCTACATAAACATCTCGTATTAATTTAGGGTCAGTAAGTGGTCCATATAACACCATTTCAACAGGATTATAATAATCACCAGAATTTTCTATTAATACGTGCTCTACATCGGCACCAAATTCAAATGGTATGTACATAGGTAGGATGAAAGCTCCTACCCCAGTACCCATTTCTACAACTTGCATATTCTCATCTTCAAATAAAGCATCATCTGCCATTAAGTCTATCGCTAATGTACCATAACCCCTATTATCTTCATACGAAACAAATGAATGTCCAATGTAATACGCTTTAATTCTTCTTCTACGTACACCATTATCGTGTACTAATGTTAATTCTCCCTTATAGGGATTCATAAACTCTACTATATTTGTAATACGTTGTTCTAACTCTTCTTGTGTAGGTCTTAATATGTGAATAACAAAGGACAAAGGCCTAGTTTCTCCACGTAAAGCAACCGTAGTAGCACCTTGTTGAAAAGGCGAACGTTCGTGGGTTAGTACCACACCGAAATTCTGATTAAAACCAGTAAGGTCGGTTATGGCTTCTTCTTCGCCACGTCTATAAAATAACTGAAAAGTTTTTTTAATTCCGGCTGAGTTTGTTATTTCTAATTTTTTAGCCATTACGTTTTAAACCCCCTTAATTTTAATCTTCTATCTCTTTCTTGTTGGTCAAGTATTGTTTTAATTTTATTTGCAACATCTCCATCTACCTTAAATTCATTACTTGTATTAAATGAATATTGTGGTGCTCCTTCTCCTCTAGGACCAGCATTCATAGGAGTAATTGGTGTTCCAATACTTCTATTCGCTTGTCTAACCATTTCACTAGAGTCTAATATTTTAACCATTGTTGCCGCAGCATTTTCCATTGCTTCACTAAATAGTTTCTGTAACATAGGAACTGGTGCAACAACCTCATCGGAACTACCCTCACCAATATTAGCAAGAATTCCGCCAGGTTTTCTTTTTACATATCCACCTTCAGCAAGTTTCCATCCATCAAAATCGGCTGTTGGTAAATTAACGTCTAAGAAAGAAAATGGTGATATTGTTGCAAATCCTAAATCTAATTCTACCCCAGAAATAGCATCAAATGCGTTGTTAATTGGTGTTACCAAACTATTTATAACACCTTCAACACTATCAATAAAACTATTTATTCCGTCTTTTATTGGGTCTAATACAGCGTTAAATAAATTCTTTAGTCCAGAAATTGCGTCTGATACTCCGTCACCAATAGTAGCTGATATTCCAGTTACACCTTCCCATAAACCATCCCATAAACCAGCAATGGTTTCCTTAACTTTTGTAAAGGCATCAACTATAAGTCCAGCTTCCTTAACAACAACCTCTCTAGTTTTTGTGACATATTTAGGTTTTTCACCTAAACCACCAGCTGCTTCGTAAACTCTATAAGTTTCTGTTACAGTTCTTTCTCCACCAAATAATCCAACAAAAGCATTTTTTACTGGTTGCATTACAGTATCAAAACCTTTTGATACGTCTTCCTTTATGTCTTCCCAAATACCGCCTATCCAATCTTTAAAACCGCTCCAAGCAGTTTTAATATCATCAATTGCTGTATCTATAGGTTCAGTAACAGAATCCCAACCTTCTGATAAGTCTTCTTTTATTTCTTCCCAAAGACCGTCTAACCAATTCTTAAAACCAGTCCACGTTTCTTCTATACCAGAAAGAATTAAATCTAATGTTTCAGCGGGGGAATTACTCTCACCAAGTCCCCAGTTTGTATTAAATATAAAATCAAAAGCCTCTTCTAGCTTTTCTTTAAATTCATTAAAGAATCCTTTTATTTTATCCCATATCTCTTTTACATTATCCCATAAATCAGTAAAAATACCGACAAAACCATCTTTAAAGCCTTCCCATTCAGACAAGAACGCCTCTGTATCAAAACCATCCTCTGAAAACACACCGAATAACTCTTTAATTAATCCAGTAACTCCACCAATAATTTCAAATACTCGTTTACCTAAATCAATAATTGTTGCAAATATTGGTTCTAATATAGGTAATACATTTTCTCCTATCCAAGTAATAGCTGGTTTCAAGACTTTCATTAAAACAGTAATAAAATTAACCAGACCTCTTATAATTCCAATTAAGTCGGTTATTACTTTTGTAACTCTGTTGAAGTACTGTTTAATTTTTTCTCTATTTTCTTCTGAAAAAATAGCGTCCATTGCTGGTTTAAGTAATTCCATAATCACATCAACAATAGATGTAACCGCGACAATAACTGGACCTATTGTCCTTATTATCTCGTCGAATATTTTACCAAGTTGAATAATTAAGTTTCCAACTAAATCCATAACTACAACTAATATACCACCAAATAGTTCAGTAAGTTTTGTAGTGAACTCAGCCATCTTTTCTCCAGTTTCGCCAGTTGTTAATTCATACCATAAAGCCTTAAATTCACCAACAATTCCAGATAATGTTGTTTCTACAATAGACGATAGTGTACCAAAAGTAGTTTTTATTTCTGTTACAACAGTATTTATACGTTCTTTGTACTCGTCCATATCTTCGCCAGTTTTAATAACATAAGCTCCAATACCACCAGCCAAAGCAGCTATTGCTGTAATTACACCAACAATGGGATTAACAGTAGCAACAAGACCGCCTATCGATTTTCCTAAAGCCGGAATTGCTGTTCCACCTAAATAACTAAAAGCTGTTACTAGTTTAGTTCCAACTAAAGCTAACAAAGATGTTAAAGCAGCTATTACTGGTGCTAATAATGGTAATAAAGCAGTAAATGCTACTCCTAAAGCAGTCATATCTACTATCATACCCTGTGTCCACTCACCAGTAAGGTCAATACCAAACTTTTCTTCTAAGTATTCAATTAACTCGTCGAATTTTGTTTTTACGTATTCGACCATTACGCTTGTTCCTTCTTCTATTCCCGTTAGTTTTAAAATCCACACGTCAAGTTTAGCAATTATTGTATCTATTGCTGTTCCCGCTGTTTCTTTTAATTTATCAAAGTCTGTTATATAATCTAAAAATACAGAACGTCCGGTTTCTAAGCTAAGGAATGCAGTTAATAAACCAAATATTTTATCTTTTACCCAAACAAAAGCATTTGAGATATCGTACATAAAGTTTTTTATATTTTCTGTATATCTTCCTGTATCGTCTTTAAAAATTACAAATGCTGATAATGCTGCTAATAATGCTGCCGGCATACTCATTGAGAATATCTTTAATGCAGAACCTAAAGTTTTTGTTACTAATTGAAACACACCCACTAAAGAACCAAGTGTGCTTACTAAAGTACCAAGTATTACTAATAGTGGTCCAATAGCAGCAATTAGTAGTGCTATATCAACAACTGCTCCTCTTGTCATCTCTCCCGTAAGGTTGAAACCAAATGTATCCTCAAGGAATGCAATAAGACTTGCCCAAGCACTTCTGACTTTTTCAGTCATACTTTCTATTACATTATTTACACCTGTTATTTTATAAATAAAGGCATCTATCTTTTCTATTACATAATTTATTGCTGTACTTACATCTTCCTTAAACTGACCAAAGTTTGATATATAATCTAATATTACAGAGTTACCAACTTCTAAATCCGAAAAAGCGTTCAGTAAATTAGTTATTCCCCATATTACATCGATTAAAAAGTCTTTGTAAACATCTTGTAATGATAATAAAGCACCCTCAGTCGCAGATTTTAAATAAATCAATGCTCCAGGCAAACCACGCATCATAACGTGTTCCATCCAAGCGGCAGTACCTTCAAATCCTTCTATTTCTTCAGAACTTGCAGCAATCATATCTGCGTAATCTTTAAAGGCGTTTCCACCATTTTCTGTTGCAATAGCCTGTTCTCTAAGTAATATATTCATAGGTCCAAGTGCACGTGTACCAAATAATATTCTTAAAGTAGCCATACGTTCAGCATCGCCTAAATCTTTAATGGATTCGTTTACATTTGTTAATATATCGTTAAATGGTAATATTTCTCCAGTAACTTCATCTGAGATTGATAAACCTAAACTTTCTATTTCTTCGGCGGCTTGTGCAGTAGGAGCAATAAGTTTTAATATACCCATACGTAAAGCACGTCCACCAATACCAGCACGAATACCATTATTCGCTAAAATACCCATTGCTGCAGCAGCTTCAGATAATTCCAATCCTGCTTGTTTGGCAATCGGTCCAGCAAACTTTAAACCATTAATAAGGTCTTCAACTGTTTGGTTTGAACTTGTTGCGGTTGCGGCTAGTTTATCTACCGCTTGAGTTAAGTTTTCAGCCTCAATACCAAACTGAGCCATGATGTTCGCAGCATCCTGTGCTGATTTTCCCATTTCCTGTTGTGAAATAATACTTAAACTGGTTACAGCAGCAATTGAATCTTGAATTTCTTGTGTACTAAACCCAGCCAAACCTAAGGTCTCCATACCTTCCGCAATTTGTCTCGCAGAACGTGCAGTTGTACGTCCTAAGTATCTAGCTTGGTCCGATAACGCTTGCATTTGTTCCATTGTTGACTGTGTAACCGCTTTAACACGGTTCATCGCCATATCGTATTCTTGGGCTAATCTACCAGCAGCAAATCCAATAGCAGCAAATGCCGCCACTGCAAATCTACCAAATCGTTTACCAAAGTTGGCTAATGAACCGCCTATGTTGTTTAATGATTTCTGTAGGGATTTCATTCCCCTATTAAAACGCGAGTTGTCTGTTGTAAGCTCAACTACTAAAGTTTCAATAACTGTTTTTTTAGCCAACTAACACACCTCCGCAAGTAATCTACATACGGGCTAGGTCAGTGCCCGTAGCAGAACTGTTTCCATCTTTGTTTTGTTCCCTTATACTCTTCTTCCAATCCGCATACGATTTACCACTCATCGAGTGCGTCCACACATTAAAAAGTCTGTCTTCGTTATACTGTTCATAAGCCACAGTTATCTTTTTAATTGCAACCTCTGGTTCCTGTTCTAAAATAAAATTAATGTCGGAATAACGTTGTCTCAGTACGTCCTCGATAACGTCCCAACCAATATTTATTTCGAGTTGAAGAAATTGGAGAAGAATTTTGCGAAACCCTTGTTATTTATAACGGCCATTAAGGCTTCAACAGATTCGTCCTCGTCCATATCTTTGATTTGTTCTTTGTCGTACTCTTCTAAATAGTAGTCCATAAAATCAATAATTACGTCGAACTTTTCAGCCAAGATTCCAACTACTTTTAAGATTACATCAAGTAACCCAGCGCTCGTTGAAACACCCTTATGACTAAGGGCAGCTTCTCTTAACTTGTCAAAATCTCCATCTGTTTCTTCGTATAATTCCCGTCTTTCTTTCGCTTCTAAGTTTTCTAATAAGTACTTTTCAACCTCTGCCTCTGTTAAAAGCATTGAGTTTTGAGCCCCAGTTAATACACCTACTAATTCTGTAATTTGTTCCTTAGTAAGTTCCAATCTTGTTACTAGTTTAGATAAGACTTGTACGTCTCTAAACTTAAAGTTTTTTACTTTCATTTTAAATGTTTTCCCCCATTCAATATTTTATTTTATAAATAAGGGAGGCAAGTTTTATATTACCTCCCAACATTTATTTGTTAAGCTGTTGTGAAATTAACTACTGTTGAACCAGTTTCTTGTCCGTAAACGTCTTTTAAGCTATAAACTAATGTATAACTTGTTGTTGATGATAAATTAGTAGTTGGTGATACAGTAACGACTAGTTTATCTTCGTCGATTGATAATTCACTTTCGTGAACTCCTACACCATCTTCAAGTATAAATACTCTAGATGTATTTGTTGCGATACTAGCGATTAGTTCATTTGTTGATGTTAACGTAATGTCAGTACTAACCGAAACTCCAGTATCTCCGTCAGAAACAGAAGGTGTGATTGCTAATGCTGGTTCTGCTTCATAAACGTTGTCAAACCAAGTAAGACCTTCGCCAGCATAATCTGCTGATGATTCGTCAACTGTTGCCATAACTAATGGTTCATTTTTACCAGAACCAAAGTCTTTCTCAAAGTTTGTTGCTACGAATGAACCGTTAATTGTTCCAGTTTGGAAATTAACAGAGCCATTTTTAGTTTCGTTTGAATTGTCAGGTTCTGTGAATTTACCTTTAAATAATTTTACATAACTTGAAGTTCCATCTGAATAAGTTTGTTCAAACATAACAGCAACATAAGGTGCATTGTTGTTACCTGTTACATAGTTAACTGCTCCTTCTGTAGGTCTTCCTAAGATATGTGCTAAAAGGTCATCTGGTAAACTATCTTTTTCAATTGATACTTCGACACTACCAACAGTCGAGTAAACGATAGCTGGTTTATTGTCTGCGTACAATGTATCCACATTTGTTCCTGGTGTAGTATCAATTTTGATAAGTCCTGGAACTTTATATGGAGTTTCATAAGCCAATCCAGACGCTGTATCTGAGTTAAGGATTGCGAAATGTAAATTCTTAACCCCAATTCTTACTTTTTGAGTGTCTTTCATTTATTTATTCCTCCTATAAGTTTGATGGAAATTCTTTAACATATGATAATGATAGGTGACTTATTTTGTCAGCAATTACACGTCTTTCTTCTTCACTTACTTTCGAGTAACCTAACGATAACATAGTTTTATCTACTTCCAATTTAATTGTGTTTAATGAATAGTTAACAAGTATATCGTCAATTAACCAAATGTCTACATCAAACTGCAATGTATCTAATATTGGTGTATTATCCGTATATAATGAATGTTTCCTATCCGCCAAGGTAAAAGTTAACCTTGGAAAGTGTTGATTTAGTGTTTCCGAACCAAACATTGCTGTTGTTGGAAATTCACTAACTATTCTTTCTGCTGGTAGATACTCAAGTACACCAGCATTTGTACTAAGTGCTTGGTAAAGCTCTTCTTGTGGTGTCATCTAAGCATCCTCCCCATTTCAACTTTTAGTAGGTCTGGATACCTACCTAAATTATTTTCTAATGCATCATTGAAGAACATTTGAGATTCCTGTCCAGTTGTCGTAACAAATAAGCCCGTTGACTCACTTCGATAAACCCAAGACTCTTTTCTTCCTCTACCGAAAATATTATGTTCACCAGTACCAAATTCAGGAAATTCTGCGTACTCTGCACCAACACCAACTTCGTAAGTAGGTAATATTCTATACCTTCTTCTAAAGTAAGCAGATTGATACAATTCTCCAGATTGTCTTTCTAATCTTTCCTTAATATTACGTCTAGTATCTAATCTAATGTTTTTTGCTACCTCTCTGGTTACATTTACTGCTACTTTGTCCCCATTTTTTTGGTAGTTACTAAACTTAGTATATAGATTACTAAATCCAGGCTTTCCAGTTTTTCTGGAATAAACACGCATCCCATGCTTAGCCATTAACTAACAACCTCATTTAATATTATTTCTATATGTGTACTGTATGGAATTACTTTTTCTATCTCGTACTTAACATTTCCATCAACAATAACGTTGTCCATTCTTTTTGCATCCAGAACACGTTTGTCCTCAACATAAAGAAATGCGTCATTATTACTTGCTGTTACGCCAAACTTTTCAAAAGTAAGATGTCCATCATCAAATTGTATGTTACATTTTATATCTTCTAAGTATTTAACAGGAGCAAGAGTTCTTAGTTTACCTTCACTTGTTTTTTCTTTTCCGGAAGGTGTGTAGAAATCTGCTTTTGAATCCAGTATCATTGAGCACCGTCATAAAGTTCTTGTAACTCTGATTTGCGGGCATTACTTGGATATTCTACACCTAAATTATCTAGTTCTTCTTTTAGAGAACGAACAGTAGTTACACTTTTAGTTAAAGCTCCCATACTAATGTATGGTAGTGCTTCTTCTTCTGTGAATTCTACTTGTTGTCCTTTTTTATAGTATTGATTCTTATTTTTAGTAACGAGATGCAAGTCTTGTATAAATATGTATTTCACTGTTACCACACTCCTACTTGTTTATATTTATTAAGTATATTCAAATCGTTGTCCTCTAGCATACTGTTACTAAACTTAAGAGTTAATCTTCCTTGTTTTAATTCTTTAAGTCCATAACTATCTCTAGAATTTTCTTTGTGTTTTAATGATACCAGCTTAATAACAACTGCTTCAAGACTTCTCGGTAATGTCTGTGCTTTTTCTGTTGTGGCGTCCTTTGGTAAAACATAACCATAGTCATAATTAACTAAGATTGAACGCTTTTCACCAAATTGGTCTCCAGCTAATCCAACTAAATAAGTTGATTTGTGCCAACCACGCTCTCTGTATATCATACCTCTGGCGTAGTCATCAGGGTCGACCAAAAAATCTGTTATTTCTGAGCCATTCATCGTAATAGAATTAATTTTAATTATTGGTCTATTGTTCAATAACAAATAATTATCTGCGGAACCAGATAAAAACTCTTCTTTGCCTTCAACTTCACCAAAAGTTCTATCAGTAAAGTCTTCAACAAAAGCAGTAGCCTCGTTGATATAACGAATTAATTTATCATCAGAAGAATCGTCTGTTAATTCAATTCCCAATTCATCTTTAACTCTATCTAACGTTGTTAAAGCTGTATCAATTAGATTTTCAGCCATTTTATACCTCCAAATGTAGAACCTAGTTCTCCATACATATACCTAAGATATAAGTACTCTTGAATTTCGTCTACGTGTATATATTTTGGAGGAATTTCGATTTCCTCTTTTTCAGCTATTTCACGTAACTGTTTTAGGTTCAGATTATTAAAGTCTAGGGCGTTGTTGAAGACGCCCAGTACTTTAATTTTTTGTTCACTGTACACAATTAAGTGTATTAATTATCTAAAAAGTCTGTTGCTGACGCTACGTAATCTTTATCTCCAAGAGCATAAGCGATTACAGCTGAATCTGCAGCGTTTTCAGCTAATGTAGCAACAACACGTACATAACGTTTTAAACTGTTGAAAGGAATTTCGATTTTTTCTGTAGCTTCGCTATCTGTAATTGAACCAGTAACCAATGCTACTAAATCAGTGTCAACATCTGCCCAATCGTCTGCTTCTGCGTCTTTGTGTTGTAACTTAATTGAATAGTCAGTTTGAACAGTTGTATTAACAAGGTTAAACAATGCAATACCACTATTATAGTTTAATGAATCGATAGCAGAACCATTTACATCTCCTACTGCTGCAGTTGTATCAACTACACCAACTTGTAAATCTACTCTATCTAAATTAAATAATCTTTTCATTTTGGTTTTTTCCTCCTATGTTTTTTTGTTTGCCACTCAATGGCGGCTCAACTTTTTTATGTTAATCTAACGTAATGTTAAATCTCAATCTTATGCGTTGAATACGTATTTAACAAATGATACACCACGTGAAAGTTTCATATCGTGTTTCATAATTGCTCTATAAACGATAAAGTCATTTGTGAATGCATTAATACTATTACCATCAGTATCGGTAAATGTTGTACTACCGTCCATTGCGATTTCAACTTTAAACTCTTCACCAATTAACAAGTCATTCCATTTTCCGAAGAATACGTCAGTTGTTCCGCCACTAGTTCTAACTTGGTTAGAAACTAATACTTTGTGTCCTAACATTGTTCCACGTTCTGATAATTCGCGGTTAATAAGTCCTTCTCCGTTATCGCGTTCGTCAACTAGGTGTTCCCAAGTATCCCAACCGATTACCCATCCAACTGTTGGGTCAGAAAGGTTAATATTTTTCTTACCAAGTAAAGCTTTGATTTCAACGAATTTGCTACGAGTTGCTGCAGCTGCTACAGTATCTTTTTGAATATCTGATGTGTTTGCAATACCTAATGGTGCATCTTCTCCACCAGTTCCATATAATGCTGCATAATCCATTGCTTGTACCATTGCTTCCATCATATCGTTTAACACAATACGGTCAGCGTAGTAAGAGTTTGTTCTTAAGATATCATTACTTAATGCAGTTAATGCCATTAATTTTTTAGAACTTAATCTAACTCTACCTAAAGAAATGTCAGTAAATGAAGCAGCTCCACCTTCAGGAATATATTGTGCAGTAAGTCCACCGATAAGTTTGTTAATACTAATATTTCCTTTTTCCATTGGAATAATGGTTGCTCCCATTTCAGTAACAACAGTTTTATTATATAGTAATTCAATAAATTCGTCAGAATAAATCTCAGGTACTAATAATCCACCGTCTCCGTCTTGAGTTAAAGCTTTGTCTAATTTATTAATGAATTGTTCGTCTTTAGCATATCCTTTTCTCAAGAAATCTTCTTGGAATTTTGCAGGATTTGCTGATGCTTTGCTGTTCCCAGCCATGATTTCACGTTGTGTGAATAAAGCAGCTTTAGCGAAACGAGCGAACATAATACCTTTTTCGCCACTTCTATTGAAACGGTTAGTATTTTCTTCTTCTTTATTCGCTAAAAGTTTGCTATAATTTTTTCCGTTCATGTGTTTTTCAACAGCGTTGTCAACAAGAACTTGTAATTTTTCCATAACATCTTTTTCCATTTTGTTTTTAGTCCTCCTATATTTTGTGAAGTTCTACTCGACTTCTTTTTTCAAACCAAAGATTTTTGCCAATTTAGAAATTACGTCTTCTTCTGATGGTTCCGTATCAGTTTCAACTTCTTTTTCCGTATTGTCTTCGTCTTGGTTTTCTGTGATGTCCTCATCACTATTATTTTCAGAATCTTTCGATTCCTTAGTAGTAATAATTTCTTTAACTAAATCAGTTAATACGTTTACTTTTTCAACTAAACTTTTAACTTCTTCAATTAATTCTTTAGTTTCGTCATCTCCTACCTCTAATTCAGCAAGTTCTGACGCACCGTTTTCTACCGTTTCGTTTTCAAATTCTTCGTCCGTATCGACATCTTTGTTTTCCTCTGTACCTTCATCAGAATCAACATCTTTATCATTTGTTTCCTCTGTTTCGTTTGTTTCTTCTGTTTCGGCATCTTTGTTTTCTTCTACATCATTTTCAGAATCGTTACTTTCTGATTCTTTATTTTCAGTAGGTGTTTCTGTGTCTTCCTCAGTTGTTGTCTCTTGTTCCTTTTCTTCTTTGATTAATTCTTCAATTTCTTTAATTACTGATTTCAACATACCCTCTTGTTTTAATCTTTCTACATCTCTTTCATTAAACAATCCTTTAGCACTGTTTAATATTAAAGCATCTGGGTTTGCTGGTACAGTAACAGCCGATAATTCAAGTAATTCGTTTTCTTTAAGTATAAAAGCATCTTCGTTTTCGTCATATTCATAGTCTAAAACCATAAATCCAACACTAGTTGCATTCAAAAAACCACTTTTAAACAATTTGTAAACAGTTGCGGCAAAAGCATATTCTTCTACAGCAAACTTAATATCAAATTCTAACCTTTTTTCTTTACTGTTGACTTGAACATTGACAGCCTTACCTATTGGTAATTGTCGGTGGTCGTGTCCCCATAAGAAAACAGGGTTGGCTTTGTAAGCATCTAATTTCCATCCGTCTGATTTTACAATATCACCGTGTCTATCAGGAGTTTCTGAACTACCAACAAACTTTAGTGTGTATTCTGCATCATTAACGGAAACGGCTTTCACATTTAAAGAATAATTCTCTCCTTTACGGAGTTCGTTATACCTTTTAGGTGTGTTACTCATCATCTTTACCTCCATTATTATTACCACTTGTAGCCCTTTGTTCTTCTAATTGCTCCTTGAGTGGTTTTTTTGTATTTATAACCATTTTATTACTAGGTATAATTAAACTATCGTTCAACTCGTCGTCAAATGGTTCTAAATCGTGTTTTAAAAGTTTACTAACACCAATTCTATATTCTCCAACTGTTAATCCGCCTCTTTCAAAAGATTGATTAAGCACTTTAAGTTGGAATTCGTCGTTGTCTTCTTCTTTTCTTTCAAAAACAAACATTAAGTTTTCTGAATTTGGATACTTTCTAAGTAATTGCCAAGTAATAGCTTCTTCAAATTCAATAAACATTGGATTTAATACTTCATTTCTATAAATATCACGGGCTGCAACAACAGTTGCTTTATTACTGTTTTCTACATTACCCATAATTTCTGGTGGAATACCAAAGAACTGACCAACTAAATCTCTATAAAACTTTCTGGATTCAATAAAGTCCATTTCTCTATTTGAAGTATTTAGTAGTTGTATTTTTGCGTCCCAATTAAGGAATGCCGCTCTACTACTATTTAAGAAACCACCGAATTTTTGAAACCATTTACGTTCAGATTTTTTAATCTCTTCGTCTGAAGCGTTATCTGGTGCTGTAATAACTAAGTTTGGTGTTGCGTCGTTATAGAAAAACGTTTTAGCATATTTAGCCATGAATTCATCTGTATCTATTTCGTCCGATAATGCTTCTACTCTACCAATACCGCGTCCTGACGGATTTGCTGGGTTAGGGTTTTTTCTATAAAACATATCATCTGGGTGTACATAGAACGTTTGTCCTTGAGGAACGTCTATTTTATATTTTTCTTCTTCCTTTGATGGTAATGTAACCCAGTTTGGCGGAACAAACATTAATTTTCCAGGTAAACCCTCTAAATCTCTTTCTATAATACCGAAGGCTTCACCTTTAATTAAATAAAATAACTGACACAAGTATAAACTTGTTGTTCCTGTTAAATTAAATTCTTCGTTTGGTTTGTATAATAAATCTAACAATGGGTGATTATCTTGTTCTTTAACCACACCGTTCTTTTGTACTTTGACTACTTTACCTTTTGTAGTAGCAATGTCAATAGCCATCTTTCCAACAGGACTTAAACGTGGGCTTTCGGTAAATCTTTTTAGCCACTCTTTTGTATTTCTTGCTGGTGGTTCGGCTCTTTTTGTTACAAAGTACTTAGTAAACGCTCCGCTATTTTTAAGTGATTTATTTAAAACACTAAATGCGGCTTCTGTGGTTAAACTTAAAAGTCCTTTTCCCAAAATTATCCCTCCTTCTATTCGTAATTTTTGTATTTATGTTAAAATATTCGCATAGGTTTTCTTTTTGACGATGGTTCAACATAAATACGTCTTAAACCAATAGAGAATGAATCCGAAAAGTCATCGTGTTGTACATTAGGGAATTTTGCTAATTCTTCTAATGCGTCAGGCAACCAAGAATGTTTTACTAATGCGTCACTTGTATCTAAAGACGGTACTAATACATTTCCCGCTTCTATAAATGTCGTAATAGATGTCATTCTAGTTACTTTATCTTCTACTGGTGTAATAGGAAGAATTCCAGGAATTTTTAACTGAAGTACTTCCATAATTGCTGGTCCGTTTGCTTTGTCCTCTATAATTATTTCTATAGGAACACTTACTTTAGATTTAAACAAAATAAATTCCCATTTGTCTTTCATTTTTGTTACTTCATCTAAAGTTTCTATAAATCCTACTTGTTCTTCGAATTTATCTATAAGATAAGTAGTAACGAAATCTGTTAAGAAAACACTACAAGCAACATTATCGGCGCCAACTTTCTTTTTAAAGTTCATATCCCAAGCCATAATTATTTTGTACTTGTCTTTTCTCTTTTTCATTAATTCTTCGTTAAATATAGGTAAATTCTTCCATCTTCTAAACCAACCTGTGTTTATTAAGAATCCTCCAGGTGGTGTAGGGTCTTGTAAGAACTGTGCATTATATGTTCTGGAACCCTGTTCTTTCTTAATCATTTTAATCCAACTAGGTGGCATTCTATTCGGCCACAAAACAGTTCCAGATTTATATTTATGTGTTTTTTGTGAAATTGGTGATACATAATATCTATCTTCTGAAGTTTCGGAAGGTAATACTATGGTTTTATAATGGTCATAATTCTCTATAATAAAGCCACTAACATCGTTATAGTGTAAACGTTGCTGTATGTTAACAATAATACCTTTTTCAAAGTCATTTAAACGTGTAGGAAGTGTTTGTCTAAAGAAGTTAATAGCTGATTTTCTATCTGCCTCTGACTCTGCTTGTTTTGGGTTTTGTAAATCCGTATCTATCCATTATTACTAATGGTACTGACTATATCATCAACATTTCTGTTGCTATGCGCTTCCAGTAGTATTAATCTCTACTGTACTTCCTTTCGGAATAGTCGATACACCTTTACGGAGTTTTATTCTTCGTACTTGGCACGGAATTACCGATATTTATAATATTACGGTTTCCCCGTTAGCTTCTACTTATTTTTTGTTATGTAGAAACACCGTTTTTATATACGTTCACATAGTTATTCGAATATTATCTCTAATATAAGGGACAATTTTACAATCTTTAATATTTATTGTGGAGTGACCAAAATCAAGCTTTTGCTTATCCAATAAAATAATATCTCCACCCTTACCAGTCAAGGTTCCGCCGATAGATGTACTGAACATTATTCCCTGTCTTGTGTTCTCAAATGACGTTTTTGTGTTCTGTTCGTCCTTTAATTTTACACGGTCTCCCCAACGACTTTGATACCAATCACTTTCTATAATTTCCCGTCTTTTTTGGTTTAAACTCATTGATAAATCTTTAGCATAAGATACAGTAATGAATTTTTTAGATGGATTGTGAATCCAAACCCAACAAGGGAAAAATACATTGATAAATAATGATTTCATTGTACGTGGTGGTATGTTAATATTAAGTCTTGTATTAAAAACATCTGTCTTTAAATGGTCTATGTATTCCTGTGTATGTTCTTCTAATAATATATTTTCTATATCATCAATTACTAAAAGTAATAACTCTTCCTCTAAGTAATGTAAATGCCAGTTATCTTTAAACTCAACGCCAGGCTCTATAATGCTCCAAGCTTGTTTAGTGAAGTCCATTAAACTCTTTTCTGCTAGTATTGTTTTGGCGTAATCCTTAAACATTTCACTTTTTACTAATTCGTTAATAGGAATATCGTTATTCTTTGTCGTCTTTGGTCTCTTCTTCTTGTCCATCTTTTAACAACTTCCTTATCTCCTCTTTAGTTAAGGCTTTAATAGCCTCCAAGGTTACTCCGCCAATTTCTCCTGTTACTTGGTAATCTTTCTTGTAATTAGCAGGTTTAAGTACTGGTAAAACAAGTTTAGCCGCTGTTACACTACCTCTAGCGTGTTTCTTAAGCGTAACAACCTTCCCTGTTTTAGTTAGGGCGTCTTCTTGATATGTGTACCCTTGTGCTTCGTTAAACATAGAATTTTCAATAGAATCGCCTAATAACTGTGTTCCTAAATCCCAAGCATCTTTTAACTCTGGTACGTTTTTCCTATATAACAAAAAAGAAGAAGGGCTAATGTCTAACAATTCTGAAATCTGTGTAGTTCCTTTCCCTTCGTGCCTCCACTTAATAATATCGTTTAAATATGGTTCTACTTTTCTTCTATAAATTAAACTTCTCTTCTCTTGGTCTTCTTTAGAAATTATTTTACTAGAATCTACGTCCACTAAAATAGTTTCGTTAGTTTCTATATCAATTACTTGTCTTTTTTCAGTTTTATTGTTTTCCCCCACTAACGTCACCTACCAGTCTTCACAGATGTATCTATTTTCTCTTACATATATTATACCATATTTTTCATTCAATGTAAAGAGTAAGAATTAATTTTCTTGATATTTTTTCTCTATGGACACCCATTGATATTCTTTTTACCCATTGTTACAATGTTTTAATGGTTTTAAAGTACTATAAGTATTACTATATTATTCCTGGGTAACGCTAGCGTGGAGGGGGGTCCATCGTACGGTGGAGGGGGGTCCACTGTAGAATGGAGGGGTAAATAAGGTAAAATGTAACTTTTTTAGTATTTTTTAAAATTAACCTCTTTACATTTTAGTTAAAATATGTTAATATGTTTATAGACACCAAGAAATTAAGAAAGGAGTGTTAGTTATTGAACTTTTTAGTTAGATGTACAAATAAAGAATGTAACCAGTTGATAGTTGTTGATAGAGTACAAGTTTTAGGAGATTTGATATTCTCCGAAATGGCGAAAGCCATTGTTTGTCCAATTTGTAAACAAAAAATACTATTAACTTTAGAAATAAAAAATATGGAGGATGAAGAAGATGGAAAACACACTACAAAACAGCAGTAAAAAGATTGTTGTCTACGTAGATTCTAAAGGTCACCAACAAACAGTTAGAGTAAGGGAATCTAAGTTAGAACAAATGAAAAGTCGTAGTGATATTAAAATTGTTGCTGTAAAGGATGAAATCAATGTTAAGTAAAATTAGACATTTGTTTTGGGATTTAATTCTAAGACATTCTTACAGGAAATCAAAAGATAAATTAGAGCAACCGTTGTACACAGATACACTTAATATGACCCGTTTACAATACTTTGCTAAACTAAAAGCACAAAACTGGAATTATGTTAGTGATAAGTTGTGGGGTTTAGTTAACAGAATAGCGCCACCAACATTTTCTACTGAAATAAACGAAGGAGACTGTGATGACTATGCTAGTGCTGTTTTAGGACAGTATGAAGATATAGACAACGCTTACTTGTTTACTTATTTTTGTAGACCACTTATAAAATCACACACCGTTCCCGTATTTAAACTTAACGGAAATATAGTTACGTTTAATTGGGGAAAAATGTACGTAGTTAAAACTAAACAAGAATTAATAAGTCTTTACGAAAAAATCGCGGATGTAAAAATAAAATCAACTCATTTTGCTAAGTGGAGTGAGAAAAAACACAGATATGTAATGACTAAGTTTAATGAGTAAAACAAGAGAAACCAAACAAATAGAAAGCCTAGTTTTTCGTAAGTACTTTATTGATTACGGTCAAAGATGTGCATTTGAAGTAAGGTTTAGTGATTGGAAACATAAAATAAGAGGTAGAGTTGATTTTGTCGCCGTTGATAGAGAGGATAAGTTTACGTTTGTTGAGATTAAACAAAGTTTACAAGACTTTAATGGTAAGACAGGACATAATTTATATGGCGATAGGAATTACTACGCTATGACTAGAGACCTTTATGAAAAAGTTAAAGATAAAATACCTAAGGGTGTTGGTGTATTAGTTAAACAAGAACAAAAACACAGTAAGTTTTTAGGTTGTAGATTATACGAGATGCAAGTAGTTAAAAGATGTGGAAAAATAGACTACAAATTAACCGATAGACAAAGGTTAAGACTTAAAAAAGATATGTTTACGGCTTGTAATTCCACTATCCATAGATTACTAAGGAATTATAGGTACGATATAACAAATAAAGAGTTATTTAATAAACATAAAACGGGATGGATTAGAAATGTATGATGAAAATATTATTGAAAACTTGAGAACAATTATAGAACGTACAATTACACGGTTTGTTGAAAAAACATTTTCCGATGATGTTGACGTTGAAGAAGTTGTCTCTGTATTAATAGACTTATTAGAAAAGGAAGGTATAAGATAAATGAAGAATAATGAATTAACAAAGTTAGAAAGATTAGAGAAAGAAATCAGAGGATTAAAATTAGAAAAATTACAACTAGAACTACAATTACTTGAAATGAGAAAAACATTTTACATTGTAGAGGCTAGAAAAGAGAATGATTTGGTTGACGCACTTAAAAAGATTAAAGTTGCGTTAGATAACATTAATAAAAATACGTACTTAAATTACTTAATGGACATCAACAACTCATCTAACGGCAAGTACCAATTAGAAAGACTTATTACTACGTATGAGTATAAAACTATTGTGGCTACAAGTAAGATTTTGTTAGAAGATATGCAAAAACGCATCAACCAAAGACTTGAACAAGACGCCACAAAGAACGAAAAACAACCTAAAAAGAAAGCGAAAAAAGAGGCTAAATAATGTTACGGGTCTTTGATGCTTATAAAGACTTTAAGTTTCACGAACAAAGGTTAATAAAAACCATTAACAATGCTAACTTAGAAACTGTTAAGCAATTACGTAACTATGTTTTTAGTTTGTATAATAACGAAGACTTCCTTAGCGGGCGTAATGTTATTAGTATGAGTACTAAGAAAGACCTTGTACTTAAAGACAACGTTCTATACGTAGTCTTAGACTTAGTTATCAAGGCTACTCCTAAAGAAGAAATAAAAGATAACAATGGTTATAAAAAGACGAGACCTTTTAAAGAGCACATGGAATTCTATGTTGAAATCACCCAAGAAATCATCGACGGGGCTTTTGGCGCGTAGGATAACACGTGGTTTACTTTATATACAGTACCAGAATTGAAGATTCTTTTTTTGAAGAAAAAAACGGAAAGGAGACAAAGATGAAAACACACTTACAAATACCAGAGCCCGACGCTATGTTCGTGCCCTTCGATACTGACAAGGACATACTAGGATTTACTGAGAGTCATTTTTATGGCGGATACGAGGTTTACATTATGCGTCCTAGCGAGCGTATTACTATATACCACGGAAGCAGACATATGTGCTCTATGATTTACTGGGACATAGTTAAACGAGTAAGCGTAAGGCTAGGCTACCAGCCGGCGGATGAAGAAACTGAAATACCACAAGAAAACTTGATGGACACATTAGAAAAACATTGGCGGCATTAATTATTAAAGTCTTACAGAAAAGACGATAAATATAAACAATTAGCAAGTTAATTATTGAAAAAATATAAATTAATGCTATAATGTTAGTACAAAGGGGGAAAAATGGATAGAAAAGGGAATCAAAAGACTAAGACTGCTGATTTTGGGTTTCTTACTTATGGTGTAATTCTTACTAAGAATGATAGATTTACTGAGGGCGAGATAAAGAAATCTCTAAAAGAAATTAATAAAAGTTTTTCAGACATTAGTTTAAGAAAAAAAATACCATCAATTTTAAAATCTTTTGTAAAAAGTGGTTTCATTGAAGAGAACATCGATAAAACTTATAATAAAATCTCTTTCCATTTATAGTAAGTATAAATAATTATTATTTATTATCATATTCGTGGTGGTATTCTATATTTTCAAGAATTTACTCTTTTGACCAGTAGTATATACGAAAAGTTATTGGATGATAATCCAGAGTTAAAAAAGATAGTAGAAGAAATGAAGTAGTGGCTTAGGATGAGTACATAGTCCCTGACATAATCCATACGTGGCTCATCTGTAGTACACAACTAAAAAATTATATAAAAAATTAGGACAGCCTTTTAAAAACTTGGGGTTGTCCTTTTTTTCAATTTCAAAAATACCCCAGTACCCTACTGTGTTTACTATTGCAGATAAAAAACCGAGGCGCCAGGCGGACCATTCCCGCTTTTGGAGACCATTGTGAGCCATTCTTCCCTGTATCTAGGGCATATCTTGAAATCCAGTAGGGGGTAAAAAATTGGGCTCTAATGGGTTCTGCCTTATGGTATTATTACATTTTGAAAAAAAGGTACCCACGTTAACGGTACACCTGGACCCGTTGTAGTAGTAACAAGTAATACATAACAATTTTAATGTTTTGTTATGTTTTTATAATTACGTTGTTATTTACGTTGTAACGGTTTAAACGGTTAACGGTGGTATATATAACGGTTAACCAATAAAACGTTAACACGGGCCATTTTAAACGGGGTAAATGGTACTTTTTGGGGGTATTTATACCAAATAAACCACGTACAAAAAACGGGGTAAAAATACGCAAAAGTGGGTTATTTAATAAAAAACAAAAAAAGTTTTAATTTTTTTTATACCGTTTAAACGTGTAAACAACGGGGTATTTAATAGTAAACAAAAAACAAAAGTAAAAAAAAGTAAAATACCCCCTTGTAATAACCCTATTTTTTGGTATAATGGGTATGTAAGTTAGTAACAACCACCCACCGTATAAACGGGGGTTAAGGTTACAACTTAAGGGGGTAACATAATGGGTAACACAGTAACAAACAAGGTTAACAAGGTAAATAGTAACACGGTTAAGGTAACAATTAACCAAGTAAAACCACAAGTTACTTACATTAAACGTTTAATTAGTAAACATTTAAAAAGTAACAACTTACAACACAGTAACAACACGCCAACAAAACCACAAGTAAAACAAGGTTTAACACAAACACAGTTAAACGGGGTACAAAAAGTTATTAAAAACGGTTTAAATAGTTTAAAAACCAAATACCCACACACAACACAACCACAGTTAAACTACATTAAAAACCATTTAAACACACACACAGTTAAGTATTTACAGTAGTTAAGTAACACAGTAAGGGGGTACACAAAACCCCCTTACAACTTAATTTTTAAAGGGGGTAAAAAATGTTAGTAAGTTTAAAAAATTTTAATTATAACAATTACAAACAATTTAACAAGTTATACACAAACACAAAAACAACCATAAACCAAACAATAGGGTTAACCCAATTATTTAAACCATTAAAAAATAACACACACACAAACAACCTTAAAAAGTTAACACAAAAAAAACAGGTTATTTATATTTATAATTATTTAAACAAAAAAGTTAACACTTTATTAAAAAGTACACAGTTAAACGGTATTACAAAAAACCAATACAAACGTTATTTAATATTAACCATTATTAACCATTTAACCAATAACAACGTTAAAAAAATATTAAGGGGTTAACCCCCCTTAGTATTTACATAACAAAATAGGGGGTATGTTATGTTAGGTATTTTACGTGCATTATTAAAAATTATTTTTAAATAAAAACCAACACACACGGGGACGTTGTAGTAAACCAACACACACGGCCCTGTTGTAGTGTTTTTTTTGACTTGAAAATGACGACCAGACCACCACCCTGATTGAACGGGTGGACGGTGGAGACGGGTGAAAAACGTTGCGCTAAGTCACTCTTGCACAATTGCGCTATCTGGTATCTCGAAAGTTGCGCCATCTCGTATCAATGATTTAGTGGGTCTGTATCGGTCGGTTCATATCGTTGCGCTAAGTCATACCTTGAAAACAACGGACTAATATGTTCACTTCCGGTGGAGACATTTGTCGGTCTAAAATGTTGCGCTAAATCGTATCCGCATTTGTGTTCATTTTCGACTGTGAGTCTATCGGTGTCGATAACACAACTATAAATAAAAAAAGGTCGACTAAGACCCCTTTATTTACTCCTCAAATGCGAGTATATCTGGTATTGTACCAACTGTGACACCTCTCGGGTCTAGTCCGAGTCTCTTCACCTTAGCCATAAGGTCTTTCCAATCTTGATATGTTCCTACAAATACTCTAATACTTTTCATAATCTTTCCTCCTTTGATTTTAGGTGGTCGGTCTAATGCTTAAATCTGCTACAACCTAACCACCTTTATACACCCATTATACTTGATAATTACGGAAATGTAAATAGTTTTTAGTGATTATTTTAATGTTTTCTTTTTAGACTAAATCTCCACTTCTCTATCTTAAACTCATAGAATTACTTAAATCTCCGCGCGCTCAGGTCGTCAGTTCAGAAAAGAATACTATGTTACCAAAAAAGAAAAGGTGGTTTTTACACCACCTGTTCAGTTTTACTGTGGGTTACCAAAACAATCATATTGTAACACTAACCCTGTTTCTTGTTTGACATTTAATAACAGGTCATCCATGAAACCTAAACTGTCATATGTGGTAATTTCACCTTTAAACTTGTTATGTGTTTGTTGGTCAACTATGGTAATTTCACATACTGGGTTTTGTTGATTGTATAAACCTTTAGGTATAAATTCAAAACTGACTATGTTACCATTGTTTTTAATAAACCAACTTACACTTTCAGGGTTATTAGGTGTGGGTAAAATTGTGTTACTTTTTACGTCAAATGGGCACTTTATTAAGTAGTTTACACCTTGTTCAACTGTTACTTGTTTACTACTACCTACTTGATTACTTGTTACAAAATTGTTAACTTGTTTCATATACGACACTCCTTTATGTGATAATGTGGTTTTTGGTTTACCACCAACCTTATACACCCATTATAATTGATTATTGGGGTTTTTACAAGGGGTAAATGTGAAAATATTAAAGTTTTCACTACAGAAAATGGTGGAAAATACGATTTAGTGTAGCAAAAACGTTCATTTTCGACTATGACACCATCGGGGTCGACCTTGAAAATAGCAACTAATAACACCACTATATCTAATGTGAAGTCAAGGTTTTCATTTTCGATAAGGATAATTTCATCGGTGAGTCCGACCAATTGCGCTAACTGACAACCGTGAAGTTGCGCTAACTGGTACGTCACATCTGACACGATATCTCCTTCGGAACCTACGGGGTCGGCGGTCAGTGCCTACCCCTGTGACCATTTCGTTGCGCTATCTCGTACCTCACTTTTTGCTCAATTTCTCCTTGAGTCGTCTCACTCCGATTTTCATTTTCGACCATGAGTTTGTCAAGCGTGAACAAAAATAAACAAATAAAAAAGGGGTCAATTACGACCCCGTTTTTTATGTTACTCAGATTTTAAATACTTACTAGTATGAACATTGAAGTGATTCTTGATGTACGTGATTTGAGGTTTTGTGGTATGTTCGTATTTAGTTGACATTTCCTCAAGTCCGCTTTTGATAACGCCTTGCACTTTTTTACTTTGTTCTTCGGTTAACTTGACCGCTTCAGGTTTGGTAGGGGTACTTGATTTCGCCGCTAACTTTTCTGATTTTAAGAACTTGTGTAATTTACGTTTCACGAACGTAATTTGTGGCTTGACAGCGTTGACCGTTACCTTTACTACATCTTGATTAACTTTGTTTACCTTGTTTGCCATTTTGAAACTCCTTTCGTGACTGGGTTGCAGTCTGGTTGGTACTTTAAGGTGACCACCTTACCTTGTTACTTAATTATAACACGATAATTAAGAAATTACAAGGGGTAAATGTGAAAAGTTTTAAATAATCTTTGACTATTTAATACCGTGACTTCTACCACCTTTACATACCCATTATAAGTGATAATTGGTGAAATTACAAGGGGTAAATGTGATTATTTTATTTTTTCAATTAAGTTTTCATTTTCGACAATGAGCCAATCAAACTTGAAAATGAGGCTCTCTTTGTGGATATTTGTCGTGAGGTGAATGATAAGTATTAGTGAGTTGAAAGAATACTAAAAGATACTGTCGGTCGGTCACTCCAATTGCGTGAAGTCCTACCCTCAAAGTTGCGCTAACTCCTATGTCGATAATTGCGCTAAGTCACATCAAGGATTTTGTACACTTTATCTAATTATGGGGTTTACATTTACATTGTTATCAAGTATAATTAAGTATAACCTATTTAATAGGTAAAAAACAAAGGGGGTAGTAGAATGAAAGTTTACGACATTGATGGTAAACAATATCACGAAGAGGACATGGAGAGAATATGTCGAAATGTTGCAAGCAACTGGGGTGCACAAGTACAACGGTATGAAGTTAGAGACGGAGAGATTGTTATATTCTGTATTGAGGCGGGCGATAAGTTTATAACAAGTATTAGTTTCAACGAAGTAAGTGAGTACGATTACTAATGCATACCTTTCCAGTACTATGGGTTCTTAACAAAGACGACCTAAGAATTGTTAGTAATAACTTCAAACTAACAAAACACGCCCGACAACGTATTAACCAACGATTCAAGAGTAGTAACCGCAGGGAGATAAGAAAAGCCGTGTTAGAAGCTGATTTCGCCTATGTAGCAGGAGACCGTGTCATAAACGTAGGACTAAAAGATGGTAGTGCATTTAAGTTCGCTCAGACTAGAGACTGTTACGTGATGATTACTTATACTGAACCAAGTATTAACCGAGTATCTATTCGAGATAAGTATAGACTTGCTTGTCGCGGCGGAAATAGATAAGTTTTTAAAAGGGAGTCAGGAATATTATTGTGGTCTAGTATTATATATATATATATATATATATATATAATACGACAACAC